GCCCAGATCGGTTCGTCTGGCTACGGAGCCAAGATTAGTTCGTCCGGCTACGGTGCCAAGATTGACAGCACTGGCGAAGACTGTGTCATCATGTGCGCAGGTATTAACTCAGTGGCAAAAGCCTCAAAAGGATCATGGGTAACACTATCCGAATGGTCTTATTCTGAGGAAAAACAAAGATATATTCCCATTTGTGTAAAAACGGAATTTGTTGATGGAGAAAAGATAAAAGCAGATACATATTACAGTCTGAAAGGGGGAGTTTTTGTGGAATGGATCAATGATTAAGAGGAGGTGTTATATATGAAATGGATGGTAATAAAAGGGGTTAGATATCCTAGTTCCGTGATATCAGCATTTGCGACATATAATATGGATAACCCCTTCTTGAAGGTCAGGATAAGAAACAAGTATCATATAGTGCCTTTTGATGATGTTAATAAGATGGCTAATCAGATGGTATATTTAATGGACAACTATCCTGATTTCGTTCAGATAGGGAGATGGTGGATATCCAAGAAACATGTGATGTCATGGACGCCCAAGGGGGAGACCGTGGACGGATCGGGCTGGGTTATATCCTTCACCCTGTCCTTTGGTTTGGATAATGGGACTCAAATTAAGTTTGATAAAGAAGATGAGTACTTAAATGAGATAGATAGGCTAAACGAGTTGTTTAATGTAATATTATGATATGAAAAGCAAGAAAGATTATATAAGCATGCTTAACGCTCTTGGTAGTTCTTTGTCTAGGGAAGAATGGATGATAGGAGGCAAAGATAGATATACAGGTAGGGATAATTATGGAGTTATGTTGAAAAGATATGATCCTATAGCTTTTGAGGTAGGATATAGAGAATGGAAGAAACAATGAGTAATACTTGAATCGGGATTGTGGCGGTTCGTGAGAATAGCTACAATCATATCTCTAAACGTGAACATAAGGAGGTACGTATGTCATTCGATTGACATTAGGGATCTAATTATATTAAAAGAGGAGGGATTTTGAAAAAAAATTGTATTAAAACTGTATGAGTTTGATGAGTTACCAAAAGACTCACAAGAAAGGATCGTAGAGTGTGAGCGTTGGAATGTAATGAAGCAATGTATGGATGCTTATGACATAGACTATAAAAAGTCAATGGAAGCCTTTGAAGATCTGACAGATACTAAGGTTTATGATTGGGAAGTTGGATACGAGAGATATGATTTTAGTTATGAGTTTAAATACGAAGATCCTATTTATGAACATCCTACAGATTATCATCGTGATATATTCCCTGAGAATCTATGTGGCAAATTACTGTTCAGATATATCAACAACAATATTATGCCATATATTATCAAGGGCAAGTATTTCTCCACGTCAGGTAAATATATTGATGGGAAATACAAATACAAGCACAAGTATAGTAGGGTGATGTTTGACTATGGAGATAATTGCCCATTGACAGGGATGTGTTATGATTATTATCTCCTGAAACCTATAATTGATTATTACAATGCATGGTGTACTTATCCGGAGGGTTTTTCTTTAGAGGATCTGATGAGACAATGTTATGATAATTTCTTCATGTTATGGCATAAAGAATATGAATATTGGGTTGATAACGAAGACGCTATACGTGAAGAGCTTCATCATAATCAGTACGAAGATCAACTTTATTATGAGAATGGGGATGTGTATGTTGAACCATTAAATGAAATAGTATGAAAGTAATATGTACAAGGTGTGGCGGAACAAACATTGCTTGTGAAGCGATCGTAAATCCAAACACAGGGAAAATAATAGATTATCTTGATGAATCTTTTATGCATGCTAATTGTGGGGATTGCAAGGAAGAGGTAGTGATAACGGATGTAGATAGAGTCAAGAAAGATATTGATTCTATGTTTTTCGAGTTCGTTAAAAAGAATGGGAAAGAACCTGAATACGTAGAATGTCAGATCGTATGGAAAGACACAGGGGATGATCAAAGAACGACAATAAAATTATCATTAAGCATCAATGATGATGATAATGATAATGTTTTCTATTACTGTAATGGGATAGAATCACTTAAGTCACTTGTGGAATATGGAGTAGGAGAGTTTATTGTAATAGATTGTTGGAGTTTTTTTAGTATTGATAATTTGTAAATTGATGAGATTATGAATATAGAGGTAATAAGATACAGGCTTCCAGTTTATTGGGCTTGCGCTCTGATAAATGATGACTATACTGGATTATGTAAAGAAGAATGTCAAGAAATAAAAAACTTCTTGAACATCGCAGATGGCTATCCGGTAGATGTGGATTGGGAAACAGAAGGGTTCTATCAATATAATGATGCAGGAACACTTCCGGGAAATTATGCCGATTTTATTTTTCATAAGTTAAACGATTAAACATAAAAATATGGAAACTGCAAATAAACTAACTTTTTTAAGTACAAAATTCTTTACAGAAAACAAAAGGGAATACAGAATAACAGTCACGATATCGTTAGATGATGATTGTCATAACAATATGTGTGATTGGAGTATAACCGCTGACATTCGTTGGAAAAACGAATATGGGATATATAAAGAGTATATGGGAGGCTGCTGCCACGATGAGATTGCGAAACATTGTCCGGAATTGGCGAAGTTTATACCATTACATTGTTGTAATCATTATGGTGCTCCTATGTATCCGGTGGAAAATGGCATGTATCACATAAAGAATAGCGATAAGTCTGTGGCTATTGAATATTTACGTATATCAGACAAGGAATATTCCAAATTATCTGAAGCGGTGGATGATAAGATGTATTTCAAGTATCTGCTTTTCAATCTGGGGATTGTGGATAGATGGAAACGTGAATCAGGCGAGCTTATTGCGGAACTTGAAGACCTGTGTGGAAAGAAATGGGTTAATCCATATAAGCCAGAAGAAGAAAGGGTTATCCTGACACTAACAGACGAGGAACGATCTCTTATTGAAGAGCGTATTGAAGCCGGGTATTATTCCGCAGAAAATATAGAAAAACGCCGGAGAGAGACTCATGAGACAAAGATGGCGGAAAAGCGTGCCAAGATTTGTGAACGATATGACAAAGAAATCAAAAAAGCAGAAGCTGGGAAGAAGGTAATGCTCTGTGTATTTGACTATGGATTGCATGTTGATAATGTAATATATTATAATCACAAAAATACATTATGTTTCAATTGGACAGATTATGAAAAGAAAATCACTAAGAAGAGTTTGATGATTTTGTAAATAACGTAGATCGCTCTCAGTTACCAGAAGGAATTAAGTTCGAGTTCAAAGCATGATCAAGAATTAGGAATAGAGCGAATGGATAAGGAGGTAGGAACCAATCAACATCGCTCAGCCGCCTATACTTATGGCGGCTTATGAGATCGAATGGTTATTCACTCTTTGATATGTTTAATAATAAAAACTAAGCAAAAATGAATAAGCAGGAATTAATAAAAGAAATAATACATCTTTATTCAGAGTTGGAGAAAAAAGGAGAAGAGCTTGCTGCTATTTGCGAAAAAGAAATTGAACCATTAATCGATTCAAAGAAATATCAAGAAGCAAAGAAGTATGTGTATTCTTTCTATAAAGATTGCGTCGATAAAAATGGTGATAGTATAGCAATAGAGAAAGATATGATTTTGTCTAGATTAAATCACTTGATCAATAGTTAACACTCAAAACTTAATAGATATGAACAACTCTATGGTCGCTCATTTGTAGGCAAACGAAAAGAAAGAATCCGCAAGAGGTAATAAGTTTTTCTTTGAAGGTAAAAGTATTTACTCTTATGGTTATCACTTTGAGATTGGAAGAATCGTAAGGAATAAGCGTGGGGAAAAGGCGTATTTGGTTAACGATGAGTATTATTCTATTTTTACTTCTATACATCTAAGATGTATTTATAATGCGATACCAACTGGATCAAAGGTATTTCCTGTTGGATATAACATGTCTGATGACGGCAGCATGGCTTTTATCACCAGTCAATTGGAGTTTATCAAAAAAGATATTGAGAAATATAAGAAGGTCAGAACGAGTCTATCTTATAGGAATGTTTGGGGAGTCTTTAGAAATATGATGAATTATATTGAATTCTTTAATATGGGGACTCCCAAGAGCCTTCTTAAAAAGAGTGCAAATGATTGGCTCGGAACTGAGCATGAATTATCATGGAAGTCTGATAAAGAAAAATGCGAATATGTCCGTGAATTGAAACATGTGTTTGAGGTATTGCTAAATCATCAAGCGTTAGAAACTTTAGGAACGACCAATGTGATAGTAGATGAGATTTGTGGTGAAGGAACGTGGGCTGAGTATGCGACCAGATGTCAGAGATGGAAAGACAGTCAGGCGAAAAAAGAGGCTTTAATTTTTGAAAAAAGAAGAAAAGAAAAAGAAGATCGCAAGAAAAATTTGAAGAACAGATCGAGATGTGGAAGTCTGGCAAGATTCTGGAATTATATCTACATACTATTTGGAGGATGACCAGCCTACGTATGGCTTCGATTAAGAATGGTATAATTGAGACTAGCAAGAATATCAAGATAGAACGAGCTGAAGCTGAGAGACTTTGGAAATTGATAAAGTTCTTCCATAATGGCGGTAAATTTCAACACGATATGGTATTGGATACAACCGGTCACAAATGGAAGATCAATAGCTATAAGAATGATATATTGGTTGCTGGATGTCACAGGATAGCGTATAGCGAGATGAAAGGTATTGCGAGACAATTAGGATGGGATTAAACAGCTATCAAGTAACATTTGAGAGCTATGGCGATCACTATCAGATTTACGGGAGAGACATCCAAGATGTCATGGGCGGCGTTACCGGTGGAGCCGGCGTGTATGGGTAAGGTGGGCGAGGGAACGAGGCGTCCGCTCATGTTCGTTGGATTGGCTGAACAGATAAAGCTACAATGTAGTGATATAATTAAAGTGAAAATAACAATATAAATACATGTAAAATTATGGGAAAGAAAATGATAACAATACCATTTGATTTAGAGTTGGCAAAGAAAATCAACAATGGTGAGCGCAATGGAATGATTGTAACGGATGGCGATAATTACAGAGTAGAGTTTGTGTATCATAGGGAAGAGTCTTTCCCAATCCTAGGAGTTATCCATACTGATCACGGCATAATATCAGATTGGTTCTCAAATAATGGATTCGGAGGAAAGAATTATAGACTTAAGCTTAAAGTTCCAGAATATACCACATTCAAGGACGGAGATGTATTGAGTAATGAACAGGGTGATTACCTGTTTATATTAAATACGAACGGAGAATATCTTACATCTTTTCATGCATCATGGAAAAAGGGGAGGGGAGTCGTGATTCCTAGAAAAACACATGCTGATTGTAATAATATTGAAAAATACAGACTTGCTACTGAGAATGAAAGGCAAAAGTTTATTGATGCTCTTAAAACAAGCAAAGAGCCTAAAGCCAAAATGTGTTTGAAACAATTCTTTAATTGTTTCAATATAGATGCCAGCCAATGTCTAAACGGAGAGGTTGAGGTAGATGAGACTTATATAGGGGGATTGAATAAGAATAGGCATAGTAGTAAGAAGGTAAGAAACGCAAGAGGCAGGAGTTGTAAGGACAAGGTTCCGGTATTTGGTATGCTGCAACGAGAAGGTTTTGTTATAGCTAAGGTTGTTAACGATACGAAAGCCGGAACCTTGATCCCGATCATCAATGATGTTGTATGTCCGGGATCTACAATCTTCTCCTTTACAAGGGTTATACTGTAAGATTGTATATAGTTACCTACCAATAATCCCGAAAGAAGAGAAGCAGAACACCGTCAAAATAGAAATTTCGACAAAATGAAAATAGTCGGAAATGTTTCTACTTTAGACGGTGCTTCTCAATGGGAGACAAATAGGATACAAACCTATATGAACAACCACAAGGGACAAACACCACTTTACAACCAAAACGAACATGGTAAGTAGTAATGTGATGCTTTTTACTCAAATCGTGTAGCAGCACGATTTTGAGGTCTAATCAAAGTCACTGTTAGTTTGGCACTCTAACAGCGATTTTTATAACGGTAGAAGTAATATTTTATTATANATCATTTTTAGATAGATCATATATTTCCTTTCATCCATTCAAGTAAATTTTTATCAATATCATATGTTGCCCAAGCAGAATCTGTTATATTAATAACAACGACTTGCCCTTTTCCTTCAATAGCTTCCACTAATTCATCTCTAACCTTTTTTGAAGAATGAGATGTATTGATTATCTAAGCGCGAGCAAACAATTTTGCCCAATTAGGATATTTTTTCAATCTTTTGCTCAACTTTGTATAGTCAGTAGAGTCTTTTAATGTATATGTAACAAAATATGTACTCATTCTTTTGATGCTTTAAAGTAATATCCAACTATAAAACCAAGAGGACCTGATAATACTCCTGACACGGTGACAAGCATGTCTTTGTATTCATCAACCTTGAAACATTTTAAGAATTCAATTACAAATACTATAGCTATTACTATAAAAAAATGCACAAACATATATCATAGCAATTCGACTTCGTGTATTCTCTTTTGGGTCTGAACTTCCTTTTGAGCTTATTTCCGGTTTATCTGTTTCTGCCATATAGTTACGTTTATGTCCGCAAATATATAAAGAAATCGTAAAACCTCAACTCGTTTTATTGAAAAAATGTGTATATAAATACTGTTTAAATTGAAAATTTAAATTCTTATATATATTGTAAAGGGAGTATAAATCTAATACCTCTTTGATAAAGCATCATATTATTTTCTATACAAATCATTGATAGTCATTGTTTTATTTTCAGAAGTGGGAATATGTGTTTTAGATGGTATTTGCTGTCCTTTACATTCTCGCTGTTCCGTTTTACATTCTTGTCGACTTTCAACTCTATTAGAATTTTTGTATTCATCTTGATTGCTTTTTCTGCAATACATGTTTCTCCACTCTTCCTCTTGAATGATTCTCTCCTTACGTTTTTCATCTGTCTCTCCTATACAAGCAATCATCAAAATTGCTAAGAAAGGACTGGTGAATATTGCTAATACAAACCAAAGCATAATATTTCTACCTCTTTTGGCTGCCATTTGAACAGGGATTATGCAAAGTAGAAGGTAGATAACTACTATCAATGCAAGAAAAAATGCTAAGTAATTATATACAATAAAAATTATGAGCTTAATAGATAAACTAGAAGACTTGGTGGCTAAGGTAGATACCGAATACCAAGAGAAGATGGAGGCGGTGATCCTGGAGATAGTCCCGGGATGCCGGAAGGGAACGTGCGCCATGCCGCCGAGTGTATGTGTACGGACAGGATGGGGAATATGATGGACATAGATCTTTATATACTACATGAAGAGAATAGGCCTTATAAATGCCCTTATCTAAAAGAACTGCTAGAAGATAGAATAGCCAGAGTAGCTAAGATGCATGAGGATAAAAGTTATACATACGATATAGATGATAATTATTGGTGCGCTACTTGTGGGTCTCATTCTCATAAAGAGGATTCCAAAACAGGATATTGTTGGCATTGCGATACAGACAATTGGATTAAAGAATATGGAGCAGATATTGAGGTATAATTATTAAGGTAATTATACCCTACTCTATATTATAATTGAAGTGTGAAGTTATTATATATAATTACCTAAAATATAATGATATGAAAATTCAAGTAGAATTAAATTTGGAAGATGTATTCGAGGAAGCTATGTACAACGAAGCGACGTTGAAAGAGGAGTTTACCAGCTCGGTCAGGTTAGCCGTAGTACGTGAGCTTAAAGAAAAGTTCAAGAATGAGTTGATGAGGGAAATATGTAATCCGATATCAGAGAAAATTGAGGAGATAGCGAGGGAATCAATGAGTGATCTCATCGAGAACGCCAGCGAGAAGAAATATAGATTCAGGATAGATTATATGGATGATGAGTTGACGGTAGATGAGTTTATAAGAGGTAGGATGAAGAAAGTTATAGACAGAGGCATTGAATCAATGATAGAATCAAGAGCTAAATCTTTTGTCGATGAGTTAAGGAAGAGGTATGACATGGCGTTCGCGACCTTTATCGTGGATAATATGAGGAAGCAAAATATGTTGAAGGATGAGAAGATAGCTGAGCTGTTAAAAGATAATCCAGATGAGAGGTAGGGAGGATGCCAAAGGAAGGCTGCGATCGGTGCTCATGACGCCGGCTGCTCCCGAAAAGATAAGGGTGTTGTCTCCATCGTGGTACAGGAAGGCGGCGGAATTTCAGGGCAAGCCGGAGTCGGAACGGCTGGTTTTTTTTGTTCGTGGTGCTGTCGTACTGGGGGGGGTGTAATTTGTGTATGGATATAAGCAAATATAACACAAAAGGGCTTAAAATATATGGAGGATAAATATGATTGATGAGAGGAAGGATAGTATTAACTATTAATAATGTTTATTTAATTTAATTCAAAAACAAAATGTCTACTTTTGTAGACACATAAAATTACATATATGAAAAAGAGTGAGTTTGTAAAGGTATTGGAGAAGATCATCGATATGGTTAAGACCGAAGATGATGGTTTCGAGTATGGTGGTAAAGTCATTTTCTATAAAGAAGATGATGATAACTATGAAATCTCGGTAAAGAACATTGAGATGGATCTTATGGTAGAAGCCAGTGCTATGGCTAGTATGAATGATAGGACTTTTGACTGCCTTATGAGTGAGGTTTATAAACAAAAGTTTACAAAGACTATAACGATGTCGGAGGATGAGGATGATGAAGACAATTGATAAGATGACCGATCAGGAGATATATGATCTTACTGACGAACAAGTAGAGAAATTGATCGTAACAAGATGTATGGAGGAAGGTGTCAGATTTATGGATGAGCCTCCAATCATGAGGACATATGACTGTAAACCTATTTCTCCATCCCATTTCTTCTACTATTTAGAAGGATTGAGTATAGCCGTTCTTGATCAGGATGATGCTATTAAAATAGCTAAGTTCTTAAGTGACTTTGATCTATACAGGACTAGATATGATTTCACCGTATCCAATGAAAAGCCATACAGCAAATTGGATATAATTAATATCAAACATACTCCGATGTTTGATACGAAAGGCGAGGAGACCTATAAGTCTATCAAGGATAAGAACGATAAGATTGAGGCGGAATATAAAGACCAGCTGGAGAGATATGAGAGAAATATGAAGAAAATGAGTAAAATTCGGGCCGAGATATGGGATAAAGTAGCCGATATAAGACATAGGATTGATAATATGAACTATCTTAGGTCGCTTTTTGCAAGGGAATATCTACCACTGGTGGATAATGATACGGATAAGGCTATGATATTTTTCAAGAAGGCTTATGGCGTGGATGATGATACGGAAAGATATATTCGTGAAGGAATAAAAGATTATCCTTTGTTTAACAATAATATAGATTAAAATGCACAATTGGTTTAAATGTACGGTTTCTTATGAGACCGATGCCGAGAACGGCATGAAGAAGAAGGTAAAGGAAGAGTATTTAGTAGATGCCTTTTCTTATACCGAATGTGAGGCTAGAATCATAGAGGAGATGAAGCCATTCATATCCGGTGAGTTTAGCGTTGATATCAAACGATTCAGGATAGCGGAATTGTTTGCCATGGATGGAGACAGGTTCTATAAGGTCACGGCTGATTATATTACGGTAGACGAGAAATCGGGTAATGAGAAACGCAAGGCGTTTAACTACATCGTTCGGGCCAATGACCTTGATCATGCCAAGAAGAACTTCGAGGAGGGCATGAAAGGGACTATATCAGACTTCGTGGTAACCTGTATTAAGGAGGAGAAGAAGTTGATGGATTTCTATGAGTTTGACGGTAAGATCAGGAACCCGGAGAAGCATGAGGATAGTAAGCAATAAAGCTAGCTATGAGACCGCATCATCCGTAGCTGAGAAGTTGATGGAGATAAACAAGATGGAGGGTACGATTTATCGTATCCTCACATTATCTAACAAGACTTATCTGGCGTCTAAACTAGGATATAGTAGGTCAGGGTTCTATAAGAAAATACAGAACAGGAACTTTAATATCCGGGAACTAGCTCAGATATTCGACACGATCATCAATTTCAAGGATCAGGATTGGACGAAGGGTAAAATAGATAGGCTTAAGAGATATAGAGCCATGAGCCTCATGGAGTTTAATAAAAGTTATAAAAAGAAAAAAGCATGAAGGGTAGGATGTTACCATGTGAGGGGTGCGGCAGGATAGTAGCCATAAGGAGCAAGGGGTTGTGCCCTGCGTGCCGGGCTAGGGAACTACCGCCAAAGGGAAGGGCGGCGATACGGGTGAAGGCCAAGCCAAAGGGGAAGAGCCTAGCCGTTTTCTTTGGCGCCCATGTGGCTAGATTGAGTATGACAAGGAGATCTGCTACCGGCGCATACATACCATGCCCGGGGGTAAGCAACATATGCCACTTATACCCTAAACGGAAATATAAATCAGTTGCTGAGGATAATGATAACATTATCTACTTGACGGCTGATGAGCATACAAGATTCGATTATCTATTAGATACGATGGATTTCAGCCGGCTCTTGGACGAGTTTGGCAACGTATGGCTGTTGGCAGCCAGAAGGATGAGGGATCTCGCACCTAAAGTCGAGGAGGATGGTAAATTAAAAACCAGATTATTATCATGGATAGAAGAAAACAAAGATTACTTTTAGACCTAGGATATAAGGCTATAAGTGACACAGTATATAGTTATGAGACGATCATGGAAGTCATAAGCGATCAAGAGCCGTTTGATGAGATGAAAGTTCGTTTATCCGAGAGACACAATGTGATTATTGCGGATGATGGGGAGGTGGAATGGTCGGCTTTAGGTAAGATGGCGGACGAGCATCGGTCATCATATTACTGGCGATCATCATTACCAGTATTAAGATCATATCATACAGATCCTAAATTTACCGCTTTCTTTGGCATATTAGACGTTTTATCAACGGTCCCAAAGAAAGATATAGTCGAGGAGGAAAAGCCTGTTGAAGAGCCTAAAAACGAGCCTAATGAGGAGATGGAGGTTGAGTATGATCTGGAGACAGAGCAACAGTATTATGCCGCTGAATGGATAAAGGATATCCCGACACCTGTGTTATATAGAATGACTGTAGCCGGCAAACGTGTATATTATGAGATGGATGTTGATGGGTATCCTATTATATACGATGGAGCTACTAACAATATCGCCAATGGGTATTGTGATACGTCCGGAGCCTTGGAGAAATGGAAGAATGAGATGAGGCTCAAGGGTAAGGATCCTGATGAGTACGCTAACTACAGGGCTGATCTGGGTACTATTATGCATTATCTATTTGGGTTGTATCTGACCGGGGTTAACATAAAGTTGATCCCGACATGGATAAGGAAGGCTGTCAAGGAGGCTAAGCTAAGGATAGACAAGTATAGGATGGAGCGGATATTAGTGGATAACATTGATGAACTGATAGAGGATCTAATATCATTCGCTATATTCTGCAAGGAAAGACATGTAAAACCTGTGTTGATTGAGAAGATGTTGAGGTCAAGGAGATTGAAAGTAGCTTCTTCGGTGGACGCAGTGGTGGAGATGGATAGCGAGCCGGAGATGGTGGAGATAGAGGTCAAGACAGGAGAGTTCTATGAGACGGGAGCCAAGAAAGGTCAACCTAAGACGGAGAAAAAGAAGATAAAAAGATGTAGGAGGATATTCGCTATATTGGACTTCAAATCAAACAGGAAAGGCAATTTCTATGACGAGTATGCTTTCCAACTTGAGTTATATAGAAGAATGATACTGGAGAACTATGGAAAGATATTGGAGATAGAGGAGATATATAACTTCGCTCCGGGTGATCCTACCGCAAAGACCAGCCAATATAAGTTGAAGAGACAGACTGACAACCCTATATTGAATATGGCTACCGTAGTATATCTTCAAGGAAAGTATAAGTTCGAGAAAACTAATTATACGGTTACATCAAGAATCGGATCCTTAGATATAGAAGGCGAGTTTGATGTTAATAAGTTGGTAAGGAAAGAGCCGCTGAGGGACTATATATATAGAGTCATGAATGAGAGGAGAGGGTGATGGAATTTAGGGAGTTCAATAAGAGCGTTCATCGGTATGAGCTGGATCATAGCAAACCAAGGAGGAAGCTGACGTGCCCGCAATGCGGCAAGGATAAGTGTTTTACGCCGTACGTGGACGTAACCACCGGTCAGATCGTTGGAGAGCAGTTTGGGGTGTGTGATCATAAAAATAAATGTGGTTACTTTAAATATCCAACAGGGAGCGAACTTGGGAACAATGATCTTTTTACCGATTCAAACAAAGTATTAAGGAGGTACAGACCTCCTATGGATCCGGATATAGCCAACTGCATTCCGGTAAGCAAGATGTTTGAGACGCTTAATCCTTTCGAGACATCCGATCTTCAGGATTATCTATCCAATATCTTCGGATCGTATCATACCAATAGGGCATTTAGCTTGTATAAGGTGGGGATGATGAGATTCGGGGACTGGGGTAAGTGCTGTGTGTTCTGGCAACTGGATAAGAATTGGGTAGTGCGGACCGGGAAGATAATGGACTACGGGCCTGACGGGAAGAGGGTAAAGGTTCCCATGGATCATGTATGTTGGGTGCATATACTGGACGGTCAGGATTACCTGCTTAGGCAATGCCTGTTCGGGGAGTTTCTTATCAACTTCTATCCCAATGACGCTCCGGTGTATATAGTAGAGTCAGAGAAGACGGCTGTTATCTGTAACATCGTGTACCCTAGTAGGTTGTTTATGGCCTGTGGCGGTATCCATATGTTGAAGAGGGAGATGATAGAGACATTGGGTAGGAGGCGGATAGTCCTGTACCCGGATAAGGGCGACGCTTTCAACGAATGGAGAAAGAAGGTAGACAAGGATATGAGGGGGATGAATATAGAGATAAGTAATTTTCTAGAATCAAAACCCAATATAAATGAGGGAATGGATATAGCGGATTATTTTATTATTAAACAAATTTACAATGGCAAAGGTAGTTAACAATTACAAGAAATTCAAGGTGCTTGAAATAACAAGACAGGAGATGATGGATAAGCTCACCAGATATGGGTGCTTAGGTATTTGCGATATGTGTAACAGACCTACGTCCGTGGGCTATTATGTAGCGGTAATCAATCAATGGATGTGCGAGGACTGTTATAATGATTTCATCAAATCGGTTGACAGGTATGAGGATGATATGAGAATAGAGAACAGAAATTTTGATAGATTCTGCAATCTATTTAATGTTGAGATAGAAGAAAAGGTATGAAAGAACTGTCTTTAGCCCAGAAAGCTATGTTAAACGGATCCGTATGCCCGTATTGCAAGAACCCATCCACTATGATAAATACGGTGGAGGGGAAGCAAGTTGGGTGCGAGAAGTGTGGGGCTTGGATGAGATCCGATCCTTTTGGGAAGCCGATGGGGAGGCTGGCTAAGCCGGATCTTCTTAGGAGTATGGATATGGCAATGACTGAGATTAATATATTTGCGTATAGAACAAAACGGGATGTGCAGGATATTTACAAAAGCCTATCTGGTGAATTGGATATACCAATAGAACATGTATCCCCATATAAGATGTCTTTGCCATCACTACTTAATACCATGAGATATATTGAAAAGTATGGCGATAATCATATACGGATATATGATAGAACCATGGTAAAGAAGGCTTGCCCTAGGCACGGAGCGGTGGCGATCGGGAGCAACGCCTGCCACGGATGTCCGGAGTTCCTGTTCCATGTGGTAAACGACACGACCGATACGGTGGTGTGTGATATGGATATGAGTTATGGAGACTGTATAAAGGAAGATAAATAAATTTGATAGATAATATTAATTGTATAAAAGATGAAAGTAATTTTTATTCATAAGCCTACTGGATATTATGTAGGAGGATCAGTATTTAACAAGACATGTGGTTTTTACAAATGTAGGGATAAGATGATAGAAAAAGGCATAAGCGAGGATAAGGCTAATATGCTGATTGATATAATAGGTCCACACGTATGTGTGTGGGAGATAAAGGATGGAGACGATCCTTATAAGAGCATGAGAGATAGACTCGGGGATAAAGCCTCGTATCTGGATGGAGAGGATATTATCGTAGAGAATTATGATTATGATGAGGAGGACGAAGAGGATGGGGAAATCGACTGAATATTATAGGACACATCCGGAAGCCAGAAAGAAGAAGGCTGAGACGGACAAGAAGATTAATGCTCGTCCTGAGCAGAAAGCCAAGAGACGGGAGTTGGGTCGTAAGAATTACAAGACCGATAAGTTGAAGGGGAAGGCTTATCGGAAGGGGAAGGACCTATGCCATACGGCTAAGGGATTAAGATATAAATCAAGATCAGCTAACAGAGGATCTAAATCCGATACGGCTGGCGATAGAAACGCAAGAGGATGAGTGAGGATAGGATATGGAGGTCATCCAAGGAGATCATCATGGATGCCTATGAGAGGATAAGAAAGTATCAGTCGGGGGAACTTCTGCCGGCTCATACCGGATATCCTTATCTGGACAAGGCTTTGCTGGGGGGGTTTTACCCCCAGCATGCGGTAGCCATAGGAGCTAGACCCGGAGTCGGCAAGTCTTATTTGGCGCAGAAGATCATGAGCAATGTGATGAATGTCAATATCAATCCACAGGCAGATGATTATGTATGGTTAAGATGTGAGTTTGAGATGAACCCAGAAGATTTGATGTTACGTTCACTATCAAAAAAAATGGGGAAAGACATACAAGATATACTCCTTAACGAGATGTCAGAAGATGAGGTAAAAGAAATGCAGAGATGCCTTAGAGAAGAGAACTCTAGCAGAATAACATACATCCCTAAACCATCAACCGTAGATGAGCTTCAAAATTTTCTATGGAATGAGTATATGCCAATAAACAAAGATAAAAAAATGGTATTCGTGTCTATAGATCATACGGCCCTGATACAAGGCTCAGGAGATGCCAAAAGAAATATCGACTCGTTGATAACCATGTGTAATATAGCTAAAAGGACTTTTCCTAATATTTTCTTTCTTATAATATCCCAACTCAATCGTGATATCGAAGGACGACGGGATCCAAAAGATCATATGCCAAAGCAATCTGATTTTTATCAATCAGATACATTGGGACAGTTATGTACGGCTATGGTAGCGTTAAATATCCCGAAGAGATACGGGTACTCCTCATACATGCAATTCCCGCAAGGATGGTATCCTAATCTGGAACGTTTTAAAAGTGAATCAAGGCGATCTTTCCGTGTGGATGGATTATTATTCCATCATATCGTAAAGGTCCGTCAACGGTCATTAGAGGAGATTGATGCGATACATGTAGATATCATGAAAGGATATGAGCGATATTATCCTGATGGAGGGGTGGTGCGCCAAGAAAGACCGGGAGGCTCGGATGCCCCCGTGGGTAGCGGCAAGCCGGACACGACCGTGGTGACGCTGCCGCCCCCGCCCCCCAGTATCCCGTTGGAGCAACAATATATACCGCCCAGTGATGATTTCAATGTAGTACATGACGAAACACCTTATTAAGCATGAGATTGAGAAAAAAATTTTTTGCTTGTCATCATAAAAGGGATGGAGATGTTATTAAAAGCCAATTTCTCCACCGAAAACAAGATGGGCATACGAGAGATTATATCCTCATTAAAGGAAATGGCCGAATACAGTATCAGGTATATCATAAACCGGGACAGGGAGAAGGAGATCATGAGCATCTGTGATGAGGTATCCAATAAAGTACAGGAGTATAAAAGAATGAACGATAACTCAATGGTATTGGAATTGGAGAACTTGAAGCGGGAGGTAGTGGCGGTAGAAGATCTTCTTAGCTCTTACAAGGGCGTTCTTGATGCTGAGCTGGTGATAGCCGAGGATGATATCAGGATCATACGGGACAAGATCGCTATAAGCCTGAGGGAGGACGGAACATGTAAGAGCATGACTGATGCTGATAAAAGGGCTAGGGTGGACGTAAGATACGAGAGGGCGTTAGAGGATTATCGATCCTTCTAAGATGCGCCAATACGGTTAGGGCTAAGATGTCGGTTGTAGGGCATCTTAACCAATCTATAAATCAATCTATATCAGTTGGTAGAGTTGGTAATGGCTAATGAATCTTATACGGTAAAACAGTATGAAAAAGGGAAAGAGATTATCGAAAGCAGACGCCCTTAGGGTGTTGAGAAGAGCTTACGATCTAATAAAGAATGATAATTATACATTTATGTGCAGAGTAATAGAAAAGGCAGCGGTTGAATTATCACTTGCTGAAAGATCATGTGTGGCGTGTTATCTTATACCAGAACTGAAGATGTTCAAACCTGTAAACAGAAAAAATGGAGATTTTTGGTTTCATCCATCAAAGAAAAACATAAGGTTACATATAATAGATACGCTAATAGATATATATAACGGAAATGATCATCCCGATATAGTCGAGAGGGTAGCCAGAAAGATTAGGTCAATATTTTAACTTATTTACATATGTATATAAATTTTGAACAGATGATGACATCAGGATTAACGATGTCTGATGTTGGATATCTTTTGATGATCCGGCAAAAAGAGGAACTGGCTAACACCATTCCAAAGGAGAAAATAGATAGTTATAAAGCATCTGGTTATATTGAGCTTCAGAAGAATGGGAAGTGGAAGATAACGCCAAGGGGAGGATCGCTGCTGATGCTGATAGAGACACCCGGTCTGACACCGGAGGTCGAGGGGATCCGGGACCGTATCGTTGGGGTATATAACGATATGGGGAAGGATACAGGAGCTATCAAGGAGGTAGAGAAACGGCTCGTATGGTTCGTGGCTAATACCAACTTCAAGGAAGAACCTATAGTAAGAGCCGTAATATCTCACATAGATCTTAAACGTGAATATACGATGAGATTGGATAACTTGATCTGGAAACCATCAAATGTGTATAGCGTGCATATGAGTTTATCGGAATCAACGTTATTCGATACGATCATAAAAATGTATGGCATGACGTCTGACTTGTATCTTAGGGAGAACAAGAACAAGGAGCTGGCATGGTTGTTCGCCATAAGCCGGCTTCCGGATCCCCCAAAGAGAATGGATAAGGAATACGCTATCACAGGCGATGTTAAGATGGATATCGAAAGGATATCGGATATAAAAAAAGAATTAGGTAGAAGATTGAAGATGTCGATTTAGTATGGAAAGAAAAGAAGTTGAAAAAGTAGTCAAGGAGGCGATATTCGAGAAGATGGGTGAATTTAATGGTCTTGATCATGCCGCTCAGATAATGAACGAGGATAAGCTGGATACGGATATGGCTATGGATTCCCTTGATTTTGTAGAAGTCATAATGGAAGTGGAAAAGAAAACGGGTAAATGTATACCCGATGAGGCACTTAACGTCAAGCCTTATCACGAATTGACGGTAGGAGAGCTTATGGGTATGTTGTATGATTATCTAAAAGACAAATAAATGGATTTCGGATATGATGATTGGGAAGAGGGGCTAGAGACCCCTCTTGTCGATGATTGTGATGACGATCATGAGGAGGAAGAATATGATTTCAGTTAAGGAGTTAAGACCGGGCAATCTTGTAAAAGACAAAGCTGGTGATATATGGAGAGTAGGGTGCGTTACCGGTATGCGTAATGAAAGTGGATCATTAATCCTTGAACGTGAGGTTGATGATGGGATAATGAAATGGTATTCAGGGGAAGATGATGTCATGCCTATTGAGATAGACGATAACCTTCTTGACGCTATCGGTTTCAAGAGTGACAAGAATAGGGACGTATATCGTGGACACGGGATGACCATGGAGGTTTTTGGCGACGAGTATTATCTCGGACTTAGGGATATGGAGGATAACCTGAGCGAGCTTATCCAGATAAGGTATTTGCATAACCTACAGAATATTTCGATGGATTTATATGAGCGTGACATAAATACGGAGAGGCTTTATGATCGTTCCGGAGAATAACTTGCTATGCAAGACGATAGGCGGTGAGAAGGTGCTTGCCGCATCCTACTCACAGATAGACACGTTTGTTCAGTGTCCGTATAAGTGGTATAAGACTTACGTGGAGGGTCACAGATCCACGGAGAAGCATGAGGCTACGTCATATGGTACGGTTATCCACCAGACGATGGAGTATTTCTTCAAGAACGGATGCAGACCTTCTTATGAGGACATGAGTAAGGCATTTAACTATTACGCCGATATAGAGAAGATACCTTTTGATAGCGTAAAATCTCAGATCGAGTCCATGCAACATGCGGCTAGGTTAATAAGATGGATTGTGGGGTTGTTTGAGAAGGATGCTGCTGGCAACTATAAGAAAATGTGGTCGGATCTTACGCCAATGGAGAAGGTGATCCGGGGGTCGAGACCGGCCGGCGTGGAGGAGGACTTCGTCCTGCCCTATAAGCTACCCAAGCCCCTTACTTTGGATGGCGTGACGTACGATAAGGTACATATCATAGGATCGGTGGACTGGCGTGGAGAGTATAAGACAAAAGACAGGATAGCTATGTATACGATAGACTGGAAGTCCGGGAGAAAGTTATTCGATGAGGATAAGCTGCTTCACAATCTCCAGCATCCGATATACGCCTTCTACATACTGAGAAAGTACAAGGTATTGCCGGATATGTGCAGCTATTTCTTTACCCGCATGCTGGACAATCAGAACGTGAAGGTAGATAAGGAGAAAGTAGAGAGATCGGTCAAGGAGCTTAACGATATTCTCCTTGACATGTATGATTTCGAGACAAATAAAATAGATAGCTATCAAGCTCACGTTTGGGACGACGCCAAACAGGGGTATAAGTACGAGAAGCGCTACCTCATGGGACGCCAGCCGGCCTGCCTTGAACCCCGCCCCAAGCCCTTGTGTTTTTGGTGCGATTTCTCGATCCACAAACAAGGGACATGCAGGTACTCATCGGATTGGGACGAGTCAAAAAGAAAGAATAAAAAAGATTAACTTTATTAAAAAGCCTAGGTAAATATCTAGGCTTTAATTATATTTGTGTCAATAAATAAATGATTATGGATAAAAACGAAAGAGAAAAACAGGTATTGGATCTTCTGATGTCTAGAAAGGATATCAGGAAATTGGTAGAGAAATCAAATGAATGTTATTCTAAGATGGATTTCGTTGGCGCCATGAAATACCGGCAAGAGATAAAGGATATCGTAGATCGAGAATCTAAAATCATGTTGACAAAAAGTGAGTCTTTGATAGGCTTGATGAATAATGCTGATAATGAATATAAATTCAATATGCTGGTATGGCTACATTCCATGATGTGTATGGCGGATGTATTTAACGGGATATTGGAGGATTTCAAGGATGGGGTAAGAAAAGCCAATGGCAACTCCAAGTTCGTTAAGTTCGATAATCTGGATCGGTTAATGGCAGAATGTAAGAAGGAGATTGATTACCTGATGAAAGGCACAAGTAAATCATTCCAGATATCTTTTGCCGTAAGAAGCGATGAGCTAAGGGAGATGATAGAGAATATGGTTGGCGACAATATCCGGGAAGGGTATGACATATTCAAGGAAGAGGCTGAGATGGTGAATGAGACAGATAGGAGCAAGATAGAGGAATTTAATAAAAAAGCTTGACCATGATCAAATGTAATATAAAGCTAGGCGATATAGTCCATACCCAGATAGGAGTAGGAGAGGTGATAGCCATAAGCAAGACCGAAGAGACTTTGATGGTGAAGATGGATGATGGTCGGGAATGCCCTATAAGACTAGAGTACGTAAAAGACGTTTTTGATAACTACAAATCCAAATGATTTACAAATTAAGACCATATCAAGAGGAGTGTGTTAAAAGTATCTCCGATTACATAAATTCTGATAGACATGATCCGGTATTGATCGTAGGTCCTGTAGGTTGCGGTAAGTCACTGCTGATAGCAGAGGCGGCTAGATTGATGGGAGATAAGACGCTGATTTTACAACCATCAAAAGAATTGCTGCAACAGAACCACGACAAGATAACGTCGTATGGCATACCGGCTACCATCTACTCCGCTTCCTGTGGTAAGAAAGAGCTGTCTAATATGATATACGCCACGTTAGGGTCTATCAAGAAGGTTGTTGATAAGCTTAAGGAGATGGGGATCAGGAACGTGTTGATAGATGAGGCTCATGCCGGGTATAGCCCGGAGGATGGTAGCGAGTTTATGACATTCATGAATGAACTGAAACCGAAAAAGGTGATAGGGTTTACCGCTACACCATGCAGGCTTAAAACGATGTCGATAGGGCAGGTGTCATATTCCCAGCTTAATTTCATCACTCGTATGAGACCGGTATATTTCAGGAACCTGATTCACGTGATACAGGTAGAGGAGGTGATAAGGCAAGGATTTTGGACACCTCTTAAATATGAGACATGGGATTTCAATGGAGACGCCCTTAAACTCAATTCTAACGGTTCTGAATATACGGCTGAGTCAATTAGTGAGGCGGTGAGAAAAAATGGCTTAAACAACCTTATTTTACGTCGGTTGATGGTATTAAAAGACGTATGCAGATCTATACTAGTGTTTATGGATTCTGTTGAGAGCTGCAATACCGCCGCCGAATGGATGAACGCAAAGATATGCGCTGGCATGGCGGAGGTAGTTCACGGAGGCACGCCAAAGAGGCAGCGGGAGGCTATAGTCGAGAGGTTCAAGTCAGGTGGGACGCAGGTGGTGTTCAACTATTCCGCCCTCGGAACCGGATTCGATCATCCCGGACTGGACTGTGTGGTATTCGGCAGACCTACGTTCTCGTTCTCTACATGGTACCAAGCCATTGGTAGAGCCGTGAGAATCAAGGATGGAAAGGATAGTGCGATGGTGGCTGACTGCTGCGATAACTCTTCGAGATTCGGCGATATACGGGGTCTTAGCATAGAGAACTACAAAGGATATGGATGGGGGATGTTTATCGGCGATAAACTAATCACTAATATCCCGATGGGGGATAAGGTAACGAAAACGGATCTGGATATCAAAGCCGCCAAGAAAGACCGAAGGAGGGGGCTGGCGCAGGGCATTACCGCCTCCCCTATACCCGGGAGGCCGGATCATCCCCTTGGCTCTACGGTAATGACATTCGGGAAATATTGTGGATGGATGTTGCATTCGATCCCAGTATCGTACTTCAAATTCATAAACGAGACATTTGACTGGGATAATGATAGAAATAAGGATATAAAAGAATACATAGATTTTTTAATTAAAAACAATAGATTATGACAGGATGTATATATCATGAGGCTGATCTTGACGGAGTAATGTCAGCGGCTATAGTAAAAAAGTATTTCAAAGGGAACATTGATCTTCTTCCTTACAATTATGGCAAGGAAATACCTGACGTGAATAAATATGATAAGGTATTTGTAGTTGACGTGTCATTTGGAAACAGAACAAGATTCCTTTTCGATGAGTGGAAGGATAAAGGTACAGATGTCATATGGATAGACCATCATAAGACAGCCATAGACGATATGAGGGATTACGAAGTAAAGGGCAAGAGGCGTATAGGGACGGCGGCCTGTGAGCTTACGTGGGAATATCTTTTCGATGACATCAAAACTCCTAATGTGGTAGAATTATTGAGTGCTTATGATGTATGGGATCACGACCGGTTCGAGTGGAGTGATGTCATGGCGTTCCAGTACGGGATGAGAGGATATTGTGGTCTTGACGTGGATATGGCGGCAAAGGTCATGGATGGCGATCATGACTTCATATATGACATGATAAGGAACGGGGAGGCGATACTGGAGTATATCGTTGAGAAAAACAGAGGAGAGATGAAGATGTTCTCATTCGAGGCAGATATATTTGGATACAAGGCGATATGTATGAATACTACGGAGTTTAACTCCACCACATTCGAGTCTATGTACGATCCTAGAAAACATGATTTGATGATGCCATTTTGCTGGAACGGGAGATTCTTCAAATGCACGTTCTATACCACCAAGGAGGAGGTGGATGTCTCAGCGCTGGCACGCAAGGCCAATCCCGGTGGCGGCGGTCATAAGGCGGCGGCAGGCTTCCAGCTTAGCGAAGAGGATATGATGGAGTTCCTAAAGACAAAGAAAATGTGATATGATATGGGTCTTGCTTAGTATGGCAGTGATTATATTATCCATAGCTGTAATGGTGAAAGGCTGGGATGATTTACATGAAGGTATGTTCCACGGAGGATTAATTATGATAACTATAGGAATAATATCAATATCTGCATCAATATTTTATATGAATGAAGGAAATATTAAAAATATGGAGAATATGAAAAACGTATATAAGTTCAAAAAACTTAGCAAAATAAAGCTAGACGATTACGGCTTCGGTTTATTCGAGTACAATGGCGTTCTTTATTTCAAGGAGGCAGAGGGTGAGAGATGCTTTGATGTAAGAAGCGGGAATGAGGCTATTATCGGGGAAGATAAAATTGTAACGGCTTTGGAGGATTGATCATGAGAAAACTTGACGACACCAACAGGACAAGAAAGAAAAACGTACGGCACTCGTGGGTAAAGGCGGGACCGGGGATCCAACGCTGCGCTATTTGCGGAATTACGAAGCAAAGCGAGTGGAGAGACGGGAAGACCTCGCATTGCGTATATCTATCATCTGGTGAGCTTTATTCTATGACAGGAGGGACACCGGAATGCAGGGATCTTAGTGAATTTTATTAATAAAACAAAAAGGAGTTTGAAATGAAAGAGGAATTTAGCAAATACGACAAGGTTGTTTATGATGGTGAGGTATTTGAGGTACTTGAAACCGCCGACAATACGGGGATAATGAAAATAGAACCGTTATTTGATGAGACATATAAATTTATTTGGGTTGATGAGGAGATGGTTGTCTCGTTAAGCAGGGCTATCAAGTTAAGGCTTATTGATGATGAGACGGCAGATGAGGCGATGAATTTCGGGAAGCCAAAAATAGGAGACGCGGTGGTGGAAAGCGGACCGCTTGTAGGGAAAGACGGCAGCGGCAAGGACGACCGGGCCGACGGCAAGCTTCGGTGGGATCTCCTTCCTTTGGCTGAGATAGAGGATATCGTGAGGGTATATACGGAGGGGGCTAAGAAATACGCCGACAATTCATGGCAGAATATACCTGATGGATTTGAGAGATATAGAGCGGCTTTACTTCGCCATATGACGGCGTACATGAAAGGCGAGAGATATGATAAGGAGACAGGGCTGATGCATTTGGCACAAATTTGTTGGAACGCCATAGCGTTATTATATTACGATAAACATAACAAAGGGTTAATAGAATGGAAGGATCAGGAGAAATAATAGTAGACGAGAAATTAAAAGCTATTGACAAAAGGACTGGTAGGTACATTAATGTGATCGCACGTACTATTGACAATGGTACTTCATTCCCGATAGTTAAGTACCTTGATAAGAATCGTAAGGAGCTGAATTATGATTGTGTAAGGCATCTTAATTTTGATATAGACATAGATTGGGAGTTGAGAAGATATCAGATCGTAAAAGATTTATTGTCCAACGATTTCGATGGGAGGAGGTTGAGTGTAGATGAGGTAGATAACGCTATATTTACAGCGGATTTAATTATTAACAAATTAAAAACTATTTAAAAATGGTAAGAATTGATTTTTTCACGAAGAAAGACGCTGAGTACAGCGATTACATGCGATATATTATCGCCAACACGTTACAGGAATATGAGGGTGAGGTCACGTTAAACCAGATCCCGGAGAACAAAGCCACGGATGAGGAGATATCCAAGTACGGTATAGAGGTATATCCTACTATTATCGTCAGTGGAGATAATATGGATGGCTTTAATAAACTTGAGGGGATGTGCAGAAAGGCTGATCTTATTAACGTCATGTCATTATACGATAAGAAATAGGCTCATGACGCTAAGTGATAAATATTTTGGCTGGAAAGATATATTCTTTGACAGGTTCGTGCATTGTTGTAATGAAAAAAGCGGTCAACCACAAGGGAGTAATATACCTCTAGCCAAAATAAACTTCGATAACAAGACAGGATATGTGGAGGACGGGACTATTAATATAGCCGAGCTTCTTCAATATCTTTGGATAAATAATAAGGTCTATAGGTGTGAATATGCACCCATAGAGATATCCTCTGCCTTACAAACATTGGTTAGATTAGTCGAAAACGCTAAGCTCATATTTGACGACCAGCCCGGCATACATGACATGACTATGTATAATGGATTCTTCCTTAGGGATGATTTCCAATCCGGCAAAGATTATTCACTTAATCTGGACAAAATAGTGAGCGGGATGGGAGGATGGTATGGAGAGGATGAGGATCCATGCTACTCGATGTTCGTCAGCCAAGATCAGATATGGAACTTGAACCCGATATTGAAGGTATTAGCTGATGAGGGATCTATTCTAGCCAAGGAACTTGGGTATGATATGAACTCATATGTCAGCGATAATGGATACACGATATACAACCCATATCTGTCATGGATCAATCATTACTATCATTATTGCCCGACATTTAATGAGGATAAATTAAAGCCTTGGGATAGGGTAGAGGATAGAAAGAATAAGTTCAAGATGACGGATAAGGTCAAGAGAGGTGCCAATAACTGGTACTATTCAGGCGGGACTATATCTTGCGTGGATAGCTTCTTAGGGAAGAAATACAGGAAGAATCTCCGGACTTTCATATATCGTGGAATAGTGTTCTTTCTGGATCGGATATGGCATACGTCTTTATTTGAGAGGATGGGCGTGAAAATGAAATACAACGCTTATTATTGTTATGCCGCTACTTCCGGGATATGGTATGATAATGGATTCAAGGAAAGACTAGCCAAGAGATTTAACAAGTCGCTGGGCGGCGACGGGGATCTGTTCGGGGCTAACCTAGCCTGCATGGTATGCGACCGGCGGGATATCGACTGGGAGGCGCTTCGCCTTTGGCTTGACAAATACGATGATCCTACTGATAAGGGTATGGTGAATAGTCCTATCCAATTTATGTATTTATATTTATATTACACTTTTAACAAATAACTTGAAATGAAGAAGATAAATGACTGGGTTATAAAAACATTTGGGTTGAGAGGTTCATGGAGCTGGGCTAAGAAACAGATGTTAAATGGAGCGATCATTAAACGTAAGGCTACTGCAGGGACATACAAAATAGCTATTGATAATGACAAGAATAGGTTACTTGTAGCCACATGGGGTCATCTAGATTAAAACCCTGTATGGGAAAGGTGTCCGCATAGTTTATTAGATGAAGATGCGGTTGATTATTTTGTTACAGCTCATAAGGAATTATCATATGGAGGTATAAAGATCAGAATGAAAGATGAATTTAACTATAATGATAAAATATCGAAAGCATGAAAAAGATTACCGATAAAGACGTAGAGGCTCTTAAAGCCGGAAAGAAGGTGACAAAAGGTTTTATCCATATGCAATTGGATGATAAGGGAAAATTGAACTTGTGGAGTGATATCAATATAACTGACAATTATAGAAGTCTTAAGATAGACGCTAACAAATTGTTTGATCATGGGATTCTTTCAGAGGAATATGATAAATTGAGAGTTACAAATATAGAACAACAGGGACGAAGGTAATGAAAGTGCATATTATTAATCATCGCTGCGGTGACGATGAAATAGAAGTTAAAAATGGCATACGAGTTTTTGATTGGGTTGGGAATGAGTTTATTATCAATCTAAATAATTTTGGGGAACTGGAAATAAATGGATTGAATGAAGGTTTATGCATTATACCTCAATACGGGAACCAAATTGTCATAAAGAAACAGATTTAAAGCAACGCATGACGCTATGGACTGGGAATTTAAGATTGAAAACATTGAATCATAATTTAATTTAATAGACATGGAGACTAAAATATGCAAGAAATGTGGTAAAGAATTACCAGTGGATAAATTCTATAAGAACAAATCACAAAAGGATGGGTTTGGATACTACTGTAAGGATTGTGTAAATGCCTACAAATCGTCCAAAAAAGCCAATGCAGATGGGGGGGTAAATTAACGAAGTGTTTACCAATCCAGATCTAGCCAAATTCAAACCTAGAGAACTTATCGAAGAACTAAAAGCTAGAGGTTACAAAGGCACGCTCACCTATGAGCAGGTAATAACATCATAATATAATTTAAAAGATGGCAAAGAAACAGTTAAAGATCTCGTTTAAAGACGGGAGACCATGTAAATGGGTTAAGGATGTTCATGATGAGGAACGCGATAATTATGAGTTCGAGGAATGTCTTGAGATACACGGATTCGTTCGTGGATGCTCTTCGGCTGTAATGATATTAAGACCGGCAAATGATCATGGAAAGGATTTCAATTATGTCAACAGTATCTATTATCAAGTGTTCTTGACGGATAGCAAGGAGATAATACAAAATATGATGCATGGGATCATATACGGGAAATGGACTTTTGTTAAGAGGGGAGAAAATTTTGGTATAAAATTGGTTAAGGTCTTACCTAAGATACATAAAATATCCCTTGATATGATCGCAAAGGATATTTTTAGGTCTGAGAATAAATGAACAATATGAAAGTATTATCATTATTTGATGGGATATCATGTGGATATCTAGCATTACAAAGAGCCGGTATACCTATAGAGACTTACTACGCCTCGGAGATAGACAAGACATGTATAAAGGTAAGTCAAAAACATTTTCCTAATATTATTCAATTAGGGGATGTTAATAACTGGAGAACATGGGATATCCCTTGGAAAGACATAGATCTGGTCATGGGAGGGTTCTGTTGCCAGAGCTTCTCTAGCTCAGGTAAGGGTAAAGGATTCATGGACGCTCGTGGAAGGCTTTTCTTTTGCTTCTCGGACATCGTAAAGCATTTAAGAAAGGAAACCAAAGGTAAAATCCTGTTCTTGGGCGAGAACGTCCGGATGCGGGACGAGCACCGCTGGGTGATCACCGAGGAGCTTGGCGTGGAGCCGGTGGAGATCGATAGTGCCTTGGTCTCGGCACAGACCCGGCATCGCCTTTATTGGTGTAATTGGCCGGTAGAAATGCCGAAAGACAAGCATATATCATTGGATGATATTCTAGAGCATGACAAGGGTTGGAAACCGGGAGCCATAAGAGGGAGATATATAGGGACCATTGTCGGTAGAAGGATAGGAGATGACGGGTATCGAAAGGATTGTGACATGGGCATAAAAATAACGCAATGTCTGGAGATAAGAAAAGATAAGAATACCACTCCCATCAAGAAAAGTAATTGCCTGACAACGGTTATGAAAGATAACGTAATCTCATCGTTACCTCCCGGAAGATATCCTAACGCCTTTGACATGAAAGACAAATTCAGGTACCTTACCCCGATAGAGATGTGTAGGCTACAGACATTGCCGGATGATTACCTTGACGGGATAGCCCCGAATACGGCCATGTCTTTAACGGGCAATGGATGGACAGTGGATGTGATAGCCCATTTGCTAAGAGGCATAGAGCATAGGTAGAAATTTAAAACACGATCACAGCGATATGGTTATAAACAAAACATGGTCGATGCCGAATAAAGAGACATTCAGCATAAGACCGATAAGGGAACTTATAGACAAATATCGAGAAGAGGGGATGGTTATAGTGGATCCGTTCGCCAGAAACAGCGATATAGGGACGATCACCAACGATCTTGACCCTGAGACTAAAGCTATGTATCATAAAGACGCCACGGACTTCTTGTGTCATCTTGATGATAATATAGCTGATATGGTATTATATGATCCACCATATTCTGCGAGACAGGTATCTGAGTCTTATAAAAGACTTGGAGGATCTGTTAATATGCAAACAACGCAATCTAGTTATTGGGCTAGGCAGAAGAATGAGATAGCTAGGATCACCAAGAAAGGAGGGGTGGTCATTACCTGCGCGTGGAACTCCGGCGGTATAGGGGCCGGGCTTGGCTTCGAGCAGCAGGAGATTCTTCTTGTGGCCCATGGGGGATGGCATAATGATACGATTGTTACTGTAGAAAAAAAGATCAAAGGTTAGATGAAAGAAAGGATATTCACCACAAAAGAACAGGGGAGGGTGCTGGTCGAGGCCGGCCTCCCTATCTCCACCGCCATCGGTTTCAGAGACAAGTATCTGGATCGATTACATTCTATGGAGGATAACGCTGGTCGTATAGGACTGATCGAGGCCGTTACCCCGGATATATCCAACCCTGTTTGGGATGTAGGGACGTTACTGAATTTGCTCCCATATGAGATAGAGGGTTGTACATTAGAATGTTATAAGCTAAAACATGCATGGTCTGTAGCGTATAGAAATATAGACGAGATCCCTATATGTTGGAGTAGCGAGAGACTTCTTATAGATACATTATTTTCACTGATAACAACATTATTAAAAAATGGATTATATGAGTATAAAACAAACAGCAAGAATAAGGTACAAAACGGAGGATAATCCTCCTATGGAAGGTGTTCCTCTTATAGGATACAGCAAAAAATATGACTGTTGGGTAGCGTTAGTATACAGAAAAGGGGATAACTATTACACCAATATGGAGTGCGATGTTGAATATAAGACATCTCCTCCAGATGAATACGAATACGTATATCCGTGAGAACTAGAAGGGATATATTTATATTTAAGCATGATTAATATTATTTTAATATTATTCATGCTTTTATTTTTGTTTAAATCCTATCTTTGTATCAGTATTAAAAACCAGATTGTTATGAACAAATTGATCTTGAACGATATCCAAGACCTGTGGAGGTGGAGGGAGAAGATAAACATTGATGACTTCAAAGAGGATCCTATGGCTGAGGATATGCCATTATATTTCCCGTGCGCCGTCGTATGGCATGTGGATTATGGTGAGCATGACGCTGATAATTATGTATGTTATGGATTTGTTTATGTAGCAGAAATATTAGGGATATGAGTGTTAAGAGACAGATATTTATTAATAACAAAGGCATTGATGGGGAGATAGCTAATAATATGACATTTGATTTCGATTTCAATGTTGACAAGAATATTCTTGAAAAAATAAAAGCAAAGAAGGAGAGCAATAAACTAAATACAAAAGATTGGGCGCTGTTCTCGCTTATGGTTTTGTTTATTTTTGCGATGGGAGTTGTAAGTGGATGGTTGGCGTTTAATTGTTTAAATCATGGATAATTTAAAAGACATACAAGATATAACCGGTCTTACGTCAGAAGCTATATTCAATATACGTAAACCTGTTAATTATATGTGCGGTGATATAGATAACTATATAAAAGATATCAGGGCACAATGTGATTATATGATGGATGGGGATGAGAAGGATGTTAAATACTATTCAAAATCAATTAAATCAGACATAGATTCTTATTTCGAGGATATACGGTCAAGGGTCGAGAATCTCCGTGATTGGGGAGAGCAGTGGAAAGTACTGGCTAAAGACCTATTTGATGAGTTGATGAAAATAAATAACGATAAGACCATAAACGACTATCTGTCTTATGAGGCATTGGAGAAGATTAAGGAACATTTAAAATAAAACTATAAACATGAATAAAAGAAAAACCAAAAAAAGACTCCATTTAAATAATAAAGAATTTCAAATCTTATTTCGTTCAGGCAAGAAATACTTTAGATATGCGATAAATAATCTATGTCTTGCTTTTGGATGTTCTTCATTAGAATATTGGATATACTTCTTTGAAGGTAAAAGAGTTGATGGGAGTATATATTATAAAAGCATTTCACGACTAGTTCTTAGATAATGATAAATTAACAAAATAAATAGACATGAGCAAATTACTATTTTTTGATTTAGAGACAACCGGGGTTAAGTTCTGGAGAAACGGGATACACCAAATAGGAGGGATCGTGGATATCGACGGGCAGGAGACTGAGAGGTTCGACATCCGCCTAGCCCCGAACCCTGCCGCCACGATAGAGCAAGAGGCGCTGGATGTGGCTGGTGTTACCTTGGAGCAAGTGCAGTCGTATCAGCCTATGGAAGAAGGGTACAGGCAGTTAGTTGGTATATTATCCAAATACGTGAATAAGTTCGACAAGAGGGATAAAATGTATTTGGTGGGGTATAACAACGCCGGATTCGACAACAACTTCCTACGGGCTTTATTTACCCAATGTGGGGATAAGTATTTCGGATCATGGTTCTATCCTAACTGTATGGATGTATATGTTATGGTGACACCGTTCCTGATGGGCGTAAGAAACGATATGGAGAACTTTAAGTTGATGACCGTAGCCAGAACTATGGGTATTGAGATCGACGAGAATAAGCTTCATGACGCTACTTACGATATTGAGCTGACTAGGGATATTTTCTATCGTATAATCGGTAAAATGGATGTTAAGTTATGAGAAGTATCTTAGAAGCGATGCATGATTATCCGGATGAGGCTCTTGGGCTATTTTTCTTTTTGATAGTGGTCTTCTGGTTATTGTCAGGTATATTCGAGAAAAAAGATGAATGATAAACTCGATAAGATACTGGATCTCCTAAGATCTCAAAATGAAATGATCAAGGATATTCACGACTATGTGAAAGAAGTTACCAGCGAGAAGTATATAGGAGAATCTAGAATGACAAGCTTCTCTATTAACTTGGCCGCTGGTATACTTACCGAAGCCATTAGCCCTAAGATAAAGGAGATGATGGTGGATCTATTGAAAAAACAAGGATGGAAAACTGAGTGAAATATGGGGACTTATGAGAGAAAAGTAAATCAATTAAAGGATTTGATGAGAAGGAAATACAAATCAGCTTACAATAAATCCAAGGAAATGGACATAGATATAAGCTCAATGACATATCTTCCATGCCCAGACGCATTTAACGTCATAAATATTGAAAAAATGCATGTTATTCTTGATCGGGTCAATAAGATCATAGATGAGAATAAGGATAAGCTCAAGAACCCAACTTGCGCCACTTGTGTACATCTACATGATCGGGAATGGGCGAAAAGATACGGGAAAGTATGCTGCTCCATTTGGCAAGTGTGCGACCATTATATAAACCCTAATAGAAAATATAATAGGGAGCAAAAGACTTATGCGAGACGGCCAAGCAATAAGGCTTGTCCTAATTATGAGTATGGTGATGATAATTTTGAAAACAGAAAAAGATGCTTAAAGAAAAAGAATACCCGATAAACAGCTATGGCCCAGTACGCACCAACAAAGACCGGACGTGCGTCTGCTGTGGCGATACGGTTCCCGCTGGTAGCAGCAGGATGATGCCGAGGAACGCCAAGTCCAGTTATTGTCTATGCATATCTTGCTTCAAAAAATGGAAATCTGTTGGTGGAGATCTTAAACTGATGGACAATCTCAGCAATGTGAAGAAAGAGCATATCATATATATGTCTAAGATCATGAAAGGTAATTGTGACATTGTTAAAGGTCATAAGCTTTATATAGCCCTAAAGAAGGCGATAAACGAGAAGAAGGTAGCCGTTATCAGATTCGATACCGACCAACCGATATGTATATCGACAAGAATCATGAATCCTTCATTCGGGGTGATCATGGACGAGTACGGTAAGGATATATTCCAAGGTAACCTTAAGCTAATTAATGTCCCTAAAGGTGTCAAGGATCTAATAGTTAACTATATAGAAAAATATCGTAAATTATGAACTTCAAGACATTTGTATTCATGATCCTTACATTCAGGAGAGTAGATCCTATACCTAAGAACATAGGTCTTATGTTGAGTATAACATTCTGGATATCTATAGTATGGATAATATCCAACTTTGCTATATTGATAATGAGATTAATAAAATAGACAAGATGAAACAAGGAGACGTGATATACAAGAATGGCGTGGAGCTGCTTGTAGTATTAAGCTACGACCATAATGAGCCATGTAAGGGTTGCTTCTTCTACGAGGATAAGGCGTGCGGATCAGAAAAACTGATAAAATGCTGGGATTGTAAAAAGGAATATATATTCACGGCTATACGTAAATATAATACGACTGAACTGTGCGGAATAGTAAAAAGATATGAGGAGACGTATAAGATAATACTTAAAACAATCAAGAAGATTGAGAAAGAATGTCAAAAATATGTTATCTGGGATACTGTGCATGTGATGTTGAAAGATGATGGAGAGCTTATTATAAAAGCCTTATCCAAGGATAAGTCCGTGCTTTTAAATGATTTCATTATATATGTCAACAATAATGGGAGTATAGATGAAGAGGACTATGATCTATTATTAACTAAATAATTGATAGTACAAATGGACAAATCAAACAAAATAGAGAATCTAGCAAACAAGTATGTTGAAAGGCATATAAGAGATAGACATCTAAGCGATGATACGATAAAAGAAATAAAAATAGCTTATATTATGATTATAAAAGATTTTATAGCTATTGTCGATAAATCTACATCAATGAATGAAAATGATGTGATATATGTAATTAACAGCATATCATCAATATTATATGAACCTATAGACATCTCTAATACCGATAAAAAAATGTTGGAGATAGGGATAGCGCTAGGCTTAAAGGGTGCCATATCATGTATATTTGGTTCATTATCAAAAGATGACTGCAATATAAAAGATGAGATAATTGATATATCTAAACATATAAAAGAAAAATTAATATCAGATAATCATGGATAATAAACAACTTTATAAAATAACGTTGACAAGGGAACAGCTAATGCTGATATCCCAATGCGTGGAAGACATCAGTAGATTCGCCGCTGGCGACATAGACCTACAACATACGACAGATACGTTGATAAATGATATGGATGGAGCGGAAACGCTGGGGATAAGAAGCTTTATAATCAATAACTCACGAGCGATAAGAAGAAGACTGTTCCCTGATCTTGGGGATTATGAGCATATAGGATATGATGGGGGTAGTAAGGATAAGATAAATAGGAAGAGACTTATCGGTAACACCTACCAGATATATAGGTCGATATTACATCAGTTGGCCATTGACGAGAACTGGAATAACGTGTATAGTAATATCACGTTGCCTTCAGGTGATATGGGAACAATTAAAGTGGAGAGGGTTGATGATGAACGGGAAAGTAAGGGCGTTTAACGGGGATATGGGTATGGCGATGTCCGTATTCAAGGATATGGTAGGGAAGGTAAGATTTGTTTTTGCCGACCCTCCTTATAAGATAACCCAAGCAAGATACGATAAGGAGGGATTTGACTATAAGTCGATGTGGGAGGTAATCCAAAAGATGCTGTGTCCGGACGGGGTGGTAGCCGTCACCTGCTCCCTCACGGCGGCGGTCGAGATCATGAGGGTCGCCCCAGCGGGATGGTACCGGTACGATCTTGTTTGGCATAAGACTACCCCTACTGGTTTCCTTAACGCCAAGAAAGCTCCGTTAAGAAACCATGAGCTGATACTTATCTTCTCGCCTATGCCGCTTGGTAAACATACATATAACCCTCAAAAGACTTATGGTCACGCAAGGAAAGTATCCAAAGCCTCCAGCAAAGTAAGATGCAAGGAAACGGAGCTATATGGCAAAGCTGGTCTAACTACATACGATAGCACGGAGAGATATCCGCTATCGGTCATGACGTTCAAGACAGACAAGCAGAAATCGGCCATCCATCCCAACCAGAAGCCGGTGGAGTTATTAAGACACCTGATACGGACATATACGAATCCGGGGGATACGGTAATGGATCCGGTAGCAGGAAGCGGAACGACAGGTATAGTGGCTTACGAGGAGGGAAGGGACTGCCTGCTTATGGAGATAGACCGTCAATTCTTTAATGAGATGATAAACAGATTTAATAACAATAACATTAAAACAGATAGAATATGAATAAGATTGAAGAACTGGAAAATAAGTTGAAGGAAGAAAGAAGCAAGATGCAGGCTAATCTAAAAGAGAACTATAAATGGGTTGTTGGGAAATACGTCAAATTCGATGAATCTTCTATAATGAGAATAGATAATCTACGTTATATTCCTATAAATACCATAGAAGATTATTACAAAAATGAGCTGGATCCAAATGACGCTATTTACGTAGATGGCCTTCTGGCTCATTATAATGTAGAGGACAATTATTATTCTTTGGCAAAACATAAAAACATACAGATAAAGATAAGAAATATAATAGAGCCTGATGATGAATTTGAGAATCTGGTAGAACGGTTGTTTAATGAGGCAAAAAAGAACTTGCTATGAGCCTGTTTGTATGCGCTAAATGCGGTTGTGTCGATAATACCGCCACGTCTAGTTACTGGATGTTGACAAACGAGTATATGGTGGACAAATTCAAGTATGCCAAGGAACTACAGCCGTACAAGGGCATGGGGCTGTGCAGCGAATGCGGGAGGCTGGCTACCAGTCCCGACGGCCGTGATGTCGTGGTGCCCGGTAAATGGCACGGGAAGTTCCCGAAGGAGAAAGCTACCGAAGAGCAGTTGAAACATGTAGGATATAAAAATCTAATAAGATGAATAAGATAAGAAAAGGAGAAGTTAAAATATATAAAGGAAAAGAATACATAGCTATCCCTGAGATAGAAGAAGAGAGTTGTACGGGATGTTGTTTTTACGACAAAGGGATTTGTTTAATAGATCATGCTGATGATCCTAATTGCCTTCATAGCGGCATGATCTGGGAACAAAAAGAAAATAGTATGAGCGATATCAAAGAAAAGGCTATCAAATTAGCAATAGAGGCCATGAGACCCATCCCAGTATACTCATCATCATGCTATAGCGTAAGTGATAACAGATCGCCGGAGGAAAAGCATGAGGAGGAGATGAGATTTTGTAGGGAGCTTAACGACCTCAGATGTGAGATGCTTATTGATATGGCTAAGAAAATAGAAGAGTATTTACTACAAGATATATAATATGAAGAAAATAATAGGGATAGATTTCGATGGGACATGCGTAGTAGACTCATTCCCTTATGTAGGAGACAATATCGGAGCCGCTAAAGTATTGAGAGAATTGGCTGATAAGAATCTTCTGATATTATATACGGTAAGAGATGGTAAATATCTACAGGATGCCGTAGACTGGTTTAGATACAATCATATTGATCTATATTCGGTAAACTACAATCCAGAACCAGTATCATCATCGCCAAAATTGTATTGTGATTATTATATAGATGACAGGAATATCGGCACTCCACTTACGGATAAAGGATATGTGGATTGGGATAAGATGCTGGTGTTATTAAGACAAAATAATTTATTATAAGATAGGTAATTATATATCATTTAAATTTTGAATCATAAAAAAGTGTAAATTGTTAATAACAGATTTAGATGGGACACTGATTGAGACGGTATCAGGGGATACATTCCCTAAAGGTATATGGGATATGAAAATCAAACTCGACGTGTTTGAGGCTATCAAAAATTACGCTCCTGATGATATACTAATCATATCAAATCAAGGAGGTATAGAAAAAGGATTCGTAGACAGAGAGATGTTTGAGTATAAATTCGATTACATATCAAACGCCTTGGAAGATTACACGGATATATCCGTAAGCGCTTATTACTGTGACAGCAATAATAAACGCAATGCCAATAGGAAGCCAAATACAGGGATGATAAAGCAGTATATGGATTTCGTAGAATATATGAACGATGATGAAGATGAGGAAGAAAAGATCGTATACGATACTATCTTGATGATCGGGGACGCTTCCGGAAAAGAAGGACAGTTCTCCGACTCCGATAAGAAGACGGCGGAAAACTTCGGGTGTGAGTATATGGATGTGGATGATTTTGTGTATAAATATAATAACTGATAACGAAAATAAGAAGGATAGGATGACAATCTCCTATCCTTCTATTATTATGTAAATCCATTTTTGGATTACATTAAGTATCAATGATATAACTATATCTTTTTATCTTTAACACTATTCCTTACCCGGATAAAACCATACTCGTTGATTATATTGTCTATATCATTATCAGACAAATGGAACCATTCTCTTTCCATCCTTTTTATCTCAAATTTGCTATGCAATTCATTTTCTATGTCTCTGCCAACGAAGGCTATTATCTTAAAATCTATATTTCCGGTTCTTATCGTATTTTCCCTTTTGTCAATATTATTGGTTTTACCTATCTTAATATAACCATCAATATTACCTGACCCTAAATATGTATATACTACCTTGTTATCTAATATATCAAACGACATATCATATAAATAGACAAAATCTTTATATATCTTAGTTATCACATGTCCTATGCTCAAATTATTAATATTGTTAAAATATTCAAAAACAGATATTAAATTAAAAAATTCAATTCTTTTAGCATTTAGAAATTTCCTAAACATATTTGATACACTATTTGATATATCCATATTTGACTTGACTGGGACAAACACCTCAATATTGTCTACTATACAATTATCATATCCAGTCACCACTCTTATAGAAAATCTATATCCAAAAATGTTATCAATAATAGTTTTGTAAAGAGCGTTTAAATCATCGATAAATTCACGAGGGATATCACGTCTAACATCAATATTATCAACTTTATAGATACATATATTATCATATGTTATAAAAATACTATTTATATAGTCTATAACAATATCCCTTTCTGATATATTTTTCAATCTTATGCTATATCTATATCCACCAAGAATCCTAAGGTCATTTAAATTAGCTATCTGACATAGCATAAAACCTAATACAGGGAAATCATTAAATATTGATATATGTTCATATTTACCAGTATTGTTATTGACATGTTTTATTTTGTTTATGATTAATTCATAATCATATTCCATTTCTCTATCAGATTGTATATCAAATCCATAATAATCTTTATTCCCTTTAACGAAATCGTCTATATGGCATATGTAGGACGATCGAGCTGCCAACTGATTCAATTTATCAGGCATGATAATTTTCAAAGACCCTATTTCGTTGGATTCGGACGTCAAAATTCCATTACTATTGTTCGTGGAATCATGAAAAAGATCTACATTTGTATTCATAATAGAGTATTTATTCCCATCCGTCCGGGATGGATAGATGGGAATGCAAAAATAGCCAATCTGATTGTTTTAAGCAATCGACTGGCTATTTTTTTGTCATACTATATCAGTTATCTTCCCCTGTCAAAGTACCAATTAGCGTCCTCCCCAGACTCGTCCTTATCCCTGCCTCCTAAGAAGAATCCCATCGTCATGCCGTTGGTCATCAACCAGTAGTCGGATGTCTGCTTAATATCCCTAGCCGTCTTGATATTATACCATTGCTTACCGAACGAGAATTTCATGAGCTGCCTCCATAGCTTGCTCTCTCCCTTATACACGCCGGTCTGGACGGTAGCGAACGGATCCCAGTTCCGAGGATCGGTGAGATCGCCTAACTTCCGGGCCGTAACCAGCGGATCTTGCAGCATATCTATGGCGTTAAGCTCCATAAACGGGGATGTCTGGGAAGCGATCTCATTGATCGTCCTGAATCCTATATAGGTAATGAACTGCCCGAACCAACTATCTTCATTATCCTCCCTGTATCCCATCAACGCCCTTCCTATGGCCATCATCGTGGCGAATACCGCCATATTGATAATCGATCTCTTGATATTAATCTGCTCGTAAGGGGTAAGCTTATCATACTCTTCCTTAAGCACGTCATATGCCTCCCCCATCCTGCCCTCGGACATCGATCCATAGACATTACCGGCCAGTCTCCATAACGTTCTCATATATCCTTCCTCAAACTGGTTGGTCTGGAAATTGAAACCAGCTTTCTTATACGCCCGCTGTACGGCCAATATAAACCATCCACGGTGAGGCAGCACCATATTAAGGATAGCGTTCCGGCTAGCCCCCACCCGGTTCTGCTCGTTCAAGGCGCCGTCACAGATCTGCACCATGCTCCTGACCCTACTTGACAAGGTGGGTATATATCGGTCTATAATATCCTTGTTAGCCTCGTTCTTAGCAACGATCTTTCCATCCTTGACATCTACCATGTTCCACATAGAATAATCCCTTAAACGCTCCCAATCACGTTTAGCCTCGTTAGCGGACATATTTCTGTCTTTCATCATCATCTCCTTGAAATTGGAGTATGACCAGAACTGACCCTCGTATAGGCGGGTATCATCCATGACCGAGATAATGACCTGCGGATCCAACGGGGAGTTAAGAACCTCCATCATCTTAAACGGCAGGTCCCGGAATAAGGTTCTCCAGATTTTGTTATACGCTGCCGATCGTACACGGTTACGGACATTGAACACGCCTAGAGCCTCTCCAACGACATATAGCTTGTTGGTGCGGTTTATATCCCCGATCTCCGACACGTACGTACTTAACTGCTTCTGGGCTTCCCCATAGGCGTATTTCATGGAGTCCTTGCTTATATACTGCCCTACCATACCCTCCAAAAGGAAGTTGGCCTGCCCGGTAAGGGCGCCGGTAGCCGCGACGAATGGGGAGAAGCCTAAGTTGGATTTGGATACGAATTTGGTAAACATAAGAGCCAGCTTATTAAGATCGACCTTATAATTACCTATATTCCATTCTACCCGCTTATTATTTATCCTAACATCATAGATACTGGCGTTAACCCAGTCCTGAAACATTCTATAGGCGTGAGTGGCCTCTGGGTTCTTACCGCCGTCGTATTGCGTCTCCAGCATCATGTTCCTGTATCCCATGACATCATCCAAGGCCGCCCTCTTATACTTGTAAGAGGTCGCTTGTAAGGATAACATGGAATAGGAGTAGGCGAAGTCATGGGACACGTCATCGGCGTTCTCCAATTTATTAAGATAGTATTTGGGGATCATACGATATTTGTTATCGTTCTCATCAATCCCTCCTAGGTCTTGCCCCTGACCATGTATAGGGTCATCCACCCTCTCGCCAACGATATCACGTACGGCGTTGCCGATGGCCGCCTTCGGGTCAACCCCGGCCTGCACCATCCTCTCCACGCCGCCCTTGGATATCTGTGGTATTTGGTAGATGTTCCGGAATCGCTCATCATAATCCTCCATAGCCTTACGGCTTATGTTAAGCAGCTCCTTCCTCATCTCCCACTTATCCTTATTGATCGTAGCTTCCTCCCCTTCGTTGGTAATACCGTATTTCTTGAAAAAAGCCTCGTTCTTGTACTTATCGAACCTAGGCGTATGATATCCATAACCCAGATCGGGATTATAATTAGGATTACGGAAAGAACTCTCGACGTCGGCCTCATCAAGCCACTGGTTGTTGATCGTCAGGTCGATCATATTAATATCGAACCCGAAACGGGATACGCTCTCTTCCTTAGATATACCATTTTCTATGGCATCAAAGAACTCGGATACCTTATACGTACCGTTATTTATCTTCCTAACGAAATCAGAATATCCCTTGGGAGAGTATTTCCTCATATAAGGATACAACCGGGTTCTGGCGTACTCGACAAGGATCTCATCAGTCTTACCCATCGCTATGTCGTTAGCTAGCTTATTATTGAAGTCAGGACCGTATTTCCTTCTCAAAAACGATACCTCCACAGTCGTCCATGACGGGTTCTTCCTAGATAGCTTAGCGGCCATCCTATCCACCTGACTCCGGGAGCGGGCAGACATATGTTCCTTGGCGAATTTAATCTCATCCATACCCTTGTCGTATGCCATGGCATCCCTTAAAGCGTTACGGTAAGAATCCGTGACTCCACTCTCCACCGTATCAGGCATATCCATCTCAATAGCCTCAGCGGAAGCGGCGGCGTTAATAACGCTCTTAGCCTCAGCCAGACGATCATATAACTCGTTTATCTTTCTTAATGAGGCGGATCCACGTAACCTATCGAAATCATATTCCCCGTATCTCGTGCTATCCCGGTACTGGATAAGCAAAGGCCTTAGCTGGTCATTGATCTCGTTTATTGTTGCCATCGCCTCCTCTACCTTCTCTATCCTTGATGATGATACAGATTGCTCCGTGATCTTATCAACAAGATTCTCGTAATAATCACCCTCCTCGGATCCCCACATATCCTTAGAGAAACCAAGATGACCGCCAGCTAGCAGGAACTCAAACGCAGCCTTGCCGCCCTCGGACCGCTCTATCCCACGAAGTATCTCCTTGAACTCGGCGGAAGCCTTACGACCCTCGTTGGTATTCCCGAACTCCTCGGCCCACGCCTCGTCCCATGCCTTGATCTCCTCGGACATCATCAGAGCCTCGGATCCCTCTTCCTTTGGTGTCCCATCGGAATACCACTCGCTCTTGGCTATAGCCCTATCACGTAAAATATCCAGATAAGATCTCCAAGCTATAGGATCGGATTGAAACGCCTTCCAATCGACCTTCCCGTTCCTCACGAACTTACCCATAGCCACATACCTGCTCCTGCGGATACGGGTCATGAAATCGGACGTGGCTTGCGATACCCTACGACCCAGTCTTTCCTCGACCTTCTTATTAACTTTCTCGATCTTATCGTAATAAGCCTGCACCATAGGTTTCTCTCGGTTCTCATCCAACCACCTATTTATCGCGTCGAGATATCGTTGCTGATCCTCGAACGTCATGTCCGAAATATCAAAATTCTGGATGGTAGGTTTGAATACATGATATACCTCCTTCGTAATAGGCTTATCCCCGTCATATCCTACTATGTCGTCACGGGTCTTCACCTTAAGGCCTCTATCGGATAGAAGAAGATCGATAAGCTGTTTCTCGGTCTTACCCATAACATTCTTAAGATCATATATATCGATAATAGCCTTAGCCTGCTCGGTCCTGTATAGTAAATCGTATTTGGCGAAATCACGGGACGAATCAAGGTAATCAGAGTTCTTACCGTTTATCTTCTGTATAAGATCCTCATTATCCTTTATCCCCCATCCACGCTCTTTCATCATCTTCGTCATCTTATTGATATTAGATATACCTTCGATATGGGCTTCATTATGGGCCTTTGCTAGACGTTGGCCTAACATACCTAAAATAGCGTTACCACTATGCTCCAGCGTACCAAAGAACCGGGACATGACATTGATATCCTTATGGATGTTATTTATCAACTTCTTTATCCCATTCCAATATCTTTCCGGGATATTAAACATCCTGAGCTGTCCATCCAGCCAGTCCTCATTACGATCACTTCGAAGAGCATTTATATCAGACATGGATGTCTCAGCCATACGTAATATATCATCCATATCCTCTACCATGCCAACCTTATTGCTGCCATAATAATCAGCCGCCTGATTATTGACGAATCCACGAAGGTTCCTGATCAGAGGAACTATCTCCCCATATACGTTATCGATAACCTGTATCGTCTCATAATCCAATCCTTTTCCGCTCTTACGTAGGCTACTGGCGACAGTGACCAAATACTCCACCTCAGCCTTGGCGGTCGCTATGACGCTCTTGGTGGATAATAGGTTGTTATTCTTATTTAGCTCACCCCCGACTTGTCTTACCTTCTCGCCTATATCACGTAGAAGGGAGATACTCTCACCGATCCTCTGGCTTTGGCTTGACCTCATCCTCTGTAACCTAGTGTATAGCCTCTCCAATGACCTCCCGTTCTTGATCAACTTATTAGCCACGTCAACATCCGATAATGAGTACATGAGATGGTCGCTATCCTTTAACAGAAGCACGTCAAATGCGCTTGGATCATCAGCTAACGCCGACTCCTTTATCCTATCAAGAACCTTATTCAAGTCTGATCTTTGGGTAGAGAAGAAATTCCTTATAGCCCGGATTATCCTGCCAAACAAGGAGAGCTGGGCGTCCTCGGACGAGGCCAGATCCTCCACCGCCTGTTCCATGCCCGGTACGAACCGCTGGGCCAACGTCTTACCTAGGATCTCCCGCTTCACCATCCGATCCAGTTCCTCCCCTTGGTATTCCTTCCCATACACCTCATAGTAACGACCGGCGAATTGATTCCATAATGGCGTGTCGACAACAGAGTCCAGAACCTCGTCAATCTCCTGCTGATTACGATAAGTATCGATCAAGAAGTGAGCCACCTCCTCATTAAGATCCTCTACCGTAGCTCCCTCAGCCAGGGCAATAACCCCATTAGCCATATCGGATAAGGCCCTAGCCGAAGGCTCGACACCATTACGCATCTTATACTTATCCATATATTCGGACATACCCATCACACGGATACCTAACGTGGATAAGATGTTGGTGATATCAGTCCTGTTCTGAAGATCCTCCGCCTTCTCATTCTCAATAACCCCACGGACATTACTTCCGTACAAGGCGTTATCCTCCATCATCAACGACAAGGCTAGCTCCATGAACCCATCATACTTATTATTAAGCTCCTCAAACTTACCTTGCCTTAACATGCCCTTTATCTCCGATCTGCTTACCGTAACCTTCTCCCCTGATGTCGTGATAAGATCAAGATCGTTATTTACCTCCGTATCAAAACCGATGGAGCCTAATACGTTCATCTCAGAAGACATACTACCAAACCTGTTCCTTAGTCTAGACAAGGCGTCCATAGCGTTATAGATCTTAAGACCATCAGAGTTGCCGGCTCCGGTAAGATAATACCTATCCCCTAACCTTATACGCTCCCCGCTCAACAGACCTTTCTTGATAAGGTAATTGACAAACCCTCCACGGGTACTTATATTAGAATCTGAGCTGATGCCAAGGACCGGGATGAACGAATCACTGTTGTTAAGGGTTATGGAGGACGAGCCAAAGGAGATGTCAGCCGTACCGGACGGGACGTCGCTCTCCTCGACACTGCCGGCCAAGAACCCGGCCTCGATCCGCCCGCCGGACGAGCCTTTTATGGCGTTGGCGTAAGAGTCGTGTATCTTGCCGTCATCCGATCTAAAGAACAGGCGAGGCTCACCGGAATCATATACCAGTCTTGAAGATGGAGGAGTATAATTCTCAATATTATTTAACGGCAAGACATTACCAGAAAATATGATCTCACCATCTATATTTCCACCCTTCACCCTGATATTAAGACGTTGACCGGTAAAAGCGCTTTCCACGGCCTTCCATAGCATACGGGCTGTTTCCTTAATATCTATATTCTCCCTGATAGCCCTTATATCATCCCATGACGCCTCTTTCAGTATCGTATCGCCAATATTATCCTCGTTTATGGAATCCAGATCCACCTCCTGTACCGTAGATGTATCTACCACAGCCATATCATTGACATCACCTACCTCTCCGGAGGTAAGATAAGCCACGACATTGTCGCTATCCCCAAGGCTTCTGGCCAACGCTGGGGCATCCATATCGCTTATGGCGGACAGGACCCTGGCTGACATAAGTTGCCCCCACTCGCTGGCGCTAAGTCTGGCACTTATGGATCTGGCCGCCTCCTTATTCCTTGGCACAGATCTAGCCCAGTCACCGAACTTAGACCTAAACTTATCGTTATAAATAGTCATATAAGCTTCAGCGGCCTTATTAAGGTCACTTACGGCGGCTATACCCGATATCTTATCGAACAAGGTAGATACCTCGCCGGAAGGGGTCAAGACACGGGTTATCTTACCCTTACTATTTCTTTTAATTACACAACTTGACATAGCTTCATGTTTTTGACAAAGATAAACAAAAAGCCCCCACAAATAAGCGGAGGCTGATATTCTTGTGTTCCTTATATAATTTATGGCTTAATCCGTATTCTTACTATTGATGAACTCACTAACGCAATCACCAGCAAAGCCGGCTATATATGCTGCGTGTTCATCCTCTCCAACCTTAAAACCAAGAGACATATCGCAAAACTGACATACGCTCATTGCTATATGGAATGACTCGTGACATATATTTCTCATTATTAAATCATCGTCGCTCGAAAAATTCCAAAGTATGGCGAATTTATCGTCATCATCCCTATCCCTTACCAAATTCGCGAAAGACGCCTCCTTGTCCATATCATCCTCATCTCCCCATTTCCCCTCGTGTTCAGGTTCCATATTCTCGAAACGATCACACAATGTCTTATAATCTAATCCAGCCGTGATAATCAACTTTAATGGATATATCACGAAATCAAATTCCATCTCTCTCATATAAACGAATTATTAAATTTTGTATAAATGAATTATGTATATTTATTATATCTCATTAATTTACAAATAAATATTGAGCGAAATATTCATTATGATAAAAGATCAAACTGTCTCAACAGAAATCAATCCATGGCTGATGTATGTCAATTTCTTAAAAGTTGGATTTTTGTTATTATTTCCATTGATATCTCGAATATTAAAACACCCCGAAGTTCTTCTACCATAAACAAAATATACATTGTCTTGATATCTTACTTTATCAAACAATCTAAATCCAAAAACCTTAAAAGGTGCTTGATTAGGCTTTTTAATTCCTCCTTTCAATATTTTCATCTTATGAATCTGACGGTTATGGCGACGAACTAATTTCTGTTTGTAATAATATCCAAGCCTATATGAATCAAAATTCCTTGAAATCACAAAAGCGTCGGATACATGGGATTTTTCAATCCCATGATTTATGCGATCGTGTTTCGTTATATACCCGAAAGTCATCTTGATATTTGGATATAAAGATTTTAACTCATCGTATAGTTCCCATTTCATGATCCCCATTACAGCTGCGTCGCGAAGCGAGGCAGATCTTTTCACTTTCAATTTGATTTTACCTTTATGAAATTCCTTGTGGCAGGTTTCACACAAAGTAATCAAATTTGAAGGTGAATCTCCTCCAGTCTTGCGTGACTCAATATGATGGACATTAAGAATAGAATCTTTTGACTTACCCTTACAATGCTGGCATTTATGCCCGTCTCTTGCAAGAACATATTCCCTCACGTTCCAAAATCCTAATTGTTCACCTTCCTGATACTCCTTACCCGATATCTCTGGATTCTTGATCTTTTGAGTATCAAATTGGGCTACCTCAATAATCAGTTTTGAGACAGGTAGTATAGAATATACAAAACCGATAATCCTAATATAAGAATCAATCTTCTGCCTGATTGATGGAGCTATCCATTTATCTTTCTTGGATTTTATTCTATTATTGAATCTTGGCTTCCTATATCTCAATCTATACCTTCTAGCCCTCCTTAACTCTCTTCTTGTTGATAGAAGATCAACAACATCACTTCTCAGAATAACCTCACTTGCGTAAAGTTCCTTGCTTTTCGTTGTCGCTGACAAACCAACGTGTTTTGTACCTGCGTCAACGCCTAACGTAATCTCTTGCTTGTAACCGGTTGTATCATACAAAAGCCTGATCGTAAAAGGACAAAGATTCACTACGGTTGCTTTCTTTGCTTTAAGCAACCTCCTAACCTTCCCATGCCTCGTTGTTGGCATTAAAGGATTTCCGTCTATATCTTGAACGTATACCACTTTTCGCTACTTTTTTTAATGTTTATTCAACATAAATCAGGGTAAAACCCTGTTAGTACCCATCGCCAATGTTATTGAAGGTTTTGTATAGGCAACACTATGTCCCAAATACAAACATTGTTTAATCACCTACCTTAGAGCTACGGACTTGGATAAACATCCGTAGGTAACTATATATTCTCCAATAACGTAGTCTTTATTTCAAGACTTAGGCTAATAACCTGATCATTTCTGATATATGTAAAACATCAAATAAAATTCAATATTTTACATATTATTTAAGGTTATAACCTTAGTGTCAGCCACATCATGTAGGTCGTATGAGTCAAAACATAACTTACATATATCGTCAAGATCAAAATAAGTAACCTTATTATACGACATACAACGGATTTGTCTCCCATCAGGAACCTGAACATCGAAAACATTTATCTTCTCCATATTAAAAAACAGAGGGATGCCGATCCCATCATAGACCGGTATCCCTTATAATAAATTAGCGACGAAAAGCATGGTGATGGACATGCGCCACAAATGTAATTACAAAATTCGTAAAAACAAAATATCAAGGGCAATCACCCGTGCATTCGCATGGAGCATCGCTTTTCAAAACCCCATATACCCGATTGTCGCTAGTCAGCCATCGTTTGCCGTCGCTCGTGATATAAGCCTGCCGGCATCCCTCCTGATTCACCGTGAGCGTCTTCTTAACACCTTTTGGAGTTGTTATCTCCAGCTCAAGAGTCCGATCAAGACCGTTGTTCATCACCGAGCCAAAGGAAACGGGGGCGCTTCCGGTCCCGGACCCCGGACTGACGGTCAGAGGCTGGTCCGTTACCTCGCCTACCCCGTCCTTCCAATTAATATTCAAATCATTAGCCATAGTTGTATTATTTTTGTTCTATTGCAAAGATAGCAAAACAAATAAACCCCAACCGGCTTAAGTCGATCGGGGTCTGAGTAAGCGAAAAGAAACTGATTATCGTCCCATCATTCTCAATACGGTTCTAGCCGCAGCTTGCGCCCATGTCCAGCTGTCATTAGATGTTACGTTAACCGTCTGTTGAGTACCATTTACATCCAAGTTAATAGTCTTCTTGTCAAGCTCGATAGTAGAGTCTCCAGCGGCTTGCGTTACCGTCACGTTGGCTGTCTGGCCACCAGCGGCAGTTACCTTCAATGTAGCTGTCAATTCCTCGATCGTGACGTTGGCCGGTACGTCCGAGATCGTGATGCTCCAAACGAACTCGCCAGCGGCTCCGGGATCGTCGGCGATAACCGCTCCGTTAGCCGTAGTCTTTCCAGCCGCCGTGTAGTTAGCCGGGAGCTGTAACGTAAGCCCGTTCTCCTCAGCCGGCGTGACCGCGAACGTAAGCTTAGTACTGTTAGACTTACCGGTGATGGTAACATTACCGCCTGTCTTTTGTACGGAAGCGTTAGGGCTGTCTGATCTTACCACCTCAGCAGCCGCTGCCTGATTAACTACCAACGCCTTCTTAGCCCCGCCGTTCGTGGTGACCGTAAGGTTGATAGTGCGTTGAAGACGACCGGTGTGTTTCTCACCGGAGAAATTAACCGCCTGATCTCCTGATCCTGATACCGGGTCGACGGTTACGAAACCGAATTTTTGTGATGCCATACTTAAATATATTTACAAATGTCATTTTATTATGCCAAAGATAACTTATATCATATCACAAGCCAATATAGGGGGGGGGTAGATACGACTAGCCCTGTACAACCTCAACATACAACCCTACTAAGTCCTTTAGATTATGACTAAGAGGAGTTCCGCTATCCCTAGTACACTTATATACATCAGCGTTCTGGATGTAATATTTATCCTTGAATATCTCCATTGGAGGGAAATACGGGATAGGATCCCCTATGGTCCCGGCATGCTCCTTATCAATGACCTTGTATAAGGAAGCCGTATTTAGTCCGGGTTCCCATTCCTTTGATAATGTATGTTGTTGAATAACCTCATAAAGGATATCCGTATCGTCCTTCACCACCCTGAGACAGAATCCGGCATCCACCGACAACCCGAACTCCGCCCCTTCTTGTCCCCATATAGGGAATAGGACCTTAACATCCAGTTTCTCATTAGGGGATAAAGATATAGTCTTGTTATTAACCACCATTCTGGAGAATCTGACAGCCACTTTCTGAGGATCGGAGACATCTTTCTCCTTTGCCTGTTGCCGGACATAAGTCATGGTGATATTTACCTTATCTGGATAGCCGGACTGAGCGTCAATAGCCCTCACCTGCTCTACGGTAGTGGCTAAGCTTACTTCCCTCTGTTTGGCTCCTAACGCCGACATCAGGTCATTATCATACTTATCCATCATCCCGATCAAGATCTTGCCTTCCGTCATATCAAACTTCAGACCCACGATCGTTATCTTACCAGCTATAGCCCCATCAGCCAAAGCGTTACGCCTATCATATTCAGGGATATAGATATTTTGGTCATCCAAGAAAAACTCATGAAGATTATTATTCTCATAAGTCCTGATCTCCTCATACTTAGCCGATTTCTCCTCATTAAGAAGCCTTGAGTCATCCAATTTAGCCTCGATAATCTCCTTAACCGTAGCTTTAGGATTAGCCTCCTTGAACACCAATTGCTCCTCCCCAAGCTCTATCCATGGGGCGGGATTCCCGTTAATGTAATCATCATAACTATAGCCCTTGGCGTAATTATCATCAAGCGGATCGTCCTGGACTAATTGATTGGGATATATTTCCCTGTTTATATATACGTAGCTCATATCTTATATCATTAATTTTGTTCTTTAACGGCGATACTATACTTATCTGAAGCGTAACACCAGATATTTATCTCGAAAGGCTTGTTAGCCGTAGTGGTTATAGAAGTACCACTCATGCTTACATAAGCCCCGGAGTTGGGTATAGCCTGCGTGAAGGCCGCCGACGGGACGCACCTGATCATCAGCTCCTCCCCTATCTGCATCCCTGACTGCACGGATAGGGTGGTAGCGGATGATAACGTGGCCGTGATACTTCTCTTGCTAATAGGCAGGTTAGCTAATGTCGTGACCGTATTAACCCCTATAAGCCTGTTCATGGTCTTCTTATCGGCGGCCGCCATCAAACCGTTAGTAGACTCATTGGCTACGGCGTATGTCGTGTTAGGAGGTGTAGCCCAAGTGCCATCTCCACGCATGAAACTGGATGTACTGCCATTAAGCTGTCTCAACAAGCCGTTAGCTGTAGTAGAGGCCAATCCGTATGTGGTATTAGTAGGTACGACCCATGTCCCGTCACCACGAAGAAAGGACGTCTGCTTACCAGCGGCGGGAGCCGGAACTAATCCCGCAGCACCGGCGGCAGAAGCCGTAGCCGCCTTCATATTGGCGTAGGTAGTATTCGTATCCTTATAATAGGGGATACCACCCACGATAGGACAAGCTGTATATCCAGAGGCGCTTGTCACGGTACTGCCGTTCTTGACCAACCCCGTGGACCCGTTAGCTCCTACAACACCATACGTTGTATTAGTATCCGTCCAAGGCACGTTGACATACATCTTACCACTACTATCCAACTCCACCGGATAATTCTTGCCATTCTCCGAATATCCGATCATCACCAATCCTAAGGTCGTGGTATTAGCCTTAGCGTATGTGGTATTTGTCGGAACCACCCATGTGCCATCACCACGAAGGAAAGAGGTTTGCTTGCCGGCAGCCGGAGCGGGTACCAATCCCGCCGATCCAGCGGCTGAGGACGTCGCTCCACCCATGTTGCTATATGTGGTATTAGGAGGCGTTTGCCATGTCCCGTCACCACGAAGATACTTGGCTTGCGCTCCGGCAGCCGGCGCAGGCACCAAGCCGGCCTTTCCCGCCGCTGAGGCAGAAGCGGCTCCCATATTGCTATATGTGGTATTTGTCGGAACCACCCATGTGCCATCACCACGAAGGAAAGAGGTTTGCGCTCCGGCAGCCGGAGCAGGCACCAAGCCGGCCTTTCCCGCCGCTGAGGCAGAAGCGGCTCCCATATTGCTATATGTGGTATTAGGAGGCGTTTGCCATGTCCCGTCACCACGAAGATACTTGGCTTGCGCTCCGGCAGCCGGAGCGGGTACCAATCCCGCCGATCCAGCGGCTGAGGACGTCGCTCCACCCATGTCGCTATATGTGGTATTAGGAGGCGTTTGCCATGTCCCGTCACCACGAAGATACTTGGCTTGCGCTCCGGCAGCCGGAGCGGGCACCAAGCCGGCCTTTCCCGCCGCTGAGGCAGAAGCGGCTCCCATATTGGTGTATGTCGTGTTGGTATCCGTCCACGGGACATTCACATACATCTTACCGTTTCCGTCAAGAACTACCGGGTAATTCTTCCCGTTAGCCGAATACCCGATCTTAACAAGACCCAATTTATCGCTTGTAGCTTGGGTATAAGTCGTGTTACTGTCAGTCCAAGGGACATTGACGTACATCTTGCCATTAGCCAAGAGCACAGCGTAGTTCTTTCCATTAGAAGCATAGCCGATCTTAACCAATCCTAAGGTGTCGGCCGTGGCTTCATTATACGTTGTGTTATTATCCGTCCACGGAACGTTAACGTAAGCGTTGCCGGACGAATCCAGTTGCACCTTATAGTTCTTCCCGGAAGTCGTATATCCTACCTTAATACCGCCAAGAACGGTAGCGGAGGACGTGGGAGGGGTGAAGGTACTTGGTTTGCCCGTAACCCCGGACCAAGGCACGGAGGAAGCCTGACTGGCCGTGTACGGCTCATACCCATCCTCACTGCTTAATTTAGACTCGTCTTTTATCAGATACATCTTACCTGTAGACGTGACCTTTACCGTATCACCACTTTGAACCGTAGCGGTGGTAAGGGCAAATCTGGCCGTATCGTCAGCTACCACGATCAATCTCTCCAAAGCCGCCTTAGGTAACCTATCTATGCTGATGGTTCCGGACACGATCTTAGAGGCATCAAAATTAGCCAATGTCGTGGAGATAGTTACGTTGCTTCCGAAGTCCGATGAGACACTACCGGTAACAGCCCCGGACAGCGCTATGGTCCTAGCCGCCTGTAATTTCGTGGCGGTAGGGGCATTATCCGTCTTAAGAGCATATTTGGTAAGATTAATATCATTAGCCTTATCCAAAAGCTGCTCTATCTGCTCGCCATTATATTTACCTTGAAAATCTGCCATATCATAATTATTTTTGCCCAAATATAACCATATATATAAGCACCAAGAAATCGAGGGGGGGGTAGATACGGGCAGGTGTTAGAAGCTGCCGTCCCCATGCAGGAACCCGGTACGGAATATAATAGCCTTGTCTTTAAGTTTCTGGACAGACTCCCATTCCCATTCACCCTCACAAGGTCTTATGACATATTTATTGCCCCAGATCTTGAATTTCCGTTCAATAACAAACATCTCCTTATCATTAAGGACATGAAAGATACTCCCGACAGGGAAATACTTATCAGTTCTCAATATAACTCGATGATGTCTCTCGTCATATTCAGGATCGTCTACGATACGTGCCTTATAAAACTGGAAATCATTTAACGTCTGATCCACAGGCTCTATCCAATAATGTCCTTTAGCCATGCCTTAAAATATTTTAAATATATAAAAACATTACATTTTTATTAGTTTAGAAGTAGACATTCTCTAGGAAACACACTTCTTACCCTAACCGGATTGAACAGCAACCCACTATCGATTATCCTTTGAATAACACCATTGGAATCACCGACTACTTTCCTCATTATATTCAATGCACCATTCACATCAGCATTGATCAGTTTACCAACAGAAGATTGAAACAATCCTCGTTTTATCCTTTTGCCTAAATAAGAATCATGCTTGGATATTGGCTCCAAAGCAAGGGCATCACATTTAGATGTATAGGATTCTTCATTTACCACGAACTCTATTCCAGATAATCTACATTTGTATTCCAAATAACTTATCAATCTCGCAAAAGGGATTTGAGTAAACTTTTGGTTGTTTTTCTTACCCATATTTACTCCAGTTTTCCAACCTTTATTATAGCCTACAATTAACTTAGTCACTCTGGAATCAATCAATATGTCAACAATCCTCCTACTTATCTTATGAAATACATCTTCTAAATATCTATCCCTGTCATAGTATAATTTCTTTATACGATTTATTGTTTTTCTTATTCTTTGTAAATCCTTTATACTTATAAGCCGTGAAAGCGTTTTATTAAAAAATTGATTATAAGATTTAACAAACCTTCCACTAAAAATAAAATTACAATCCTCGCTGATCAAAGTAACAAGATTATCAAAGCCTAAATCTATTGATGCTACCTTCTCATCTCGTATATCTTCAATAATTTTATTTTCAATATCATAAACTATCTCAACCTTATAACCTACAAATAATGGAATAATCCTTACTTGCTTGAAATTAGATATTCGGCAACAATATTTATCATATTGAGGAATATCAATAAATAAATCTTTAGATAAGATAATCCTTCCTTGTCTTATACTACAAGATTGGTTAGTAAAAAATAAAGAGAACTCTGATCCACGTTTCTTATATTTAGGCAATTCTGGTTTACCTCTATATTTACATGGATTCTTTTTGAAATCATGAATAGATCTGTAATAGCTCTTAATATTTTTATCTAGAACACGAAGTATTTGTTGTGAACATTGAGCTTTTAAAAGCTTATAATTTACCTCTCCATCAAGATTCTTTGTTTTAATAAGTATATTGTTTAACTCATAATAAGACAACCACTTATCTTCTTTTGATAAAGTTTCTCTAAAAATATAAAGAGCTTGATTATACAAATTATTACTAATCTTGCATAATCTAGACAACTCTTCATTTTTCCCTATGTTAAACTTATATACCAATCTCATTTTAAAAACACTTTCAATATTGAGGATATCCTTTTCCATTCCCGCCCTCCCTCCCTCTGAACAAAAGATCTACCTCGAACAAATGTAGCTATAATAAAGTTACGGGCAAAAAGAAACCCCATCGGTATTCTATCGCCGACAGGGTTCTTCCAACGTTGTATCAGTCTTATATCATCTCACTCCATTTGATTGTGTCACCGACGAAGCACCGCACCGCCAGATACCTTACGAACGCCGTCCCTTCCGGGGCGTCAGGGTCTTCCAGATAAGCCAAGACAGCCTTGACTATTTTCTGGTCGCAATCCAATACCTTAGGAAAGTAGTCGCTATAGAACATAGCGAACAGATATTGGATATCTCCCCAAGTGGCGTTATCAGGTTTCTTAGCCCCGCATTTATCGAACATCTGCTTAGCGTCCTCCATCGTCCATCTTCTCTTGGATCCGTCGGCGTTAAGCATCTTGTCAGCGGCTTCCCTAGCCAGCTCCTTGGAAAAGTGATATCCATGGGTGTCTATATACCGCTTATAATCCGGGTCATCGGCGTCTGCTCCTCAGTAATAACGACTCCTGCGTCCCCTGCGCATATACGGTTCAGTACCTTCGTACTCGTCACGGATGCCGCGCTCACCGAACCATCCCCTGCGATACATCTCGTCCTCACGTTCATGGAGTCTCTCACGCTTCTCAAGCTCGCGCTCGTCACGTTCCAGTTCCCTCTCACGTCTTTCAAGATCACGCTCACGGCGTTCTAGCTCATCCATCCTACCGTCATGCTCCTTGCCATAATGGTCATATATTCCACCACCATAACCCATGTAAGTCCCATCCGAACGTCTGCTACGTCCACGGCCGCCTCTACGATCGTAGATCTCGTCATTGTAGTCCTCTTCGTGACCGCCGCCTAAATCTATAACTCTCATCTTAACCTAATTTTTTAATTAACAACTCTTTTAGCTCATCGAAAGAGGATCCCATCCTATCGACTTTCTCCTCAAGATTCTTGATCTTCCGGTCTTGATCCTTAGTCTGCTTAAAAGCCGGATTGATTTCCTCAAGGATCGAATCACAAGCCTCTAGCGTCCTCCTATGCTTATCGATACTATCGAGAATATCGGAGCTGGTTCTCTTAGCGGCGTTAAGCTGGTTCATGATCGGATCGACCGAGCAGGCCAAAGTTATGTTATTGGACATAGCGACATCCCTGCTCTCCGGTACGACGTAGGTCATGGAAGACCCGTTTATCTCCACGGTAAGGTCTATCACCCTATCCTGTAGTTGCTGATATTGCCCCATCTGACCCATCTGGGGTTGCTGGAACCTAGGCTCGGACACGTTAACCACATTCCCCATCCTGAACACCGGAACATCGGACGTATCCAGCGTATATACTTGAAATCCTTTCTTTAAGTCTCTAAACATATCTCGATTTTTAAGCGGGAGGGAATACCCTCCCATTAGACATCCAATCTAACCTATTCCTCATCAACAGTCGTCTCCGACGCCGAGGCGGAAGTTGTAGGCACACAGCAATCCATGAGCCTCAATACACCCCTTACCTTGTTGAAATAAACAAGGCGTTCGGTGTTGTTAACCATAGCCGCTCCGGTCACAGCCACGTTGATCGGATTCACCACAGCCACGCCGGTTACCGGGCAGCATGTGTCATCACCAACCGTGGATACGGTGCTGTTCGCTGGAATAGCTATCTGTACTGGCAATGTCTCGCCTGTTGTCGGAACCACCTGCCGGATTTTCAGCAGCAGAAGGCCCTCGCATGGCAAGGACAGCCATATCCTTGGGTTGATGCCGAAGATGGTGTTGGTAGTAGTCACTACCACGTTCTTCGTGACCAACTCATAAAGAGACCCTATTTTAGAAACACAAGCCATAATAGCCTCCTTCCTTTATAGAGTTAAATAGCGGCGTTTCCGTTGTTGCAGCATCCATTGTTGCACCCACATCCGTAATTACCTCCATAAAATGCTTGACCCCATCCATAAGTCTGGTAAGGAGAGCATGAAGGATAAGCCGGCACAGGGGTAGGTCTCAACTGGTTGATCAAATTCTGAGTCTGTTGCTGAGTCAACGCGGAGGCTTGGTAAGCCGACCTTTCATCACGCAACTGATTGATCGTATTCTGCATCTCACGCATTTCCAATTGACAGAATTTATCATTAATCAAGGTTGTTTGAGCATCAATCTTAGCGCTCAAGATATTGAACTGCGTAGTAGCCTGCTCACGATTGTTTGTCAATCCTTGGTTGATGTTACTCTGAAGAACATTGGTTTGCTCTAACGTCCGTAATTGATTGTCAAAGCCTTGCTGCGTTATCATATTTTGAGTAGCGCACGTGCTTTGGTTGATCAAAGAACTCAAATTGCAGCAGCAAGAGCTAATTTGATTACCGATCTCACAACCTTGTTGCTGTACGGCGTTAATAACAGCCTGAGAGGTCATACCTACCTGACCAGCTACCTTATCGATAGCGCCTTGTACGTTACAGATAGCGCTTTGCAATTGAGTGGTAGTACAGTTCAAGGCGTTAGCGATCTGCTCGATAGCGCTTCTGTTACCTTGGATGGCCTGCATCAGCAACTCACGACCATAGTCGTTATTCAATTGAGCGGGAAGACCATTAGCGCAATTCTCACCACCGTTACCAAAACCATTGCCAAAGCCACGGCCGCCCCATAACCAGAACAGGACGATGATCCACAACCACCAACCGTTAGCCCCGCCGAAACCGTCTTGGTTGTTACGACCGTTCATCAAAGCCGCTACCAAGTTCGGATCCATCTTATTTCCGCCTATTAAGTTGGCGAACATCCCCGGAATCATAGATAATAAACCGTTAGTGGCGCTTCCACTACCGGAACCCATACCGTCTAACAAAACGATTTTGTCTCCACTTGTACCCATGTCTATTTATTTTTGAATTAATAATAACCCCACCTGATGGCGGGCGTTACAAAGTCCAAAAATTAACAGCCCTAAGATCGTGATATGTGTCATCATCAAAGTACTTAATGTCTTGTAAATGGGATTAATAAGAACCGATACAAGACGAAAAATCCGGAGCGTATCACTACGACCCGGATTCATCGCAAATCTATAAAATTCAATGTTTCAATGCTCGAAAGAAAACGTCTCACGACGTCAAAGAGAGATTAACTACACGAAAAATCTCGCATCAACTTATTTGTATTAGCAGTGTATTCATTAACTATCTTGCTGGATGAGGGATCATCCTCTATCCTTGACAGGCGGTTATCGTCACTCCTTACCGTAACATCACCCATCCTTCGTACCATGTTTTCTTGATATGATGATGGATCGGAGTATATAAGATCATCAACGAACCTGTATATCGCACCATCAACCGTCTCACCTACCTTCTCATATAAACCGGATTGGAATGACACGAAATCATCATACCTCCCACGAGCCAAGAACGAACCGTCCGGTCTCGCCTCGACGCCGCCGTTGACCTCCCGGAGCAGGCCCGGATTCCTTTGGTACAGATACCTGTAAAACCCGACATCCATCATCCTATCCTGACCATCCAGATAGAAAAGGTTTCTCATGCTACTGTCACCGGACTCGATAGCCACGTCAAACAGAAGATCCCTTACCTGACCTTCCGGCAACGACATCTCCATGCTTTTTAACGTACTTCTGTCATGGTGGTTCAAAGATACATTATAAAATCCATTAAAATCAAGGAAACGTAAGACATTATTATATAAATCCGATTTTTTTAACCTTTCCTTGATCTGGATCTTCCTCAACGATGTACAGGATTTGATAAAATCCCGATCCTTTCCCTGCCTAGCCTCGTATCTCCTGAACTCCCGATCAATATCGACATCATCCATCTTAGGGGTTACGGGATGCTGGTATATCAATCTGGTAAGGATCATGTTCTCTGTATTCGAGGATGAGATGTTGGACATAACTAGCTTCTTTATGTTATCCTTGACCACGCCAATATCGGAACGGGAAGCCCCGGCAGGGACCACGCCAGCCGGCAAGTACGAGGGTCGCTCTATCCCGATATTGGCCAACATCTCATAAGCCTGATCGGTGTCGGTTATCGGAGCCGTGTTATGGTACGTATTCCTACCCATATACAACATGCTCCTATCATACATATCGGAAGGGGATGTATTCCCGGACCTTACATACACCATCCTATCCCCAGTAGAATAAGTATCCTGAACCTCGTATATCGGGTTCCCTTTTCCTGTTATCCTATCAAGATCGGAGATAAAGCTATCGTATACCGAATTGCCGGCCTGTATGGAAGACAACATGACATCCAGCGACGCCATAAGATCACGGATATCCTCAGGTCTGGATATAACCATCTCATCGCTGATCGCCTCGCTTATATCCACGCCCATGTCGGCAAGATCCATGGCTATGTCATGCAGACGTCCAGCAACGTCCTTGATGTCCTTAAAATCATCCATATCGATTATCTCCCCAACCTTATCCCTTAGACCCTTCATATCCTTAGGCATACTGATATACGGTGTGGTACTATTGAAGTACGAGTCGGTAATCGTATTTCCGTCCTGACTCCGAACCTCCATACGGGTCATATTACGATACGTGTCATACATCCGATCTGCGTAATCCTGATCCTCCTGATACCGGAGTGCCAAGGAAGGGTATGGGATGGAGGCGAAAGCCTGATCGAACTCCCGGCGGTCACTGATACCGCCTACCGCCCTCATGATCGTATCCCTTACCTCTATTGGATTCAAGCCCCTTCTCTTTCCTAACGAGTCATATGTATCCTCATATATCATATAATCATCACCAAGGCCTGACTCGGAGGACAGGAAATACATATCCTTCTCATTAAGATTCCCCTCAGACATAAAATCGACAATCCTCCTCATCATATCCCTTACCCGCTCATACTCCGATCGGTTAGTCATGATATTATCAATCTCATCAGCGTCATACATCCCAGATCGCCCAAGATTGTACCTATTGAGGAATATATCACCGCCGGAAAGGAAGTTAGATACGATCATATCATTAAGATCATTGATATTATCAACACCCAAGGAAGTAAGAGTATTATTAATATCCTTAACCTCATCAGCCATGAAATTGCCGGCGAAATAGTTCTTCCGCTTGATAAAGGACATGACATCATCATACCTAGGTTCCCCATTACTATCCAGATCATATTCTGATGGCATGGACATCCAGTCGCCAAAGAAGGACACGAAGTCGGGGGAGTAGGCCGTACCCCAGACCGATAAGGCCTGCTTCTGGTCGCCCAGCACCTCCATCGCCCTTTGGTATAATCCGGATGGTTGGTCGTTCGGGGCAAGGACATTATCTATCCCACCCTCCTTATTTTTTATAACATAACAAGATCGTCCCATTACTAAATCGTTTTGACACAAAGATAGAAAATCCCGCCTACTCTCACGAGCGGACGGGACACCAAAATAACAACATAATAACAAACCTTATGTTTCTCCGAAAAGTGCAAATCTTTTTGCCGATCCTCACGAACAGGCAAAAGCTCAATCCTAAATTACAAAAAAAATGGAATTTATCGTTTAGCGAAAATATCTTTATCTGATCTATTCAGAACCCTGCCTTTCAATTCCAAGAACCTAGGCATCCATTCTTTAGATATCTTAGACACGATCCACTGAAATCCTTTAGGAGTCACATAGACAGTATTAGTGCCGTAGAACTCGTCATCATTACGATATCTGTAACGAGCATAACCGCTGTCTATCATCCTTTGGGAAAGCAACCACCTCTTACCGGTCTTAGCGAAGAACTTCTTATCCTCAAGCAATATTCGAAGATTCTTCTCCGCTATATCATATCCATGAGCCTCTAGCTTTTCCCGAACCTCTCTGATCAACATATCTGTCTCTTGGGCTATTTCGGCTGTCTTAGCAAACTCAACCATAGGAGCCTGTTCTTTGATGATGTTATCAGATATCCTTTTAGCCTCTAATGCAAGCTTAGCTTCTTTTTCAGCCCTTTCTCTAGCTTCCACCTCATCAGCATACATCCGTAAAGCCTCCGAATAGCTAGATGGTATTTTATTTATCACTTTATGAAAAACATCCCTGTAAACATTAAATACAGATCTAACCTTTCTAGCTATAAAATACTCCATACAAGATATAGAAATCATATAAACATTTACAGGTCTTCCTACTGTCGTATTTTCGCCATTTGTGGCTAAAATCTCATAATCAATACCTTGCATAAACTGATCACTACTTACTAAAGCTCTAACAGCTTTCTCCTTAGCCGAATAAACCAATGGCCATACATCATCTAAATTAACAGGGAATTTATCACCAAGTTTACTTAGATTTAAAACCTTTTCAAAATACGATCTGATAGATAAGTCATCACTCAAAACAATATTACACATAATACAAAACAACAAGGGCCGTTGGCGTCCGTTATTCCACCAATAGCCCTCATCTATCGCCTACGCCTAGGCGAGTTAATATCTTCTTATGGCCCAATAACGGATGGACACCGCAAAATATAAGACCTTATTTTGAAACTACAAACAAACAGGAGATATTTTTACAAAAAAATGTAATCAGCCATATTCCTCTGTCATATATAAAGCGTAGCTATACCTATCCTCTATCATCTCCACCACCTTCTTGATATCAGATAAAGTTAGTTTCTTTATCTCCATATTCCTACTATCCATCCTGACAAAAGAGTTCTTGAACTCCTGCTCGGTTATAGCATCCAACCTAAATAGATTATATTTTATAAGTAACTGGGTTACGTCAAATATCAGGATATTAAGATCAATATCATCCTTCAACTCATCAAGAAGATCACGCATCATGGCTTTGATAGCATCAGTATCAAGTTCCAGCTTCTCGGCTTCCTTCATCAACTTCTTGATAATACCATTGTGCTCGATTATGATGTTAGCATTATCATCATCGGTAGGTAAAAGGATATCCATCGTACATTTTATACCAACCTTATCACTAAGTCTTTTATTGAACTCAGTCATATAATCAAAAGCCTGATCCCTGCTTAATGAGTATGTATGATCAAGCAACTGCTTTTGTCTGACCTTGACAAAATAGTTACTGGTGTATAGCATCATCAAGACCTTTACTCGCTGGATGCGTAGGTCTTGCATGATCTTCCGATGTAAAAAAGAATCTAGTTGCATAATATAAAGAGTCCCCACCGGGCCATCACACACCCGACAGGGACCAACTTTTAAATATCTTACTCGTCAGGTGATGAACTGACGCCGCAAAGATAAGTCAAGATATTTTATTTAGCAAGGATTTTCCGCCTCATTTTCTCCGGATACTACGTTACCGTCGGAAACCAAAGACTTGTCCTCGGCCGCCTTCGTAGGCGAGGCGAACTCCGATGGCAGATCCGGCAGGTTAGGGAACGAGACTTCCGTCTCCTCCTTGGATACCTTGTTCTCCTTGATACTCATCCTAAACTTAGGAGCTATGAAAGGATCGTTGTTAAGATCGATGTTGATCGTAACGTCATTCATCAAAATATCCTCCTTAGTTCTGGAATCACCTATCCATCCTCTTACGTCAGCGGTCATAGGCATCCTGCTAGCCGCTTCCTTGACAGCTTTAAGCCGGTTCTTGATAACATCCACGTCTCCCGCCAGCGGAATCATATATGTCTTATTATCCAACCCTGATCTGGCTATAGCGTTATTAAGATCCATTATATCATCAATACTTACGCCTCCGCCTAGACCCTCCGTAATCCTATCAGCCATCGATTCGATCATGGATGAAAATGACGATATATCCTGATTTTTCAATCTTACGGGGTACAGGTAATTTCTTCCATTTCCTGTCTTTATAGCTACGACCGGAATACGTGAATTTTTATAATCACCATACTTGTCCCTGACGATAGCCGTACAGAACGGGAATATATTATACTTAATATCATCCCTCATCGTAACCTCCCCATTCTCTATATATCCTACGCTCTCGACCTTACCAGCCGTCTCGTTGGTAAAGTCATTCTCGGATACCATCAACGTCCCATTATCATCACTTATGCTAAAATTAGGTCTTCCCGGCAAAACACTGGTGACTGTGCCTACGAACGGTATATCAATCTCACCCGCGACGGATCCTACATTATCCCTATACAACTCAAAGGCCATACTCCTTAAATCAGCGTTACTCCCTTTTGAGTCTGGATCATTGGCTTTTAGCACCGAGACAAAATTACCATCACCATCCACGATCTTAATAACCATATTATCAACCAATTCTCGGTAAGCCGACTTAGTCTCATCAGAATTAGGGTCAACGGCGTTAAGGCTATTGTATTTATCATACAATTCCTTGGTATATGGATCTAACATATCCATCTTAAACCTTACCATATCACCCTTGCGGAGGCTAGCCGTTGCTTCCTGATTCACCGACTCGTTGTTAGATCCAAACGTATCACCCGTATAATAAGGGACAATAGATCCATCCTGCCCCTTGCGATACACCATAAACCAGATGGAGGTCGACAAGGCGGTTTGCCGCCCCAATATGACACCGGTAGCGTTCTCGAAAGCCTGAGCGTCATCCTCGCTAATCATCCATCTTGAGTGGTTATTCGACTCTATAACAGTAAATATGTCGGTTCCGTTGGTGAAATCCATCACCCTTCCATTATCAGTATCAGTGGCATCAGATCTTTTAAGCCCAAGACTGTCCATAAACCTGTCAAGTCTCATTCCGCCAACTTCATAATACATAACCCCACCGATCTCTCTCTTCTGAGCCATCAACACCACCGGATTCTGGGCGGCGTTAACTTCCGTCCTGCCGGTGGATGTCCCGGGTTCGCTCTCTGTGAGGACATCACCCATAGGTATGGATTTATCGTAATCCTTGACAGCTATACTTCCGTTATCATACAACCTCATCCATTCCACGAATTGAAGAAGAGGCCCATCGGAATAATTATTGATAATATCAATAGCCTCATTAAGCTTATCCTGATCAATCTCATTGCCATTGTCAGCCTCATTCATAAGATCATTATAAGTCTTTATAGCTTCTTTGATCTGATCCTGATCAAGACCATTGATATTCATATCTACAATATCATCAACAGCGTCCTTGATATTATCATAAATATTATCATGGATCTTCAATCTATCTATTATCGATCTAGCCTTATTGATCCTTGAAATAGGATTATCCCCAAACCCGTTAACTAAACTATCGACACGAGGCTTGTTATTATCATATATCTGTCTCTCCCTAGGAGATAAGACATCCTCATTACCGTTCCATATCTTTATAGCTATATTATTGATTCTATCGTCAGAAGGATTTATGATATCCTCACCATCAGGAACCCTCTCGACTATACTACCTTCATCGGTCTTAATCTCGTTCTCCATAGATCTGGCTATCATATGATTATATGTCTTGAACATAAATGCCTCATCCTCCCCTATAAGACCATCTTGGTAAGCCTTGTCTATAGCTTGGTCGTTGGCGTAAAGATCATTGGCATCAGGATTATCAGTATTCCTGAAATCATACTTGCTATCATCCTCCTCATAAGTCTTACCCCATACGTTCGATAATATCTTCATGAACCCGCGCTCCTGCGCCCGGATGAATCTTCTGTCACGCATACGACGAAGAGACTCGTTTATATTCTTATAAGCCACAAGATTATGACGATACTCGCTAAGCAACGCCATGGCCTCTTTATGATTATCGACCCCACGGGTAGACACGGCATTCTCAAAATCAACTATAGTCTCATAAGCCGCCATAAGATCTGAGGCGCTAATCTTAGAATCATTATCATTTAAAGATAACTTAGATATATCCACATCTGAATTAATCAACGTGCTTAACTTTCTCTCCAAGGCAATTCTTTCTTCCGTCAATTTAAGAAGCCTATCATTCTCCTCAGCCAACTTAGTCTTATCAGACTCAATTGCTTCCTTCGATGCGACCTTTTGTTGAGTATTTAAAATATTCCTCTCCATCTTCCGTATATCATTCGTCAGCTTCCGGAGTTTTTCGAGAGCCTTGCTTGAATCAGGATTAAGATGAGAGTATATATCAAGGGCATCACCTATACCCGTCTTATATATCCTGTTTAACTGATTGGTGATATCATTCAAATTATCCTTAGCCTCAATACCGTTATATACCATATTGGAGATATAGGCGTTAAAAGACCTGTTCGGGATACCCTCAGTAAGTGAGTCGGCGAATCTGTTGGCCATAATGAAATTATCCACCTTCTTATTAAACTCGTTGACAAGATCGGCTTTATACTCATTGACCTGCTCATCCGTCATATTCATATCGGACGCTATATCGCTATTAGGTATAGATTCGACTACCGTCCTGAAATTCTCCTTCGTATCATCCAGCATCCCCATCTCCGAATCATAACGAAGACGATTGAATACGGCGTCACTAAAATCCTTATTTATGATCCTACCATCACTCTCGTACGATGTGTCTACACCAGATAATTGAGCGTTAAGAGCCATACTGCCACGAATAGCACGGACAGCGGCGGTGGTCAAGGCGCCGGCATTGGCGTTGTAGGCCTCCACCATCCCCTTGTTCCGGGACATGTCTTGGCTCCATTCCCTTATACCTCCAATGGTCTTTCCACCCATAACCGATCCGATAATCATACCGATGCCGATCTCCTTCCAGCCCTGACTGGATCCATAAGTCTCCTTGAATCCGTTCTTTATAGCCTCCATATAGCCTATGTTCTGACGGATGGCCATAGGATTGTATCTTGATTCTACCCAATCCTCGGCGGACTTGCTAGCCACTCCCTGAAGACCTTCCTCATAAAGACCTTCTGACACTGGGCGCTTGATAATATTGAACGTATTCCCGGCTATTTTCTGCCATTTCTTAGGCGTTATGGCCCTCAATGTCCCGTTATCCATCCTCTCGGCGCCTACGCCAAATATATTGCGTTTTATGAACTTATCCACGCCAAGATCCATGCCGAACATATCACCGAACATAGCTATGTTAGACAATGTAAGAATACCGATATTAGCGGCAAATATAGTATTGGCGGCATCGACGTTGTCATTTCTGAACCTCATAAGCTCCTCATACGAGGCTTCTCTACCATAGGCATTTCTGTAAGCCTGCTTGAAGTTTTCCTCAGATTCCATCAACCCGCTTCTTGATTCTACCGAAGCCTCCCAAAGTGTCGACGTACCAATAAAGGTCAGGTTGTCCAACCCCTTACCTATGCCTCGTCCTACGCGGGCAGCCCTCAGCATGGAGTTAAACCCACTCTTCGTGGCGGAAGCGGCCCTACCTAATCTAGCGACAGTCGCTCCTACCCTAGCCCCCATACGGGCAGCATTCATAAGACCAGCACCAGCGAAAGCATAAGACGACAAGATAGCACCAGCCGTAAATGCAGCCCCTGACAAAAGATCATTTGTCCAGAAATTGGTTGTAAACATACTTTTAAGAAATCCGGCATCTCGCTCCTCCTTACTGTAATAATGATTAAGCGTATAATCACCACGCTTATCCATATCATCCAACCATCTGGCAAAACTGTTATCATACATAGCTGATAACGTCCCTTTTGTAACAAGCTCCTTTAATCCATAAACAGACTGACCTACTCCACCTATTCCATACAAAGCAGACTTATAAATAAACTTACCTAATCCTCTATAAGTTTTCTCCCAACCACTTTGACTTCTCGATAGACGATCATCATTATCTATATTATTGATATAATTCTCATATTTAGGGATCCACTCACCTGTTGATAACCTATATCTTGAATCACGAAGATTGATCTTGCTCCCAGTTATATCATAATTACCCTTAGGTATACCTACCTCATTTATCATCTGGAAAAGCGAGTTTCTGGCTCTTACGTCATCATGATAAGATGTCTCTACAGATTTTTTTATACCCTCAACCAATGACGGTATGCTTCTATTTCCTTCCCTGGATAAAACATCATTATCCATATCCGATGAACTACTCATCCCGACAGGAATAGGGATAGAAGAAATATTGTCCCCAGAAAGCATAGGGGATGGAATGGATGGAGTCGGAACATAATATCCCTGATCCCTCATCACATTCCCCATATCATTATTATTATTGCTGTTCATTTTTACCATCTATTTTATCTATGGTCTCTTTATCCAACACCGAAAGAAGATTGCTAAGGTCAGAATGCTGTTCATTAATATCCCTACCCTTTACAATAACATCCTTATTAATAGCCTCAACCACAGCTTGAGTAAGATACATCTGAGGACACATATTTATGATTTTCATGATATTATCAGCATAATCAGTATTATACTCTAATACCTTAAGCGGTGTCCCAGTCTTTGCTTGACCATGGAAATAAATACCAACTTCAACCCCTCCGGGGAATCCCTTAGCTTTGACATCATACGACTTGTAATTCCTCAAAACCGTATTAATTATCCTAATAGCCCTCTTATTAAGCTCAGATGTAGCTAGATCATTACTTTGAATATCATACTTATCAACCATCCTAGAAGCCTCCTCCGCCGCATTCTCGACAGTAGCGAAAGCACCAAGCGAATTAGCCTGCGCCCATTTCTGGTAAGGTCTATTGGTTGTAGCAGAAAAAGACACAGGAATGATCTTGGATTCATAATCTTCCGATCTCACATTTCTTTCCCTTTCATACAAACTATACCCCATACTATCTAATTCTTCTTTAGTAACTTTAACCGTAGCGATATTCTTTCCACCAGCCATAGCTACCAAATCAAATGTATTAGGATTATCTGTAGGACGAGCATACAATATATAATTATTAAGTCTACTATCTTTATCTTTATTCAAGAAACCGGCTCTCGCCAAAAGCAGACTCTCTAATTTAGCATGCATACGCCTATCCTCTTTAGAAGCGTTGGTAGAATTGGAAAATGACCATGATCTTGGAGCAAACTCATCATATCTTCTTTCATAGACTGTTTTAGAATCCTGAACAGCCTTAGCTATATTACGACCTACATTGGAAGAAGACCATTCCCTTCTAAGCGTAGGACCATTAGCCCTTAACATATTAAACCCTATAATCCTAAGAATCTTATCCTTATCCGATAAATCTGATATATCCGCTTTCATTACCGGATTACGTAGATACTTAAATACTTTAGAAAACTCAATTATATCCTCAGAAGTAAAATCCTGTCCAGTATAACGATTTAATAACCCAACATAGGATCTCATCAATTCATTGTCATCCGCAGAATGACCTACATAATCAATATTCTCACTTATCAGCCCTATCAAAGATGATATCTTCAATGCATCCTCAGCGGAGTATTCCTTCCCTCCAATAACCGCTCCATTCTTACCAACATCCCTTGCGTTAACCATACCATTATCGGTATATGTATCAATACCACCAGTAACATAGTCTTGATCTTTGATAGCATCATTAAGGATATTCTTCGTAGCGACATCAAAAGCATTCGTAAGATAATCAACTTCCTCGTCCATTATCTTACTATATTTCTTCCTGTTATCATTCGCCGCCATAAGAGCCTCATACCTACCTACCATTTCTGGTGATGATAACACAGAACTAGACCCGCCACCGTTATTGGTAATCCATGCCATAATATTCTCACTATTAACACCACCTGGATATATAGAGGGATTGTTTTGTATATCGTTCTCTATACCTCGTAAATCAACAGGATTTAAAGACGATATTAAATCCTTCTCTCCTATTGATATATTGTTTTCATTCTGAATATACTGATTGTCAAATATATTTTCAGGAGTGACATTAGGCTGAACTTTTTCTAGCTCAATCATAACACCTGAAGAAGCGCCGGGACTGTTACCACCTTCTTTAGTCATTATCTCCCTAAGCTTAAGATTCTGATCTATTTCCTTGGATTTTTGTCTCCATGAGAACTCCCGCTCCTTGAAATCAAGATCTCTTACTTTAAAATAATAATCATCCGCACTATAGCTTTCTGATGAATTATTGTATGACCATCTAGCGGATACACCATCAAGAAATTCATTACGGACAATAAACTCCCCTGCCCTAGCGGGATTCATGTTGTTGCCAATAAAGGATGTGGCTTCCTCCACTAACGCACGGCGCTGCTCCCGAACCTCCTGCAACGAAGCCTCGATAGCCACCTTAGCGGAAGGGCTGGCCTCCGCCCCTTTGAGCTTGGCTAAAAGAACGCTCTCTTCAGCGTCAAACCCAGAAACATATTTATTAACAAACTGTTCAGTAGTCATACCACTAAACATGCCAGGATTGGTCATGGCTAAATACTGTCCCTCTATCTGCATCTGAGCTTTAGCATTCTGAGATATAGACCTAGCCGCTATTGATCTAATTTGAGATTGACTCATCTCATCAACAGTAATATCCCTCATCCTCCCTGTAGGTTTACCATCCACTATTTCAGGAACAGAAAACTTCTTTCCTTTATTAAGACTAACGAAATCCTTCATCATCTTATTCATCTCCTCATTGTAATCCGTATAAGGAGTGTAGTGAATAGGATTCATCCTTGTACCAACCTGACCGTCATTAGCCCATTCATAAAATGGCAACAAAGCGACAGCCTCATTTATAGCGCTATATTGCTTAGGATTATTAAGCTTCATATCTTCAATCTTCTGAGAGAAAGACCTATACTCCCTAGTACCGGCAATAGCGTTCAACACACGGGTATCCAGAGCTTCTCCAAGACGAGCCTGTATACTTCTGGCTATACCGTCGGAAGCCAAATTAGATTTACGATACACGTTATTCACGTCCTGTATCAGCCCATTTAACCTATTCTGAAGATATTCCCTATCCTGAGGTTTTATAATGTCAGAATTGATAATATAATCAGCATACTCGTTTATAGCCTGCCGATTGGTATCTATCTTCTGCTGCATGTATCCCATCCCCTGCATCATGACATCCATGTTGTAGGGCGATACGTACTTGCCGTAATTCCTTAATATACTATATTGTGAAGCCATCCTTTATCCTTTCTTGCTTTTAGTTACTTCCTGAGCGGGATATAATATCCTATAACTCAATATATCTCCTTGAGGATCAGCGATTAATTGTCCATTGGGACCAATCTTTACATCCCCGAATATAGACCTTAATGTATTCATGGTCGTAGCCGTATTCCACTTCTGCTGGATCTCATCATTTACGCTATCAAAATACCTAGCCCAGTTCTCGTCAGTATTAGCCAAAGCCTGTAATATTCGACTTTGATAACCCTGACGTTGAGCTATATTCTTATCATACGTATCAGTCCAAGTCCGGGCGTTTACATTATCAGCCCAAGTCCTTTGAGCCACGTTCCCTTGTTCTACCTCATTTATATACTTACCTATATTGGAACTCATGATAGCCTGTAGGTTGGATGATAAAGCCCCTCTCTGGGAATCCGGGACATTACCCATCTGATCCAATTGTGATTGGAAAGCACGATTGGTCTCAACCATATACTGATCAGCAGATCTCAACACCGGATCCACGGTAGGAGCGTAATGCCTTTCCAGACCTTCCGTTGTCACGGCTCCCGGGGTCATCCTAAATACCTCGGGGAAGTCAAGACCGCCACCCACTATATTCCTGCCTCCATTGCCGCTGTTCGACTTACCGGCATTTGTATTGGTCTTAGGGAGTGTATTGGGATCAATCAGCTCAGGCATATCCAGTTTAACATCAGGTTCCTCCACATCACCTATATCCATAGGACCGGGAGCCACCTTATGAGGATCAAGTATAAAATCAAGACCTTCCATTCCTTTCATGGATCTCAATGCCTGCATCTTAAGCATATCCTCGCCAAGTATCTTATTAACGACATCCTTGTTCTTGTCAGAGAATAGTTGGCTAAAATGAGTGATACCAGCATCATTAAGAGCCTTATGCTGTTCCTCTGTAACAACATCTAGACCGATCATAGGGCGAGATGAGGAGTATTGACCAAACTTGTTGTCTCTCATCCTATCATGATATGCGGCTTTCTTATCTTCCGGGTAATTACCTTGGCTATCCTCGCCTCCAAAGGAAACGAGTGTCGTATAATCCCGAAGCGCCTCTGCGTTGGCGATGATCGGGTTCTCCGCCGTGGCCAAGCCCATCCACCCACCAGTAGTGCTGTATATAGCATCCTGAAGAGCCTTGGCGGCAGTAGCCTTCGGAGCGCTCATATAAGCATCATAAGCCAAAGGCATGAACGTCTTATAATACTCCAGTCTCTCATCGGTATTAATACCGCCATAAGAGCCATCCTGACCCTGACGCTGATACCCAAACGTGTTATCCTTATTATTGTACTTGTTCTCTACGGGACGGAAAGTAAGTAGGTAATCGAATAAAGAACTACCACCTTTCTCCATCTTCTGACGAATACCAGCCACTTTCTTAAGCAATTCTTTCTTAGCATCGGCTATATCCTCCTCCGTAAGACCGTATTCTTTCATGGATCTGGATATGATGTTATCTATCTCACCACCCTTAGCGAAATACGTATCCTCATCCTTCTTCATCTTCCGGTCTTCCTGCTCTTTGTATATGACATTAGCGAAGTCCGTAAATCTTCCCTCTAATCCATTAACGGTATCGTTGCTATCATTTATAGCCTTTGACAATACGGAGGCGTTTAAACGCCTTGTATTCTCATCATCTATCTTATCGTTTTTCTTCAGCTTCTCCAGCGCCTTTTTCTGATCATCGTAAGCCGATTTAAGACCGATCTTAGCCTTATACCTGTCCATTAACGTAGCATACGTATCCTTAGGCGTGGCTTTGATCCCATACGTATCTCTGATGTATTTAGCGAAATCCGGCTCTATGGTTGTGTCGTCGGTAATAACCTTCGTTCCCTGCTCCAAGGAAACGGGGGTTCCACCATCGGCGTGCTTCTGCCCCATAGCCTCCATCGGCGCCTCTCCGGGCTGCGTCACGTACTCACCCTTCTCGACCTCTACGTTGGCTTGATCTTCCATCGACTTAGGTAACGGATACAGGTACTCACCGGTAAGGCTTCCGCTATCGAACCTATTATTAGGTCCTAGATAAACACCCCCACCATCCTTGTACTGCATCTGGGATTGCCTTCTTTGTCTGGCCTCACGCTCCTGAGCTAACCTGATATTGGTACGAGTACCTTTCTCTGACGCTATCCCAGAAACCACGTTACGAGCCAACCCCATGATACCACTAATTCCTGAGGCTATGGTGGTTATCGTATTAGCTGTTTTAGCCCCAGTGGATAAATCACCATATCCCTCGCTTCTCATACGCCCTATACCACGACCCATCTGAGTGAATCTAGACCCTATATCATCAGCGCCATAGTAGGGGATGGTGGTAAAATCAAAAACATCCGTCTCGCCTGAACCGGTCTTAGACTTATCAACATCGTTAACAGTTATGTTATTAAGCGTAATACCATTGTCCTGATAATTCTCAGCTATACGCTGTAAACTACCCTTGAAGCTAGCCGGAAACACATTATCCTGATCAAAAGCATTAGCGTATTTAGTCCTCAACTGATCTGGAGTATCCAAAGAATATATCCCTAGCGGATTGACCGGCGCGGGTAATCCTTGGTTGGTATTCACCAAAGGTTCTATACCTAACCCTTGTATACCGTCCATATTACCAAGCATATACGACCCGACTTCCCCGGCCTCTTGATATTTAGGTATCTTCCTCTTGATTACGTATTTGCTCATGTCTAATTAATTTCGTTCTGACACAAAGATAATTTAAAAAAACAGAGACTCATCATTTCACAACGATGAGTCTCTCAGCAAATGCTATTATTATGTACAGAATTAAATTCTTTTTATGAATAATGATCCTATAGCCTTAACCAAATCATAGAAACCGGCAGAACTGAGACCTACAGCCACTCCATATAATAGAGCCTCCCACCATTCACTCCCTATAAGCAATGGAGACACCTTTAGTAGCCACGCTAATATACAAACCAGCATACCTATGACTACGGCGGATAGGACTTTAGCCCACTTATGGGTGTCAATATACGGCACTACCTTGGCTAGTTGGGTAGCTAACATCGTGACAAAAGCCATGATGCCGGTAAAGGTAGTTAGATCAATGGTGATAGTCCCTTCTGATGGGATTACCTCTTGCGCCATCAAAGCGAACGGCGTCAATAACATAGCAAATAAAAATAACAATCTTTTCATATCTAAAACGTTTAATTACTTCGCAAATATAACACTAAACTGATTAGATATATAAATATTTATTGGAATATAGATATACGACAATATCCAGAGCCTATATGTCCCTTTCCTAAATCATATAATCCACCCAAAGGATTAGGCATTTTTTCTAATTCCCCTTTCACATCTGTCCATACGAACCCGTTCCCATCTATCATCTTAGTGTTAGTAAATACATATTTATCATATTTCACGCATCCCGGATGACCGGATATATACGAGGACCCTCCACCACCAGCTTGAATAGCGTTCGACGATATCCCGCCGCTTGGTCCTCCATAAAAGCCTCCTCCTCCACCAGAGGAATACGAAACGCCATCAAAGCCACATCCTCCTCCCACTCCTAATAGACCTCTATTTCCGTTAGTTAAATTATTGCCGGAGTTAGATCCTCCCGCTACTTGGGATGCAGGAGTTCCCTTGGCATAGCCCCCCAGATACGCCTTCAACCCTCCCGCTGATCCTCCATGCCCAATAAAATAATACTCACATCCTCCACCGCCTCCCCCGGCTACCATAATACGGGTCTTTAAAGAATCTACGTTTAGAGGATCGCTATTGTTGGACAACCTCAAATCTGTAGCTCCGCCCCCGGCTCCCTCATAGATATACCTTCCAGCGCTCTCATTAGTCATTGAATGCCCTGAACCTCCTCCATTATAATTATATTTTACAACATTACTCGTCTGCTTAAGTCCACCATTTCCACAATACACATAAATGATATCACCACCAACTAACTTGATAAATCCAGCCACATATCCACCATACCCAGGGTCATTAGATCTGGTAAACCTATCTTCGCTATCATTGTAACCATAATTACCTTGACCACCCCAGCACTCAACATAATAATACGCCGACTTTGGAGCCACAAATGTATGGTAATTATTACTATTATAAGTGTATGTATACAATACATCCAAGCTTTTGGGGCCTGTCATTACACGTCTTCTCATAACATACCTCCCCTTAGATATTTTACTAACAATGCTATAACCATCCTCCTATCATCAGCCATAGCATCTACCCATCTATTCTCCCATCCTAAACTACTAGGGGTGGGGGGGGGTAAAACAAGCCCCCTTAAATAACATATCAAATAAAAACAACAACTTATTCATAACAAATTATTTATCATTAAAATACTAACTATTATTTCTACTCACACCTTTTATGTTAAGGCTTAACCCCGGTATCATATTAAGAACCAACCGCCTTTTTGCCTGTTCCCTACGCATACGCTCGGCCTCCGCTATCTGCGCCTCCGATTGAGGATCATTCTTAATATTATTGGCGATGTCCTCTATAGCTTTCTCGTTAGCGCCGGATTGAGCTAGCATCTTATATAACAGGTCTTGGCCTTCCTTCTCCCACCAAATATCCATAGATGGGCGAGAAGCCAAAGAAGGATCGGCAGGGGCTACCGTCTCAGGTACGGGCTGCTGACCTCCGTCCCCCGTGCCCGAATCCCGCTGTCCGAACTCGTATCTCATTGGCTCGTTCTCCGGAACACCATACCTATTAGCGAACATATCAGCGAACTCAAATCTCTTTTCATTTCTTAAGGTCGATCCAAGAGGCCTACCGTATCCTTGATTCCATGCCACGGTAGCGTCCTTGTAGTTGACGGCGTTATCGAAATCGGATTTAGAATACATATAGTAATTATATACATTACCTTGAGCGTCCTTGTCAAAAAACTTTCCTTGATTGATGTAATTCCAACCTAACCCCGGGACCTTGCCTTGATACTCATCCACGAGATAATCCAACTGCTGTGTCAATGTCGGTTTCTTCCCATACCTGCGCTGTAGCTCCTTCTTCCTCGGTCCAAGCCATTGTTGGATGCCAAAATCACCGGCGGCTCCTAGGGCTTCGGTGTCCCCCCCGGACTCGGTGGCGATATTCGACAGGATACCGATAGCTTGCGTTTGTGGTATTCCCTTCTTATCGGTCAGATAATCCCATATCTCATCATACACAGCCATCTTATTATCCTCTGATCTATCAGGATCAATTACATATTTACCATCTCCATAAGCCCTACCTGTGCTTACAGACCCGCCCTTATCTTTCTTCTCCTTATCATCATCCATCAACATCTTACCAACTATAGCCGCCGGCAAAATAGCAGGAACGTTTTTAATGGCTTTTTTTATTTTATCCGATGATTCTTTCAATACCTCTCCAGTAGCTCCAAGCATGTTATTAGAATAATCACCAGCATAATTGCTACCTATACCACTCACAAGGTTGTACACATCAATCTCATCCATGCTATCGATATACTTATCAAGGTCATCAACAGATGGAGTCCTTCCATATGTATTATAAAATTTATTCCACAAGCGAAATCTAGCTTGAGTATTAAAAGCTATTTTCTCTGATATCTCATCACTTGATGAGTTTGGTTTAGCCCTATAAGCGTCTTTTAATAATGACTTATCATTTTCGGATAAATAAATCTTATTATAATTATTACTTGAATCATATTTATGTCTAAACTCATGAGATAGGTTAGATAAACTCTCATCACTCCTAGTAACAACCTTATTGTATTTACTAGTATAAAACCCTTTAGCATTACTATTATCCAAAGCGGAGGATACCTCATATCTAAAATCATCAAAATCAGAATCCGCTGATACCCTTAGATTGTAAGCTTCTTCCAACCGTTTCCCATTATCATCAAGCATAGAATCTATCTTATCCTTAATATGCTTGTTAGACACATCATTTATATTTTGGAGATCAACACCATTATCAATCATCAAATCCACAGCCGCCTTATAAGAATCAGGAAGATCATTATAATTCCTTGAAATTCTCTCATGGACATCCTTGCTAAAAAAATCCCTAACCAAAGGTTCATCATGAACATATTTATCTACAAGATCATTATCTACAAGAAAATCATACAATTTACGTTTATCTTCTGGCAGAGGAATCTTCTTTACTTTATTAGCGAAAGAAAAAAATTCACCTAATACCGGGAATAGCCCTAAAGCTGATAATGTCATTCCTAAACCATCCCCAGCCTTCGATGACTCCACAAAATCTCTCACATCCATAACATCCCCAATAATAGGGATACCTCCAGCTATAATCTCGGTAATGTCAACTCCATCGTTTATCTTCTTGCCATATTCAGTATTAAGATTTATGCCACTAGATCCAACGGAGGTGTTATCCCTTGAAGCCACATATCCACCCCCTTGTTTCTTATCCATCTTCTCTCCCCATAGCCCATATTTCTCCCTAGGCCATATGCCGTCTATGGCATCCACATAACCAACGGGATGCTCCCCTTCCAGACGCCGGTTCCGCCGCTCGTCCGCTGGGTACAGGGCGTTGGCCAACGGCTGCGTGATATGACCCAACCCCTTATCCTTGGAACTCGACATAGCATCCACCACAGTCCGATATACAGGTCTTAATTTCTCAGGTAAATATAGCCCCGCCTCATCAACCAACTCACCGATCTTCTTATTTATACCCCTGATACTGAAATTATAATTACCCATGCCATTATTCAACGGGGACAACGCACCTCTTATCCCATTCATGCCTTTAACTGCGGCTCCTCCGCTAAGGATATCAAACTCCGGGGACACGTTTCTCAAAGGACTATCATCCATACCCCTGAAATACATAGGACGCTCGCCTCTTACGACACGATCAAGATCCTCCTTATATAAATCCCTTATCCACGATGGGATTTCCTCCGGTTTATTCTTCTTAGACATATATTACGTTTTTCACAAAGATAACCATAATATCACAAGCCTAAAAACACGAAACGGGTACATAATAAATCATGTACCCGTTTATACGCTAATGCATGTGATAAGCAGCCAAGGCTCCTTTAGCTTTCTCCTTAGACTTGTACTTAGCCGGCCATAATTTACCGGTCTTGTTGCTAACCACTCGCCAATTACTCCCTACTTTCTTAATGCATCCTGACTTCGGGCATTCGCCCTTCTTCTTACCGCTAGCTTTTCCTGTTGCCATAACATCAAATATTTAAATTACAATAGTACTTACCTCATAAGTATCATAATTAATTTTTATCTTACTCATTTTTGAAGAATTCGGATCAAAAAATACCAAATAAGCGGCATCATAAATATAACTTGCTATGATATATGAATTAAAAGACGCCGTAAAACCGGAGCCAGATATCACTCGTGAAAGATACATATGATCATTATTTAGAATATAACTTTTTATATCATCATATTTTGATTTGGTTATAGATGATACTATATCAATAGTCCCAGGTTCTAATAGATAACTTGATATGTCTATGCCTCTTATATCCTGATATAACCCATTATCCATCAATGCTTTATTCCCAGTCCCTTTCAACTTAAGATGAAGCTGATTATCAAAATTTATATTATCTTCTGTATTCCCAAAAGACCTTACAATAACTATCTCACTGTTATCTGATGATGCTATATTTAAAGAAGAATTAATATATTCAACATTCAAATTAGGGTAAACAGATATAGACATATCTAAAAATCCCATATTAAGGGAATTATTTGAAGCGCCGATATAAATAGTGATACAATCATTCCTTTGATCATTAAAAACCATCAAATCATTAATATTCACGCCACCTAACGCTTCCACAAAAGAATTGTTAGGTCTTATCATCCTGACATTGGACGTAGAACTACCATCAAACAACGACTTTATAGTATTATATTGAGATTGAGGCAAAGTAGTAGATTGATCTCCTACAAGCTGTAAGATGATAGCTAAAAAAGCATCCTCATCATCACTTTTAGCTACTACGTCCTTCCACGTACCATCACCACAAAGGAACCTACCCTCATCCCCCTTAGCAGGAGCCGGCACCAATCCCTCAGCGCCAGCCCCGGACGCCGTGGCGCCAACCATATCCTTGACCTTATCAAGTCTACTGTCTATTTGATTACCATCGTACTTACCAATAAAATCTTCCATATCGTTTTAATATACAAGGGAGAGGCGGCAAAATACCCCCCCCCTATATGTTAATAAATCAATAAACTTTCTCCTCATTGCTAAACCAACGAACTATCATCTTGAACCGACTCTCAATGTCATTCACGAACCTAGCCAAGAACCAATCGCCACGAAGACGATCCCGCCACCTCCGATGATAATCGACAGCCCTAGGATCGATCTTCCGGTCAATATCATTCACGTCCTTGATCCATACCGGGAGGTTATTAGTATCGTCTTTGACCTCGTTAAAATAGTCATTTATATTTATCTTCTGATCAACCTCCGTCACCAGTATCTCACGGCTATCGTCATTGGTTACAGGATACCTTAACCGCTGGCTCATATCGTTCTTGTCAGCGATAACCATCCGAAGCTCACCACTGTTGTTGGTATCGTTATAAAACCATGCCTTATTGAATCCGGTAGTCCTAAGAATTTGGTAATTAACCTCATCCTGATACCTTCTGGCATCCATCCTATATTGGTAGTTCGTGAGGATCTTATTCACATACTGCTCACGTACTGGTACCTCTATAACGAACGGATATAGCTTACCGTAAAATACTTGATACGATTGGTTGGTCAATCCATGAGACCATAACCCTATCTCCTGACTTTCACTTGAGTAGTTCTTTCCAGACTGGAAATAATGCTGGTGCTCAATATAATAATCAGGGGTGTAGGATAAATATGATTTCCACTCACCCTTCAGGCAGTTATATCCAACGGTGAACGAGACGTCCGTGAAATGGCTGGCGTCCTGTAGCTCCACCACCTGCCCGTTCCTGTAGAACCGGCCGCCACGGAATTGGTACTCGCTCGGATTCCCTACCGGTATATAATCTTTCTTGGTTATCAGAACCCTCTTGAACCGATTGTCCCAGCCCATGGATAGCCCTATACCAAAGAACTTGTTATCGATATCATAATAAGACAACTCAGCGTCCGTATCAGCGTTATATATCCGGCTACGGATGATCTTCATCTGAAGATGCTCCTTAAACCAGTTTCTAAGCCCCGGTGTGACCTCCGTAAGATTCCTACCATTAGAATCTACCTTAAACACTTGACCACGCCTTAAATCGACCCAAAAATGCCCAAACTCGCAACTGATCATATCCCGACTCTGGGTCCCGGAATATCCTAACGTCGTATTATTATACTCGATACCACGAGAGGCGAAAAGACCACCTGTCCCTAGCTCGCTATTCTCCGGGGATATTCTCTCCGCCAACACGTCTATGGCATTGTACAACCCTACCTGATTCTCAAAACGAGCCAGTATCTGATCCGACTCTATCCCTTTCATGCTTATAAGTTTCCCGAAAGAGGTCTTGAACTCATGGTAATCCATAGGCTTGTACGACAGCCAAGGATCGGTCATGCCATTCTCCGACACGTCGGCGGTGCTCCATATGACGCCGTTGGGTCTTTGGTAAGCGCAGTCCCAAAAATTGCTATCATACGTCTCTGGTAATGACCTTCCGCCTAGCGTAAAACGATTCTTATACACAGGACTTATCTTAAACACATTATCCCTTGATATAGGGACATTACGCTCCTGAGTCCATGATATATAATCCCCTACCTCCGGATAGAACCCCTCGTAAGGCTCAGGCCCGGCTATACGGAAATTGCAATTGATCTCAGACTCCACAAGGAACTGAGGTATGCCATAGAAATATAGGAAGAAACGACCGCTAAGATACATATCTCCGGTCTTGCAAACCATCTCATAAGCGCTCTTCCGGCTAGGGAAAGAGTATAGCGATCCGGTATCCGTATCGGTCTTATTAAGATAATCCTCCCCGGTGTCGTAATTAACGAAATAACGGGGATACCCGATGTTCCGATAATCATAATAAGGGAATGGTATCATGTCCCCCTGACCGAACTGAGTCAAGTAAAACATAGGCATCTTCCTCTTAAGTGAGAATCTTGATATAAACACATCACCTCCAAAAACAGGTTTACGCTTATCCTTATCCATCAACCCGCAACCACCTAACGATACCCACCTGATATCCTCTATCTGTCCGTATTGAGCCGGAGAATATTTCTTTATCCTCATATAGGGGCAGGATACGAAAGATTCACGTGTCATAAAATGAGGCGTCATACCAGCCACCTCATCGTTACGAATATTACACTCATCCTGAATACGACTGGTATCGTAACTTGAAACCAACTCCGGATATTCAAGCATATACTTATCCATACCAAATGACATGAACAACGAATGCTCACGATCGAGGTTGTTTATGATAATAGGCTTACCACCTACGGTTCCCCCTTGTGACGAGATGTCTGTAACCGGATACAACCCGCTCTTGATATATTTGGCCGTTGACAATCCACGTAGCTCCGACGCCCCTATTTTTTGGTAAAATAAATTATAATGAGCGACAGAAGTATAATAATAAGCATAGTTCCGTCTAGGTCCCCTATCTATCAATGCCGTTAACCACTGATACCTGTACTTGCCTATATCCACCACGGACTGGGCTGTGGCCTTGGCGATACCTGTAGCCAGACGGATAGCCGTCAGCGCTATGCCGACAGGGTTGGCTAAAAAGAACACGCCTCCACCGACATATTGCTGTGAAGCCGACTGATATGTATACTCAGCTATAGCGGATATTAAATTAGCCATAGCCTCCACCGTAGCCAATGATGTTGCCATACTGTAAGCCTTACTCCCTAATATCGTCCATTTAGGGTGATCCTCCACCTCCCTGAATATACCGGAGGATTTACCTAATTGATAACCATCAACAAGGCACTCGGTGGGAGCGTCAGGCTTGTTAAAGGCAATATCAGGACTTAAGAATGAATACCAGATATTACCCTTCCTGTTAAACGGATGCGTTATAAATTTCTCACGATTAATATCCTTATAGATATACATATCATCAGACAAATCGTTGTAAGGGTAATTAGGATAAAGGTTAGCCGATCCGTCGGGATCATCGTACTTAAACATATCATAAGCCAGACCGGTTCCGATAACGCTCTTATCCAACGTCCTATCGCCCCTATACAACTCATATCCTATTATAGAATCTCTTCTGGCCTTATCTATAAGACCGTTCTCTACCGCTATATCCAAAAACTCATTAACGATATCGTCATCAAGCATCACCCCCATAGGATAAATATAGGAGTCAACTCCATATTGACCGGTCAGTTGAGACGGATTACCCATAAAAGGAGCGACAGAGTTATCCGGGAACTTGTAATGACGTATAGGTCTCTGACAAAACGTGGTTGACGTATTGGGGTACTCAGCGTTACCCCCATTACCGGTGAAATAAGACTTACCCCCAACTGATTTAGGAGACCCATAGTATTTCGTCAAAGAATCTATTATGTCCTTCCTCTTTGATCCTCCCGATGATATCCCGATCTTACTTGAATCATACAATTCAAAATTAGCCGGGTACTTATTGGTAGACTCCCAATATCCGAAATCACCATACTGATATGGTCTGGGAGCGCAGTCAGCGGGTTTATCCCCACATGAGACACACTTCGCCTCATAGGTAACAAATCTCCTTAATTTCAATTCTTTCGTGAAGAAGAACACGTATTTCACCTCCAGTGGCCGAATGCCAAAACAGAACGGGGCGGGGAAGATGGCGGTGCCGGCCGTATAGAATCCGGCAAGCTCCTTCATGTCCTTCCTCATGGCGAAACCGGTGAAGAACACGCATACCGCAGGCTCGATGCAAACATATATCTTATGGAAAGTAGTCTTGTCATCATTCCAGAACAAGTACTTTGGCATCATAAATATCTTATGATCCACGTAATTCACTATAACACCTTTCTTGGCATCATTAGCCAAAGGATTAGGAGCCACGGTACCTTCCTTGTCCGAGAAAAACGTTATACGAACCTTGTTGTATGATGATGAGTCGCCGATCGGATAATTATAGTTACCCATCATCTCTATGTACATAATACCGTTATCAGGATCGGATAAACCACTTATGTATTTCTCGTAATCCAACTCCACCCATCTGGCGTATGAGGATACATGTGGATAGAACTTGAAATAAGTCAAGTTGCTTCTACCGAACCAATTGGTCTTGGCGTCAATATCATTCTGCACAGACACACGACCTTCCCAGTCAGTAGTTATACCGGTATTGAACTTAGAATTATCACCATCGCCAAAAAGACACATGGCGTTCTCGATACCAAACTGACTCTCGTATTGGGGAAAATAAGCCTCCATCGTATCCATCAACTTATCAAGCATCGTCTCTGTATGATGCTTACCTTCCCATCCGTCATATTGAAACAAATACGTGCACTTACCCAATGACCTACCTCCTTGGAATGTAGGAAGTTGAACATCATTAATAGTAGGATTGACATGAGGATCATCTACCGAGCACCCATTAGTACATATACCCTCATCATATAACTGCCGGACATTAGACATATCCTGACACAAGACCAAAGCGGAGGAGTCTATATCAGACGGGAATTTATCCTCATCCTGACCATCCAGCCATTCCTGAACCAGATCTATGATATTCTTACCTCCACTGGAGTAATTATCGAAATCACACAATACAGAGAATTTCCTTTGTGACTCGGCGTTACTTTGTATTAAGGTGGTAGGCTCGGTCTCCGTATAATCACTAGCCAGCTTATACGTAAAATCAATCCTAGAATCCACCAAAGAGTTTTTATCCAATATAGTCCTGGTCTCTATCCTCTCGATATCATCACATCCACTAGGAAAATCGGGAGCCTTTATACCGTCTTGATCCTCTGGCAATGATATAGCAGCGCATAACTCGTCAGTAATACCTACATTAGATTCTATGATATCACACAGGTTCTCTATATTATCAGCGATATAATCAATAGCATCATCTACCGTAACATCTCCCCCCATCGTGTTGATAACGAATTGGGTCTCTCCTACCGTGGCATATTCCTGCTCTACATATCTGAGCTGCTTGACATCTAGCTGATTCTTGCATTCTCCTCCAAAATCATCAAATCCCCAAGACGGGTCGTTTATGATCTTTGCCGTATTCTTAAACTGCCAAAGATGACGGCGGCTGTTCCCCGCACACTGCGGGTTGTTCTCCAGCACCGACGCAGCCGACAGGTCGTCAGAGTTACCGTCCTCATCAACGATAACCTCCATCTCCTCCCTTGTGGCCGGACGAGGGATGAGCGGGAATCTAGCCGTCCTGTATCCTGTATTGGTAAAGAACCTTATACCCAACGGATATACCTCGTCACGCATGAAAGAGGCGTATTTAGAGCAAGCCACACCGTCTTTATACAAATTCTCCGTGGCTATAGATGTCTGCCATTTAACGAAATGACCCAAGAAGTTAACGACCGGTTGAAGATTCCATTCATTCTCCACGGTCAATCCGTATTGAAGAAGACGATTCCCGACAGACGTCATGCCTCTGGCTGTCTTATATACCGGTATTTCCTTGGATAACTTCTCCATGGTCGTACGCTCGCTATATTGATCCGTAAGATAATAGATAGTCCTTTCCGTTATCGGATGTATACCTTCTATGAAATACTCAAGAACCGGGCTTTGCTCACCATTAAACCCAACCGTGTTCTGTATAACACCTATCTTATAATGAGATACCTGCTTATCTATATTAGACACGGTAAGGCGGATACCCATGTTGGTTGACTTACCCCATAAACCATCGCGGATAACCATATCTTGACGATCGAATAACATGATTGGGTTGGTCAATGAGCAATATCCGGTCTTCTCAATCCCGAACTCATCGCACAACGCCACGCAGAACTGGTAGGTCCCGGCACGCAGGCTCCCCCCGAACTCCACGACCTCAGGCTCCACGCACGGGGCCGTCAGCAACGGGAACACCAGCAGCTTCTCGCAGGCCAGCCTACACCTCTCTATTGGTTTGTCATCCCCACATGTCTTATACCCATGATAATGATACCAAAAGTCACCATCATCATCCGGATTAAGAGCCTTATCGACCATAACATATCGCTGGGGATTATATCCATCGGTCCAGTATATCACCTTCCCGCATTTCTCGTCCTTGATCTCTATATCGAAGATCGGATGATGAATGGAGAAATTAAGACAAGGGTCATCAACCCAGTCCTCTATCAGGACCTCCATCAAATCACATATCTCATCAAAACGACCATCCGACTCCTCAAGCCTCTCGCCAAGGATACGATGGATGTCCTTTCCCGATCCAGCCAATTGATCCTCAACGGTCTTGATATAATCCAATGACCGCATGAACGTGATCTTAGACGTATTATCATCCGGATTAGATAGAAAGAAATAAGTGTTATCACCAGCTATATCATTCTTATACCCAATAACCTTATAGCCATCGAATCGCTTACATAAAAGGGTACTAGGCTCGTTCTGGATCTTTAGCTGGCTTCCATCGTCACCCTCTATGGTAGCGTTCAAGGCGAAACTATATTCAGACGGGGATAGATCCTGTGGATGCTTATCCCTGTTCATCCCGGAGTCGGGAACCGCTATGTTAGAATTGTTCTGCACGATGTTATGTTTTTCGCAAAGATAACAAATCCGGCGGATAATCACTTACACGCCGGATCTTAACAAAAACTGTACGTATTATGCTAAAACATTCAAATCACGCGAATATAAAAAAATCCTCCTAACTTTCACAAGTCAGGAGGAAGACTAAACACTTAAAACGTCTCGTGGTAAAGCACAAAAACATAATAATTACGAATTTCCACCCATGTAGTTCGATTGCTTATCGGCATCCTCTACAGATATGTAAAAGAAACCGTTAGTCACGTATCTCTCATTGACATCCACAAAATCAGTAGATCCTTTGTCCACTCCTTTCTTCGATCCCTCATCACACACAGCTACCAGACTATTAAAGTCATTGGAATAACCTACGACTACACCGTGTATATCCCGATTTCGAGGATCGAATACGTACCTCATCTTATACCTATCGTAAGCTAACTCTAAAGAGCTTTTGCTTAGCCTCTCATCTAATCCGGCACCCGCTACCAAAGCCAAAACGCTCTTTGATATGTCACTCATGGTGGTATCCTTGGCCGGAGCCTTAGGCATAGAAACGCCTTCCATGACAAAATCCAACGCCTTATCTAAAAGCTCGTCGAAATCATCATCTCTTATATAATCCTTAAGCACCTCCAGTATATATAACCGGACATGGAGTTCGTTATTTACATCATTCAATGTGACCATAATACTAGTTTTCGGCAAAGCTAGATTATTCCTGCACAATAAAAAATCAAATATGTCATAAGTAAAGGACTAAAAAATAAAAAACTCCCCCATCCTCACGGACGAGAGAGCTGATAAATATTTGTATTATGAAAAAGAACAATCACTCACCTATTCTTACAATACAGTCACGAGATTCCTTGTTATAGATCATCGTGCCTACCTTAGAATACAAGGTCTTTATATTTTGCCAATTATCCTCACCATGGGCGGATACGTTGGTAGGGGCATCACCAGTATAAACCTCCTCGCCTCCGATATTGACAAAATCATATCCACGTTTCTCCATCGTACCTCCCTTATATGCCGTGAACCTGATAGTGACATTACCTTTCTCACGACCACCATACCAGTTACCGTATATACTGCACCTGATCTCAAGAGGTAATTTATCGTAATTATCGCCATCCAACAACGGCCCCATCTGGATCAAAGCGGCCTCATTACCTGATTCCATATTATCACCACCGTGGATAAGATAATCACCTACCCGTTCCTGCGTGGTCTGGTACTGTTTACTCCAACCAACCAGCTTGCCGTCCACGTCCGGGAGGCCGGTGTTATCGAAACCGGTAGCCGTGTCAAAGTCAATGCCGTCCTCGTCAGCCCAGATATACCTAAGAACAAGGTAATCGAACTCCGGGATGATCACCACCGGGACGGACTCCTGCCTGCACACGAACGTCTTCTCCTCCTTGGTGCCTTCTTTTATAACCTTGTACGTAGCCTGACGTATCTCTCCAGTCTCATTGATATCAGCGGTAACCCTAACCTCAGCAGGACCGGTACCACTTGTCTTATCTAAATGTATCCAATCAGCCATATCATCGTATTTTGTTAAATAAGTTTAATATACTTATCAAAAGCGTTGGGCCACATACGCTCATAAGACAGCATCCTCCTCCTATTATCCTCAGCCAGCTCCCGGTAATCATTCAAGGTAATCATCGACATCTTAAGCTCTTTCATGGCCCTAGCGAACTTACCCGGCTCCTGCTGGGCGTATAGTTTATAAGCATCACCAGCCCCTTGTATCAAACCGTTAACGGCGGCGTTCTCGAAGATCTTCATCTTGATATACGTCTCGACATAATCCTCAAGATAACCTAACGCCGTTTCAGGTATATACGGGAGACCGTCATCATCCTTGGGTGTAGCACGATATATGATGTAAATAAATCCATCAAACCCAGTATACATAGTATTGCCAGATATAGTTATATCATAATTATCCCAATCGTACTTATCCCGATATTTGTCGGCGGCGCAATCACGCCTCAGTCCTCGACCTATAGACAGCCTTACGGGATGATGGTAATGAAATCGAACCTCGTGAGACCCGATATATATCCTCTCCGTGATCGTCTTCTCAAACTCCTCCTTACAGCACTCGGTGCAGGAGTTCCAACGGAAACCGCGCTCGGTGCGCTCGACCCAGCCGATCTCATGTTGGAGGTCAGCCTTAGCCTTATCGCCGCCCGGAATCTCACAGACAAGAGGCTCACACCTATAGGCGTCAAGCATGTCGAAAAAATCGGAAGGCAATACCGCCTGTTTGTTGCTGGTCTTGACAACTGCCTCGGACATGACCGCTATAACACCCCCGAACCTTTTCAAGGCGATCTCAGCCCATCTATAAACAGACGAGGTATCTATAGCCCCGCTATCATCGTATTTATGTAAATCGGCCTTGATCTCGGCCAATAGCCCTTTTATAGTCATATTTAAGTCTTTTGCACAAAGATATGTATTTGAATCCGTGATACAAAAAAAATCCAGTCTACCCTCACGGGCTAACTGGATCACAAAAACTTCTACAGCTTATAAACCCATTTAACTCCAAATACCTTACTCTCCGACTCAACCTCCCGGTACAAGAACTTATACCTCCTACCTGATTCCATAGCCAATCTACACTCCTTATTCAACGCCGGAGAAACATAGAGATGGAAATACTTGTTCCGAGGCATAAAATCAATACATGTATGGACATAAGAATATCCACCAGTTCCACGTCTGTTAATAGTACCGGTAAGCTTATTTAGATATATCTTACGATTAGGATTGATCTTATGGCACAGATAACCGATGTTGTTTATATAAACCCCACCCTCATTATCCAGATACTTATCACGTATGACCTTCCATATCAAGGACTGACATTCGAGAATATCATTCTTGTCCACAATCGTATGTTTCCTTCTCTTGCCGTTCTTAGACATAATAGATCTATAAAAACGGAGAAAGTACTGATCAAGTATTTTAAATGACTTTGTTTTCATATCACAAATATAACGATTTCATCCTAATACAAGAAATTTATACACAAAAATATACCGCCTGCACCAAGGATGAGGCAAACAGAATAGCCGACAACAACCTACAGTCAGACGGCACCTCTTACGCTAATGGCTTGGCGCAGGCCGATAGATGCGATTGCCTCGAAACATGGAGCGCTTACGCTAGCGGAAGTTTTAATGGACAATGCTTAAGTATATCCGTAAGCTATGATAATCCATGTGGTAAATCTAAAACAGCATCATTTGATGTGTATTATACTAGATCTGAACCATCTGGAGATGTAGAATATTTCTCTACCACTAAAACAGTCACCATACCATCCGGATCGGGAACGATATCAGGCGGAAGTGATTGTGTTAGCAATGCTACAAGCATGTATGTATCTAATCCAAGTCAAGGTGGAGGCTGTTAAAAACAAAAAGGAGAGGTTGATTATCCTCTCCTTTTTATATAAACCTAAGATCTTTTCTCTTAGTATGATTTAATATCCTACTAATATGTCTGGTACTTAATCCAGTTCTTTCCTTTATCTTATCATAGATATAACCCTTGGATACGTAAGCCGACATATCTCCCAGATCTTTTATAATCTTGTCATACATATCGCGCGCCTCATTATATCTTATAATAGAGCTGTCTCTCATCCCTCTTTCGCCTATACCGTCAACTATGGCGTCATTGAAACCAAAGAAATTGATTATTGATCTTATTAGATTCATGTTATTGAATTTTTTGTGTTTTCTTATTAATATCCATATCCGGGTTCTCATCCGTAGGGATCTGCAATTTGGTTACAGTTTCCCTTAATGTTTCGGAAACCACATATTCAAGAAGTTTGTCTGGGCATATGAAATCATAATCCCATTGAGATGTACATGGCTTATCTTTTTCAGCTCCACATCCCCCTAGCTCTAACGCCGCTTTTCTGTCGAGAGTTATAAGATCAACATTTATAGCCTCTATGTTAATATCTGGTATATAGATATATCCATCATTGACATAATAATAGTATTGATCTATATTCCCGTATTTACGTTCCTTGTTGTTAGCGTATTTTCTTAACGATATGGAGGTAAATATAATATCATCCATGATGTTTGATACTTTGATGATAGCCGGACCTATACGGGTATATATCATATCGGGCAATCTTTTCTTGGATCTCATAAGTATCCTGCATAGTTTAAACTCATCAAAACAACAATCAATTTTCCGAACCCTCTCCATCTCCATGCAATTGATATGAGTATACAGTGATTCCTCGCCGAACAAGGTTCCATCAGCATACTTCTGGGCTATATATGATCTTGCCTTTTGTCTTCCTATGGATAATATCCATCTCCTACTGACATGAGCGTCCTTATTGATGGAGTTCATATCATTTATGATTCTAGATACAAATTCTGAATTTTTCATATGCTAAATACTGAGGAGGGGATATACCCCTCCGGTTGTTACTTCTTTTTCTTAACCTTGCCTCCACATTTCAATTGAGGTTTCTTTTTCTCGGAGACCTTGCCTCCATTAGCCATTTTCTTTTTCTTATTGCAAGCCATAACTTAATGTATTAATATTAACGATACAATATTAATGATTTTAATTAATAGATAAACAATACGCATTGAATAAGCTAAATTCACATCAAGTCAGACGGCACCTCTTACGCTAATGGCTTGGCGCAGGCCGATAGATGTGATTGTCCACAAAATTGGAGTGCCAACGTGGTAGACTACAGTGAAAGCGGAAGTTGTATTAACTTTACTGTGGAATACAGTAATCCGTGTAGTTCCAGCAAAACCATAACAGTGACAGGAGGAGCGGAAGCGAATACCTCCACGGGTATGGAGATGACCACTAGTACTACGGTTACGATAGGTACTGGTAGTGGATCTACTAGTGGTAGAATGTGTTTTCAAGCGGCCATAAGACCAGGAACGGCGCATGCGGCTTGTACCACAGGTGGACAATGCTGATAATGTATATACAATAAAAAGGAGAGGTTAGTTAGCCTCTCCTTTTTATTATATATCAGACTCTTAACATTGACCACCAGCTCTTCCACTTATATTGATAGAATTACATGGATATCCACGATCAAAAGATATCATGGCCTTTTTAGTGCCTGATCCAGTAGGTATAGTTACTGTCGTACTCCCGATAGTAGTCCCTGAGCTTGAGGCTGTTACCGTCAAACTCTTCTGCGTAGTACATTCATTACTATACGTAATCTCGACCTCTACTCTTAGCGTTGAAGTGCCCGAAGGAGCGCCATTGCAAGGATCACCATCGGCATAAGCGTTGGCTGACCAATTCTTCGGTGGCTCCACGCAATCACATCTATCGGCCTGCGCCAAGCCATTAGCGTAAGAGGTGCCGTCTGACTGTAGGTTGTTGTCGGCTATTCTGTTTGCCTCATCCTTGGTGCAGGCGGTATATTTACCAGCAGATTGCCTATAACTAATAGTCTTAGGAGTACAGTTACTAGGACAGTTCGTAGCCTTGACATTCCCCCATCGATCATCATTACCAACCTTCGCAGAACAACCTGCATCCGCTAATGCCTGAGCTCGAGATCTCAACCTATCTATCTTATCGCTAGCTTGAGCGTTGGCCGAAGACGTGCTAGAAGCGCATATAGATCCAGAAGGTACATCCGAATAGGTAATCGTTACTCCACAAGGCTTATCAGATGGGCAATTCCTACTTGTAACAGAACCTCCTTGGAAACCAAGCGTATTACAGCAAGCAGATCCATAGCTTCTATATTCCTCATCTCCACAATCATTTCTATATAAAGCTACACTTTCGCCAGATCTACACTCAGCGTCTCCTACTCTACTCCAAGAATTAGGATCACAACAGCTATCGCAAGAACCACCAGAACATCCACATGAGCAATACTCATATACCCGATCCTCGGTCTGGTCAGCATGACATCCATTCCTATCGCTCCTTCTGTATGTAGCCCAAACATCGCCACTAGAGCAATATTTTTCACCATCATAACTCCAACTAGTCCAATCTGGAGGAGTATCCTCACAATCGCCGTTCTTGTTGGCGTAAGCCTGAGCGGCGATTCTGGTAGCCGAGTCATTTCTGAAAGCGTCTTGAACCTCGCTGTTGGCGTCAGCCTGAGAAACCGTTGATGTTATAGGGTCTAATCCTAATGAGCTATAAGGAACTGATATAGCCACACCTTGTCTACAAGAACCGCAATTATCCTTGTAGAAAGTAGCGCTTCCAGTACCGGTCCATACACAAGTTCCATGTTGGTTAGCGTAATCCTGTCCCTTCTGGTCTAAGATCTGCTCGGCCTTGCTCCTGGCATCAGCCAAAGAAACCTTGCTGGTGATAGGCGTACCGCCGTTGGCTTGCGTAGAGGTCACCGTTATTCTCTGACCAACCCCGCTTCCGGCGCAATTGTTCTTATAGAAGTCACGGCTTGCCACGTAAGTCCAAGTACATCCACCGTTCTTATTGGCGTAGTTCTGTCCATCGGCTCCACGAACAGCATTCTCGGCCTTCTTATTAGCGTCAGCCAAAGATATGTTGGAGGTATACGGATGTCCTGGCAGCCTATCGCTACTTACGGATACCATGTCTCCTACGCCGCCATCAGCGCAATTGTTCTTCTGAACCTGACCGGTATAGCTTCCTGTCCACGTACAAGTACCTTTCGAGTTAGCCACGCTCTGTCCCTGAGCCGTAACAGCCGCCAATGCCTTGGCGTTAGCGTCAGCTTGTGACACACATGACTTAAACTTACCATCAGAGCTAGGACTTGGGTCCGTAACATCATTCTGGGTTACAGTAACAGAACTACCCACACCTCCGTCAGCGCATTGGCGGGTAAAGGCCTTGGATGCCGTACCAAACCAGAAACAGGTATTGCTACCACCGGCTATATACCGCTCTTGATTGTTAGGATCAGTATAACAGGTATTCGTATTGCGTTGATGTAATTGAGAGATACAGTCCTTACATACGGTCTCTATAGTCTCCCATACTGGTTGCTCGGTCTTCGTATGGCACGTATCATCGTAGTTCTTGTTGACGAACGCCTGACCCATCCTATCAATGTAGGCCTTAGCCAAAGCGTCAGCCTCCTCTTGTGAACGGGTAGAAGTGAAGAACTGACCCATAAGATCCGGGGTTACGGTAATAGGATCAGCATACTGGCAAGTAGGACACTTAGGAGTGAACTCCTTGCTATAATTACCTACATATATCTTCAGCTCATCACAAGTACCACGATCATTGGCTATAGCCTGGCCTTGCGCCTTAACAGCGGCCTTAGCAAGCTCATCGGCGGCGAACTGGCTCTCGTATGAGTAGAACGGACCTCCGGTCACGTCAGCCTCAGTAACGGTAACTGAAGACGGGATAAGACCAGACGGACAATTATTCTTCTCAAACGCCTCACTATAATGACCGATGTATTTAGGAGCCTCATGGCAAGTACCACGCTCATCGGCAACCCTCTGTCCTTGATTCATAACAGCGGCCATAGCCACCAAGTTAGCCTCATCCTGCGATACGCAAGACTGGAACGGATGACCATCGACCATATCCTGTGTCACGGTGAACGGATCTCCTATCTGATTAGCTCCACAATTGCTCTTAGTGAACTCGAAGCTAGCCCTACCGGTATACATAGTAGCGTTAGAGCAAGTACCCTTGGTGTTAGCCAAAGCCTGCCCTTGAGCCTGTACGGCGGTCATGGCCATAGCGTCAGCGGCAGTCTGGGAGTCGTTAGACTGGAATGGGTGTCCTTCTACCATATCTTGGGTGATCGTCACCTTAGATCCGATCTTACACTCACCACAGTTGTTTCTCGTGAACTCCAAGGAAGCACGGCCGGTGTACGTACAAAGGGCGTGGATATTGGCAAGAGCCTGTCCTTGGGCGTCAACGGCGGCCTTGGCCTTGTTGTTGGCATCCTCCTGAGATACGGTAGATGTGAACGGATAACCGTCAACCATCCTATCATTTACCGTATAAGTACCACCAGTGCCAGCACCACAATTGTTACGGGTAAACGTACGTGTATAAGTACCGGTATATACAGGCACCTTCTCGCACTTACCTTTCACGTTAGCCACATCCTGACCTTGAGCCTCGACGGCGGCCTTAGCCTTATTGTTGGCGTCTTCCTGAGATACGGTAGACCTGAAATCTCCTGTTACCATAGTCTCATCCACGACAACCTTAGTACCGTATTGAGTCTCATCACAGTTGTTACGAGTGAACTCCTTATTATACCTACCGTAGTAGATCGTCTTCTCCTTACACTCACCTTCTAGGTTGGCTTGTTGCTGGGCGTTAGCCTCAAGATCGGCCTTAGCCTTATCATCAGCGTCCTTCTGGGAGATAATAGAGAAGTACTTACCAGCGGCTACAACATAAGTATAAGGTTGACCGATATGGAACTCATCGCAATTGTTTCTAGTGACTGTCTTCTCCATCCTTACGTTATAGTAGACGTTAGTCTGACAGTCGCCACGCTCGTTGGTGATAGCCTGACCTTGCGCCTCGACAGCGTCCTGCGCCAGCTTGTTGGCGGCATCCTGCGATACCGTAGAAGTGAACGGATATCCAGAACACATCTTCTCGTCCACAGTGAAGTCAACAGGAGTAGAACCCTCAGGGCAGTTGGTTCTCTGGAATACCTTGGAGTACGATCCGGTAAATACCGGTATCTTCTCACAGTTACCCTTGATATTCGCTATATCCTGACCTTGAGCCTCGACAGCAGCCCTTGCTAGGCTATTAGCGTCTTCCTGAGACACGATGGATCTGAAGTCCCCTGTAACCATCGTCTCATCGACAACCACATCAGTACCGTATTGGGTGGAATCACAATTGTTACGGGTAAAGGTCTTGCTAAACTTACCATAATAGATATTCTCCTTAGGCTTACACTCACCCTCCAAATTGGCTTGTTGTTGACCGTTCTTTTCAATATCCTCAAGGGCTTTCCTGTCGGCGTCCTCCTGAGAAATGGAAGATACGTACTTGCCTTCAGGAATGATATAAACATATTCCTGACCGTCACTAAACTTATCGCAATTATTACGTATGAACGCCTTCCTCTGCTCCGTGTTGTACCAGATGTCGGTTATACACTCACCATGCTCGTTGGCGTATGCCTGACCATTTAAGGCTATATCCTCCATAGCCTTGGCGTCAGCGTCCTCCTGTGAGATAAACGACTTGTACGTCCGTTCCTCAACCACATACAAGACAACCGAACCGTGCTGGTTGGCTAGACAGTCATCCTTGGTAAACGGCTGAACCATCTTGATATTATAATAAACGGGCTTGGCGTCTTGAGCTATCATATACTCCTTAACAACACTACCGTCCTTTGACGTTATACGGAACTTAGCCGTACAGATCTGACCGGTGTAATTAGCCTTGTATACGATGTTAAGCTTATTATCGCCTACCCCATGGCTCTTGTCGTTAATGGCAAAGCAATTACCCTCAACGCAATTCTTATCTACTTCCCTCGCCATATCAATCCTCCTCTATTCTCCATGAAACATCATCTCCGGCCTCTACCCTCACGATCTGGGTATCACCATCCTTATTAAGCGTCAACCTTTGCGGATCCACATTAAAGGGTGGTTCCGGTTCCGGCTCCTCGCTGCCATCGCCGCAAGTGCAACATACCAGCTCAATATCATACTCGGTATTAGACTTAATATCAATAACAACCTGACCGTTCTCGCTAGTCACGTTATCAAAGTCATGATCAAGTATAATATAAGGTATATCATTAGGCTGTTGATTAATATTAACAACCTTGCCATTCAAGACAAACATCTCATGATGCTGTTCGTTATCCATATTCTTAGGCATAGCTATGACAAAGCTAGCCTCATACAAATCAGTGGCTCCGGGATCCTCAGGATCGGCATACACTATATATCTGCTATCCTCTTCCGGGACCTTCATGGATAAGCCGTTCACGTTCATGGAGACTATATAAGACTTGCTCACCGAGCCACCAAGGGTAAGGCAGGAGGCCTTGACCGAGGCGGAGTTAAGCTTGGCGTTGATGACCGCCGTCCCGCCCTCCATATCGAACATGATATTGGTCGGATCCACGCTTACCCGCTCCATGCCCTTCTGGGTTATGGTAGCGAGTTTCGTAACCTTGCCTTTCTCGACCGCCACGTAAGTCTCCCTAGGCAACCTACCCATCCATCCCGGCTCTACCTTGATAGCCACCTTGTCGGGACCGGTACCGGAAATCTTGTCGTAGGACACCCATGAGGAGCCTTGCTCGATCTTGGCAAGAATATCTTTTAAATTACTAGCCATATCACTCCGCTTGCGTTATAGTCCATTTATCACTCTTACCTACGATAATCTCCAAAATCTGCTCACCACCCTCAGGAGGATACTCGAAGTTAGTAGGCTTAATCTCAAACACGCTGGCGCCACCACAACCAAGATCACAGATCATGTCCGGCAACCATCCCTCCTCGAAAAACCGTTCTATAAGCTCCCTGACAGCCTCTGAAAAAGAGTCAAGCTCTAACCTGTCTACGGGAAGAGATCCCTTCTTGAGGGTCTCACCACATACCCAGCCGTCACACTCGGAAGCCAAGACCGTATCGTACACTCTTTTAGCCATAACATGAGGTATTTAAAATATTACTATTCAATGTAGTATATACGATATTAACATCAGTGAACTCATCACCCATGCAATATTTCTTCTTAAACTTAACGGACCTGCCAGAAACGACATATCCGTCATTAGGGACGATAGTACCACAATAGGTAACACTGAGCACATTCAACGGCTCGTATCTTAATCTGACAGCTTGAACGCCCTTGAACGAGTCACGTTGGATGGACGCCGTAGCGCCAGATACGGCAACTAGCTTTCTTACCAGAGACTCGATTACGCTATTCATGCTATCACCGTTCCTGATATCTGCCTCAGGGAACGACTGACCGTCATATATGATCTGGGAGCTGTAGATACTACACTCGTTCCCCGGTCTATATTCCGGCTTACATGGATTACAATTTCTCATATTATCAAATTAATTTGTTGATCATTCTTCTCAACTCGGATATCTCGGCATCCCTATCCCGTATGGCTTTTATCATAGCGTTAAGGGTATCGGACATATCGCAATTAGGGGATAATCCCAATGATTCCACACGTACCTTATCACCGGGGTAAATACAATCGGTACTCATGTACGTAGAACACGGTACTTTCGTATCGTCTACAGTAGGTCTGTATTGTTTTTTGTTGCAGCCATTCATATCACCATACCTCCTCTTCAGTTCCGCTATCCCCACCGCTACCACCGGCGTTGACAAGCTCGTTTATAATCTTCCTCAAATCCAGAACCTCACGATGGTATAAATCTATCTGCTTATCCCTAGACGCTATAATACGCCTCAATGAGTCTATAACGACAGAAATGTCAGTACCTTTCTCTATACCATCCGCTACCAACTCATCGCCTGAGTATAAGACGCATTTATCATACAAGGTTATAGGACATCCATAACCAACACAAGGTTCGTCCTGACAATCCCGATCGCAAGGATCACAAGGATCGTTAGGGCATTTGTTAAAAAACCTATCTATCTTAACGCCATGACAACACTCTTCGGGACGTTCCCGTGAATGATCATGACAACAACCACCTGAATTACGCATATGAATAATATTAATGTTTTTAGCAAAGATACAGATTTGGTTTGATTATAAGACAACAAGACGTATGAAACAATAAGAGGTAGAGACCATAAGCCTCTACCTCCAAAACACTAATCTAACATTATGGAAAACACAAACGCATTCTTACCAATAACACTGATCATCCTGATCGATATTCTCAATCCATTTCTCGCACTCAAGATTAAGATCAGCGTACTCCTGCCCCTCTACCATCAAAACCTCACGGGCTTTGGCATTGGCGTCCTCAACCGATATCCATGACCTAAACCTGTTTGCTTTGATAGAGTAATATACTTTACCGGACTTATATCCGAACGGACATATCTTCTCGAACCAATCACCGATCATAGTATTATAGAATACAGGTGAGCAACTACCCTCGGCATTAGCCTTCTCCTGACCTTCTTTCATGAACTTCCTATAGGCTAACGTATCGGCGTCTATCTGGGAGATATCGGATATGACAGCTCCGGCTGGTAATTCATATACAATACCTTCCTTGCCTGATGTGCCAGCCTCGCAGTCGTTCTTGTAAAACAAGCCACGAAGAGGCTGTGAGGCCCAGTCCTCGCAGCAAGCCCCGACGGAGTTGGCCTCCCCCTGCCCGATCCTTCCAAGCTCCACCATCGCCTTATCATTGGCGTCTTTCTTGGATACGTAAGAGACGAACCTGCCTTCCTCTATACATACCTGTTCCTTGGATCCCTTACCGCTTACGCAATTGTTCTTGATAAACTCATCGCATACCTGATCATTATACCATACAGCCGGTATTATGTCGGCATATGTGTTGGCGTAGTCCTGACCGTTGGCATTGACATCATCCTCAGCCTTACTATCAGCCTCCTCCTGCGTATCGCCAAAATAGACGTTGGGCGGGATCCGGTAGTCAACAGAGCCGCCCACGTACCCGGCAGGCGGGTTGTTTCTGGTGAACGTCCGAACTATTTCTTTATTACCGTATACCATTATGATTCACTTTGTCACAAAGATACAATTTAAAATCAAATTACAAAGGAAGAGCCTTTTTGCTTCTCAAAACCTTATACAAATAATCCCTTAACTGTTCTTCAGTAGTTATATATCCAAACTCAATCATCTTGGCTATATCAATTTCCAGTTCCATCAATTCTTTAGCCTTAATCTCTTCACCTACGGAATTTCTTATCATGGTCTCATGAAGACCATAAACGATAATATTTACAGACCTAGCTAAATCCTGTACCTTATCTTTAAACCTTGACGAATCTACAATCTTAGATAAAGCAGAAGACATTCTCTTGTAAGCATCACCAGCCTTATCCCTGTAATCTATAAGCTGATCATGAACAAATCTAATAACTTGAACCTCAAACCTTGGATTTATCCACATAGCAAACTTGATAAACAAAAACGGGTGCATCCATACTTGCTTCTTAGGTCTTCCAGATTTACCATGTTCTTTTACAGTAGACTTCTTAACTAATTGATTATCAATTTTTGGGCATTTTTGCCCAAAACTATTAATAGATAAATCTTCTAATAACGCATCAATAAACTCCTTTGTTTTAGTCGAAGATAAAAACACATCCATCTTCCTTTGCTCATTCCCTTCCAAAGAGTTCCATTGCCTAACCAACTCATACGCTTCAAAATAACCATCACTCGTTCTTTGAAAAACGTTAAAATCACCCATCTTTCTTGTTAAAACATTTACTGTCTTCATTTTTTAATCTAATTTTGAAGTTAATAATTAATTACTTTATGTCCGCTCCCTCGTGAGAGTCGGCGGACATACAAAAATAGCCAATTGGTGTGACAAACACAATCCAATTGGCTATTTTTAATATCCTAAAATCAGGACATTAATTACCCATTGCAAATCTTATCTTCAATAGCGTAAAGGATTTTCGATACGGTCTTATCGCCATTTATCTTAACACAAGACTCGCCGAGATCCCGGACATCTATAGCCTCCCTGATACGGGTTAGCTCTTCGTATATCTCCTCTATCACGTCGGAGACCATAACACACTCATCAGAGTCCTTATATTTTGACCACTCTGGGAGATCACCCTCATAGGGTACGCAAGTGGACGGAGTTATATGTGAACAGTTATATTTTTTCATGCCAGCAACTTATTAACACGTTCCTTTAACGATCTTACCTCATCCGGGCATAACCCGCAATCATTATCGCATAATGATCTTTGCAGACGAATTATCTTGCCCCAATAAGATACATCAGGCTTATTCCCGATCCTGTATCTATGATACCTCATGTATCCACTCCATTGACAAGACAGCCATTCGTCTACGACCTTACATAGATCTATTCTATCAAGGTTTGATATGCTCTGCGCGCCCATCGAGAATCTCCTTTCTCATTTCCTGTACCTCCTCGTCAGGCGGGCATCCATATGGCAGGTTCTTGATCCACTCACGGATCTTTTTCTGCATATTAAGATAAGATACGCCAACGCCATCACCCTTGGTACGAACTTGCTTATATATACTAACCACGTCACGCTCCATGGTCTGCAACGGATCTTGCATAACCATACATCCAGCGGTGCTTCTAGAAGCATATTCCCTATCGCTAACAACGGTAGAAGAAGGACGATTCATCATACTTCTCTCAATCCTTTCTCTCTCGGCCCTTAACGCCTTTTCCTTACAAGTATTACAACCCATAACTATATTTTTTTTATTCAACAATCCACGCAATTGGTAGCCATCTCAAGAAGCTCTCCGACACGGTCAATAATCTCATGAGCGGCCTCTATATTGTCCAACCTAACGTTAGCCTCCGCTACGACCATAAGTGTCTCCATCTCCTGTATCTTATTTATAAGATCCTTATCCTTGTCCTCGCATAGGATATCAGTCTTAATCCATAGCCGATCAAGACGCCTGCGTATAAGATCCGTCTTAAGATACTTGCGACTGAAATTGTAAGTGGAAGGGCTACCTATGATCTTGATATCATATATACCGTCTGGGAGGTCAAGGTATTTGACATTACAATCATCGTAATTAAAGCAATTGAGACCTAGTGTTAAACTGGTAAAGGTATTGACCTGATTCTTGCCAAGAAACAACGTAACAGGGTCGGACATGCCCGGCGTAGTGATCTCGATAATCGCCTTCCTATCCTCCAGCAGCCCCCACTCGGACTCATCCAATACCTGCAACACCTTGGGATCACGTGTCTCTAGCACCTGAAACGATAGCCTAATATCATTCATATTAACCTTCTTATCGTACCGGCACAAGCTATCGTCATAACGGGCTTGCATATCAAGATCCGGGATATCGGTATAATATGTCTTGACCTCATGCCCGTTGATAAATACCGATGTTATCTGGCAAACATGAGACCTAGCGACATCGAAAAACACCATCCTTACATTACCCTCATAATCAACTCCTGATGTCGGATATGTCAATATCTGGGTATTATACTCACCATCGTTACGCCTAGCCACGACAGTAATAACGATAGGTTTTTCTATATCGTAATCATCCATGATAATCCTAGCGGCGAACTTATCATGAATTATCTTCGGTATGACGTTAATCTGATTCATTGTATATCTTTTTCACAAAGATACTAATTTGATCGATAAAACAAACGAGGCTATAAGATAAGAGCATCAAGAAGATCCTGCTCGCTTAGAATTATACCTCCATTGATAGCCATAGACATGGCTAGGTAAAGACATAGACATCTAAGATCATATCTCAGCATCTTGCTCCTGAGAGATACGATAAACTTGTTAAGGTCAGGATTGTCCCCGGCCAAAGACATATAGCCGCTAAAAAGGAACGTATTGTATATAGGATCGGATGTAGATGATTTTATGTCGCTATAAGGTATATCGCAAATATCCACCCACAATCTTATAGATTTGATGATAATCTCCTTTACAATAGACTTATTCAACAGACATCCGAATCTAACCAAAGCCGCTACATTCCCTTTGGTGTCAACAGAGATAGACCTCAAAGAGATATTGCCTCACCTGGTATTTACTAGATAAGGGGTTTTCTTCAAGGCAGTTTCTAGTTGAGTAAAAATCTGGTCAAAGAGGTTGTTTGGTCAAAGACAAAATTATATATTCGCGATACGGTTGGTTGGTTGGATGAGTGGTTTAGTCGGTGGTCTGCAAAACCATATACCTCGGTTCGAATCCGAGACTGACCTCATATTTGCAATTCTTTTCTGGGGTGATAACCAATAGGTGTATGGGGTTTCTTGTACACCTATTATTTTATCAATCCGAATCTTTTCAACAACACGAATAATACAACCAATATACCTAAGATCGACATAAAGATGATAGCCATCGGCCACCTTGATTCCTCCTTATCGTCTATATCCTTATGCTTGATGTCTGTCTTCTTATCAATATCCTCAATACCAGTGATCGTCTTATCAACGCCAAGGGAATCGGTCGTCACCGTGCTATCCCGCCGGCCGATGACGATATGGGCGTCAGTCACGGACGATACCGGTCGCTCTCCCGTGGCGGGATCAATATCCTTATCCGTATCGAATTTCCTCTCAGTTATAACGATATCGGCATTAAGATCAGAGGTCTTTATCTCCACCATCTTGCGGTCTATAACTTCGTTTATCATCGTCTCTATCCTGCTTATCAGCCGGCTATCAATAGACGCCTCGCTAACCTGCCTCCTGCTTCCACAAGAGGACAGGAATAGCGACAGACCTAAACAAACAATCGCCCTAAGACTTATCCTTAACCTCATCATCCGCAATTTTCTTTATATCGTCAAACGTCTCATCAGGTATGTTTTTAGAGAAGCCAAACATCTTGAATACGTTTATCCTATTGAATACAGCCTTGAACACCTTAACCAGATAAGCGTCAGCAAAAGCATCCCCTATCGTATTCAGGAAAAGCATAACATATCCAACAAGAGCTATATACACCCCATATTTGGTTACGGTAAGTATCATGCTAGCCTCCTCCTCGATCGGGTATAACGTCTTATATATAACACATAATGTCATTACTATAAAACAGGACAAAGCGAACTCCTTAAGAATATCAGCAAACCTGACCTCCCTAAACCATCTCTTAAAACTAAACCTTCTTCTACGACTCCGTCGGAGCTTCCAGCCCCTTATGCTTTGCGCTAACCTAGCTAAAAAATTAGCTATTAATACTATAAGTAATACAATTAATAAATGATGCACTGGCTGAAAGTAAGCCCAACAAGAGGCACCATACGCAAGCGCAATATTCCACAAAGCCCCTACTCGCTCTATCATGTCTTTGTCTTTCATTTTATACCCTACTCGCAAAGTTAACTACTATACCATTAAGTACCTAAAACACCACAGCATGTATACCGTTCCTAGTATCAAGGCTATCAAAATGCAACCAACCCACCTTCCCTTCAAGCCGGAAAGGATATGGTAACATATCTTGATGATCCAAGATCAAGCCTCTAGCCTGTTCCGCCGTCATCGACTTGATATCAAAATCCCCAGCCTTACCCAACACATGAGCGGATAGATAAACATCTTTCTTATCCTTAACTATCTGGCAGATGTTGCATCTAAGACCACGTTGGGAAAACTGCCCCTGCTTGTCCCAATTATTACAATACATAGGCTGTTTGATTATATCCCTCCGTAATATAAGAAGATTATGGAGAAACGCTGTATCAAGAAACTGCCACGATCTGTCCTTCCACTTATTATATGTATGAGGACATACCAATTCCACTATATCAAAATACGAACCTAGTTCTTTTATAATATCATTTCTATTCATGTTATCCATTTTTAAAATAATGTAAAATAATAATACCACGATAACCTGATCCTCCTCGACCGCCCGCAGCCCCACTATTAGAAGCTTTAGAGGCTCCTCCACCACCACCACCATAATAAGTGGCATTACCTCCATTTTCGCCATTAATAATAACACCCTCAGTATCCTCAGCTCCAGCCCCATCACCTCCTCCGTGATTGCCACCTTTACCTCCGGATAAAAAGCCTTTATCCCATCCTCTTGTATAAGCTCCCGATCCACCACCAGCGCCCATAGGATAAGGATAACGATCAGGATACTTATTATTAAAAACATATGATCCATCTCGCCCTATATTTCCCGGGGAAGGATCTTGACCATCCCCTTTAACTCCATATCCGCCTCTTCCACCTTTACCGGCAATAGCCTGATATATACCGAATATACTATCACTACCTATATCTCCTACAACCACCCTATATGTAACACCTGGATTTACGGATATAGTCCCAGTCAGTACACCACCTCCGTTACCGCCACTCCCGGCATTATATACATCGGAATATTCTCCATTAAGACCTCCGGCGACCAATGCGAACTCAACCTCATAGACCCCATCAGGAACCGCCCAATATCCATTATCCTGAGGAGATAATTCCTCGAATACCTCTATTATCTTCCTTTTGGGTAACATTCTTCTTCTCATCATAAGGCAAATAGGATTTTACCCCCCCCCAATTTAGTTTTAAAATATTGATATTCATAATATTATTCTGGTTTAATCGTCCATCTCTGGGCGTAGTTATTTTTTAATACATATATCTTCTCCATAGGTGTAGCGGGAGACCCGTTGGACGAGCCTTTCACGAATCCCTCTGGGGCCTGCTCCGTGCCGGAAGGACGCTGGTTTTCGGTTGGATAAATAGCATTATACATGCTTACCGAAAGACTATAGAACTGGTTCCTCTTCCCATCCTTAGCCACGGATGTCATAGTAATCTGATCCCATCCTACAACAAGGTCGTAGAAAGAGTTCACGAAATCATCTGATCTTTTTTGGTTATGAGTGGATGCATTCACGTTAAACCATGTAATAGCCCTCATCTCATAAATATAATCCGGAAGCTTATCCATTCTAAGACTATTACAACTAAAGACACTAAAACCAGTAAGATATTCCAGTCCCCTTCCAAACATATTATCATCATTCCATCCTGTCCTTCTCCCAGAAGCCATCCAGTCTTCAAGAAAACCAAAAGTGGTGATTATAGGATTTATTTTATCAACCTCAAATGATGGAATAGTATTAAGGTCAAAATAATTCCACATATCACTGGGGCCAGGAGTTATATTTAACGTCTTAAGTTTAGGAAGGTCATTAAACTCCTTTATATATCTATCCAAATAACATGAACTTAAATTAAGATCCTCAATTTTTTTCATGTTCTTTATATTTCTTATCCCACTAGCCTCTATATCCCTAAGATCAAGCATATTAAACATATTTAAATAATATACCTCTGTCTTGCTGGTTATAGCCTCAGGAATTACGGTCATTCTTTGCCCAATATTTTGAAGATCGATATAAATTAACTTTTTGGATCTTGACAGCTTGTCTACAGGTATACCGTCATTAACATACATCGTATGGGATACGACCAAAAACTCAAGTCCTGGTATATCCACAATCGGGAAAGCCGTCATCTTACAAATTTGGATATTGGCATAATAAATATCACAAGTAAAATCTATCGACACAGCCCGTTGCACGTCCCTCCTCCCATCAGCGTAAGCATGATTATCTATAGGTACGTATTGCGATCCATCCTCCTTCCTGAACCACCACGTAGTATTGGGATTTTTCCTATGTTGTATTGCCAAAGAACGGAATATAATACGATAATTATCCACCCCTTGAACCTTGGTCATAGGAAACTGCTCCTTTATTCCATCCCCCCAATCCACATTAGCCATACCGGGCTTTCTGGATCTAAACTCGACAAACGTATTAAAAGGATTACCAGCGACAGGATCAGGTACATAATTATAATCATCGGTATAATAATTTCTAAGTGCCCTATCCCATGTGGTGAACCACACGAACTTGTTGGATGATGCCTCATATTTATATAATGCCTTAGCCATTACCTATCTTGTTAAAATATTCTACAATAACATTCCTGTCCAATCCCATAGAATCACACAAATACTCCCCTTCTGGTTGACCCCCAAACGATAATACCTTATCCGTATCATGAGCTAAAACATCTCCATTGCCTACAAAGGTACGCCCATCGTCAAATACAATAAGCTTATATGGCTTATACGACCTCGTGTCAATATCAGAAGATCGTATTGACCTTAACACCGAAGCCTCTGGTGCCATACTAAACCTCCATCCATAATTATTCATAAGCACATAAATCATCTCCATTGGGGTTGACGGGGAGCCGTTGGACTGCCCCTTGACAAAACCTGAAGGAGCCTGCAATACACCGCTAGGCCTTTTATCCGATGGATCTTGCGCTAAGTAGATACTTAGGTAAAGCCCATAAAACTGGTTCCGCTTTCCATCAGACGCCGTCGATGTCATGGTGAGGTTACTGAACGCCATCACCTTGTCGTACAGACTGGATATGAAGGTATCCGATCTTTCCTGTGTCTTTAGCGAGAGATACATATAAAACTCTTTCATTGATCTCATCTCGTACATATAATCAGGCAGATTGGTGACATCTATGGTTTTACTACGGAACGCATCAAGTCTCACTATATTCTCAAGACCCTTACCGCTCATATACGGATGCCAGCTCGCCGACGAGCCATACCACATGTTTATATGGCTGAAAATCTTCAAGCTTGGGTTTATCCTATCCACCTCATCCATGGCCGGGCATAAGTCAGGGTCGAACGACGACGTGGCGCTACCAGGGCTTAGATACAACTCTTTCAAGTTATTGAACGACAACCATTCCCTTGGATATAACCTCACCTTCCCGCCAGACAATGACAGTACCTCCAGATCGGGCCACATGGAAGGGAATTTCCTTATATTGGAAGCTTCGGTATCACTAAAGTCAATAGACTGGGTCAAATTCAGAACTTTCAATTTAGTTAGTCTATTCCAATCCTCCGGGATGGACGTCAACGTACCCACACCAAACTCACTTAATACTATACGCTCTATATTTACCGATCTCTTTATCCTATCCTTTGGGATATCTGTTATGTTACGATTACCAGGGATACTTATAATCAGATGGACAAGGCCAGGCATATCAAGTATAGGGAATCCTGTCATCATTATCCTTGCTGTTTGTACAAATGTAATATCATTCGTAAAAGTCATGGCCACGACCCGCTCTTTATCCAGCCCATCAGCATAAGCATGATTAGGCACGGGGATATACTCACTCCCGTCATCCTTATAAAACCACCATGGATGACTATCTGGATTCTTCCTGTAGCTTATATCCCTCCTCCTGAATATTAACCTGTATTGCCCATATATAGATCCACTCCTAGCCTTTACAAAAGGGAATTGCTCTTTACTCCCATCTCCCCAATCAACCTCGCACATGCCGGGAGCATTAGAATAAAATTCTATATGCTCATTATAATTACTACCATTCAATATAGGATCAGGCACATCATCAGTAGTATCATTCCTGTTAACGCCCCTAAAAGCGTATTTACCCTTAGTAAAAAATGTTATAGAGCCTTTATTCGTATCCTTACATATTAATTTCATACCTCTCCCTCCTCTATTCTCCTGAAATACTCGACAACCGGTGAACCGTCCAATCCCAGATCGTTACAGATATCTATAGCCTCGTATTTGTCGGCGAAATTATACTTACTCATATTATCATCCAATACATCTCCGCTTAACACGGATACATGGCCGTCCTTTACGCCAAGGACGAACGGGGTAATCCTAGCCTTCCCAGCCCGCCTTGCCCTCGTAAGGGCGGCCTTAGAAGCCGGGGCAGGGGCCAAGACCCATGTCTGCCCGTAGTTATTGGTAAGCACATACACCTTCTCCATAGGCGTCGTAGGATTACCGTTGCTAACACCCTTAACAAACCCCTCAGGGGCTTGATAAACGCCAGACGGTCTCTTATTAGTAGGAGTTGCGGCAGTATATAAATCTAAGGTAAGTTTATAAAACTGATTCCTGTTACCGTCAGAAGCCGTCTGTGACATCGTTATATAACTCCACGACATTATCTTATCATAAAACGTGTTAACGAACGTATCAGCCCTCTCCTGCGTATTTATAAATTTACCACCATCACACAAAGTCCATATCCTAAATTCCCTTACCTCATATAACCAGTCTGGGAGATCGTCTACCGGTACCGTGCCTGAACTACAATACGTGCCCTGAATCTTATTCAACTTACCTCCTACCAGATCTTGTTTCCATGAGCTACCATCAGCCATAAAAGCAACGCCTGTCTTATCATCTCCAACCTTATCCACCTCATCAAATACAGGTATGTTATTCCTATTGCTAATGATACTTATACCCGCAGCCGGAATAGAATTAAACGCCGGGTCATACGAAGGTATATTACACCAATTGAAATTAAACTCTGTAAGATTCC